ACCCTAAAGAATCTTTCAACTGCGTTGCACTAAAACTTCCAGCAACATACATGTTGACCATTCTATTTTCTCGCTGTGTAAGAGCACGCGGTCTGATCATTACCTGGCTAACCTCCTAGGTCTTCAGCTGCGGCTGCTGCGCCGTCTTTGATACAGTCTTCAAGAGAGGGCACCACAGGCACGGCAAACCCCATAGTTGATAACATACGTTGAACACTGAGCTGGTACTTCCCATACACCCAGCTGTAGTCTTTTGTCGGTGAGTCGAGCAACGGATACAGCGTAGCCTTTGCATCGGCTATGCTGCCTGGCTCATATAGATGAGCGCCTTTGTGGTGCAAGGCATCCGGGAAAGTGAGATAAGCTGGATACAGTGGTGCGGCATCGAAGGTAGCAGCTTCGAGCAACGTGTAGCTGACGAAGTCTTGCTTGGCACAGTTGAACTGTACCTTAGCGCATGCGAGCTCGAAGTAGTACGACGCCTTAGTCAGACCTGTCAGGAGCTGAACGTTCTCGGGGTACATATCGCGCACTGCATGGGCGCGCGCAACCAGTGCTGGATCATTGCTCTTCAACTCTGAGGCGCCTGTGCAGATAGTGAAGTGCACATCTTTTCTTTCCTTCAAGACTGACTTAGCTAGAGTCAAAAAGAACAACGGGTTCTTTTCTGTGTCCCACCTCGACGAGAACACAACGTTCTTTTGAGCGTCTTTGATCTTCAAGTGCTTCTCTCTGTCGTCTACGTAACCGGGATAGTACTCCCGGAGAGTGTCAGCAGAGAACACAGTACCAGTTGGAAACACATTGTCGGCGACTGCGCCTTCATGCAACATGTCTTTGAGTTCTCCGGCAGCGACAAAGATACCTGAGAGGTAGCTCGCCCACCCACGCTCCATGCTGCGCATCCACCAACGCATCGGATAGGTAAAGTCGTTGGGATCAACCGACTGGGCGTGGCAGAACGCGTAGATATTGAGACGCCTGTTCAGACACACATGAGCTGTGTATGGTATCATCTCGAAGCCAGGGTGCCAAAAATCCTCGATGTAGATCACATCAGTTTGTGGATCAATTTCTTTCTTGGCAATCATCTCGACAAGCCTCTCTGTCTGGTCGAACGCCCACAGGCATCGCAAATGTGGATCGAGCACCTGGCCTTGAGACACCCTGTAAATGAGATCATTGGGACGAAGAGCAAGAACTTCAACACCCAGCTCGCGGCATTGCGTCTCGAATATGCCTCTAGGGCCTGAGAGGTATTCTGTGTAGCGCTCTCGATAGCGCTCAAGTGGAAGGTAGATGAGGCGTTTCTTCATGGTCATTTCTTGCTGCTCCTTTTCTTCTTACGTGCTCGGCGCAGTTTGCGCTCTTCCTTGTACTGGTCTATCCAGTCTGAGATGCGTGGCTTAGCTGTCATCACTGCGCGCTCAAACCGTTGATCATGATCTAGCTTTTTGGCTCGTCGCGATTGAAGTTCAGCCCTGATCTGTAATGCTTCTATTCGCTGAGGCTTAGTCAACTCAGGCAAATAATCATCTATTAACTCTTTCGGTGGATCAGCGCCGATGACCTTCAAGCGCAACCAACCTAATCCCGTACCAACGCTCTCGCCTAAAGGATTTCTATCTAACCAAGATTGTAAAACTTTCTTCTCGGTAGCTGTCTGTCCTTTCAGCAAGAGCTTGTACGGAGCATGCTCGTCACCTGTGGCTTTGAGCTTAGCTATCATATTACTCTTCGTCTGAGTCTGCTCTCTCCCTCACGTCTTTGTGCTTCGGAGAAGCTGTGGACTTCGCCCTCTCCCTGACATACACATTGGCGGCTTGAGGACCTTTATCCCCTTGCACAATGTCAAACTCGACAACATCGCCTTCGTTCAAACTCTTATATCCTTCTGCTTGGACAGCAGAGTAATGAACAAATACATCGGCTTCATCTGCACGACCAATAAAGCCATAACCTTTCTGATTGTCGAACCACTTTATTGTTCCACGTTCCACGTCGGTATATCTCCTAATTCCAAAATTTGAATTTTCTGAAGTGCTTTACAACGCCTCAATATTACCCAGGATATTGTACGGATCTCAATCGTCATACTCGACTGAGCTGATCCCTTGCTTCTTAGTGATTGTAATGCGATTTTCTCCTGCTAGTTCGCCAAGGATTATAGGGTTATGAGTGACTACAAAGATTGTGTCGAATTGTGAGGCAAGCTTGCGCAAGCCAAGAGCAAAGCATTTGGCGTTTTCTGAATCGAGTCCTCCTCCTGGCTCATCTAGCACTAGAATATTACAAAGAGGCGTTACACCGCGCAGAGCGAAACTGGTAATCACTCCAGCAAGTGCGCGCTCACCGACTGATTGTCCATTAGTCTGATCGCTGCCATGCATGTTGACAATCTGCGGGATGAACTCTCCATCCACAACATTGAAGCGTACCTGGATTTCGTTTTCTGAGAATATCTCTGAGTAGTGCATAGCTGCCTTGTTCAGTACAGGACACAGCTGCGTATTAAGGAACAATGGGATACCGTCACGCGACAATGCACCTAGGCAATACTCATAGAATGCACGTTCAAGCTGAAGAGGCTTGGCAAGCTTCTTGAGAATATGCAGTCTAGCCTTCTCACGCTTGATCTTTTTCTTGAGCTTGCGCGAGCTACTGTTGTCAGTGGTAAGTGTCTTTTGTAACTCCTCACCACGGTCATAGATTTCGTCGATCTTAGTACTGAGAGGAAACAGAGAACGCTCCGAGGCTGCTATATCCATTGCAAGCTTATCATGCTCGCCTTCCCACAATGCTGCCTGATCTAAGAGAACACGACGCATCTTATCTAGAACAGCGAACTTCTTTTCTTTGAGGCGCACGATTTTGGCAAGCGACTCAATACCATCAGCCAACGTATCTCTATTGATAGGCTGGTGGCATGCGTCGCATGTGGTACGCTTCCCTGCTAAGAAAGCTTCAGCAGCTTTTGTCCTCAACGCCAAGCGAGAAGTAAGAACAGTGATCCTATCTCTGAGCTTAATCCACTGCTGGTCAATAGAGACAATTGTCTTGTTAAACGCTTCTACTTCCTCAGTAAGGCGCTTACGTTTCTTTTCGCAGCGCTTCTCGAACAGCTTATGTTCGGCTTCCGCTTTGGCATATACTGTCTGCAAACCTTTCAACTTGATCTTGTTTGTATCGTACAAAAACTGGGCATCTGCTTTAATGTCTACAAGCAGCTCGCGGAACTCTGCAAGATTGGCTTCAGCAGTATCGTACTGCTCAGCAGTTTCTTTGATCTCACTAGCTAGTTTGCTATACTCCTTGTTGACCAACTTACGAGCAACATCGAAGCGCTCTAGATTCTGAATCTTGGCTAGCACATCAGCTCTGGCTTTGGTGGTACCTGCTAGGAATGCATTCACAACAGCAGAATCAATATATACTGCATTGGCTAGTGTATCCCAGGTGAATCCTGACAGCTGCTCGATCAACATCTGTGTACCGTTCTTCTGAGTGGACTTCATACCAGAAGATTGGTCTTCACCATCTACAAGCATCTGCAGCTTCCCTGGACGCCTTCCTCTAGTGATCTTGATCTTATGACCTTTTCGATCTCTGAAAGCTAACGTTACTTCTGCTGCGTCCTTGGTCTTCTCCCTAGCCCACTTATCTAGCTTCTGACCTTTGAACGTCTTTCCAAACAAAGCAATGGGAATAGGCTGAAGGAAATTCGTCTTACCTGCGCCATTCGACCTACGCGGCCAATTCAAATGTTGCCCTTGTACTACCACCAGCCCTTGTTTTCTAAAGTCTACCTTCAACTCCTTGAACGAGAGCATGTTCCTAGCGCGAGCCCATAAGAATGTAAGACCATCTGTTGCCCGCACTGAGCCGCCTACACGTGCTAGCTTGAAAGACAGATAACTGATTATCTTTTCTGTCTGCTTGCGCAACTCAACAGGTACTGTCTCCTCAACATAGGCACGCACCTTAACATGATCTGGATCTGTGGTGCTGAGAGTGATGTTGTGTTCCTTGGACGCATCTTCAAACTCGGCTACAGTAAATACGAGGGCACCTTTATGATTGGCTTCTGCCTTCTTGCGAGCCTTCTCTACAACCTTAACGTAATTGTCAGTGGAAGCTACAGGCACATGAATTCTAAGGCGTACGCCTTTCCAAGAATGTGGAGGCTCATAGCCTTTGACTGTCTTGTCGTACCAACCTGGTATCTTAGTATGCTCGATGGTCAACTCGCGAGTGTCAGAATCGAACAACACATACTGCTTTACCTGATTGGCTTCTCCCCAGTCTGTGGCAAATGGATTGCCTATGAACATGGCATTGTCTGCACCAGCTAACGCCTGCGGCAGGTGTATGTGGCCTCCTAGACAAAAGTCATATCGTTGGGGGAACAAGTCAGCAACTGTGAGCTTGGCTTCTGACTTGACTGGAGTAACATAGCTGTACTTGGAGTCTTTGACATCACAGTGAAAGAACAACAGCTTGGGGCTGTCGATGTGCTTCACTTGTCTGGCGAGTGTACGTGCACTTCTCTTCAGATCTTCTACACTGGACATGTACGGTAAGAAGCAAAGATGCATCTTACCGATGTTGACTACTGTTGGAGAAGCATAAGTCTTCGCGCCTGCTGCTGCAAAGATGGGCAACCAGTTCTGAGCGTCTGCGTATTGCCCATTCCTATCATGATTCCCTAATAGGAAATCGATGACGAGGCCACGAGAGATTGCATCGCGAATAAACTGCACCCAAAAGCGAGTGACTCTAGTATCAACAGGATTGTACTGTTGCTTAGCATCTCCTGCGATGACAAGATGGGAGACATTATTACTTGCAGCAAGCGAGAACACCTCAGCTTTTGCTGCGTAGCAGTTGTCGAGATTTGAGAAGTCACACTGCCAATCTGCAGTAGCTAGGATTTTCATATTAGTGCTTGTACTTACTGAACAACGAACTCAATCTGTACAAGACTGCAATCGTTGCTGAAAGCTGATGACTGTCTTCCATAGACGGCAATGTCGTTAAATCGGTAATAGCATTGGCAACAGCTTTACCACGGTCATTGAACTCACCTTCATCAAGAAGGATAGCTTTAAGATAGCCTGCAACAGACAACCTGATACCACGTGCGTCTTCTGGTGCAGTCTCTGCTAACTGGAGCCTAATTGCGTTCCAATCACCTTTGACTAGATTGCGACATATCTTATATGTATCTGCTTCAGAAGAAACATCAACCTGTACAGCATCTTCAGGATCGGCACCAGCTAAGTACTTTTCTACGGCATTCAAAATGAGCCGTGGGCTAGTAATGCTCTTCTCTGCTAGTGCATCAGCAAGCTGCATAGCAGATAGATCGCTGCCGACGTGTTCGAGTGCGTAAGCTACAAGGACTTTGATATCTGGTATCTGAAGTCCTTGCAACTGGTAGGTTGTGCATCGCGACTGCAGAGGCCCTAAGATTTTCTGTGGCTCTGTAGTTGTCATAATGATGACTGTGGTAGATGGCAGGTCCTCAGTGTACTCGAGAAACAGATCTTGTGCTGCACCTGTTACACGCTGTATCTCATTCAGTATGAGCACGCGCTTCTGACTACCTGGCTGTGGATGAAGATACAGACTCTCACACAGATTCTCGAAGTCTTCTTTCTTGTTGTACTTGGCAGCGTTGATCTCGTCAATGTTGAATGATGAACGGTCTTTCCTACACGCTTTGCAAGGCAAGCCAAACTTTTTCTGATGTGTGCACTGATAGGAAATCGCCATAATCCTAGCGAGTGTAGTTTTGCCTGATCCTTTTTGACCGATGAACAACCAGACATTGGGATTGCGGTTGGCAACATGCTTTCGTATTCTTGCAATGAGCTTGTCTTGGCCGATGACAGTCGCAAAGGTCTTCGGACGCAATGACAAGCTCAATACTTGGGTGCTCATAACCTACCTGTCTGTCTGTGATGCGACTTGGAACTCTGTGTGCAACTCGCCAGCAATGAGAGTTATCCTCTCAAGCTGTTTGCGGAACTCAATAGCTTGCTCGCGGGGATCTCCACCAAGTCCGCGACGGAGACGCCACCATTCGTGCATGAGCTTACGAGCATCAGACATGTCAATTTCATTCCGCATAACTTGTCCAAGTACTTGCACAGCAAACTCATGGGCATTCTGTCTCTTCTCTTTCTCAACTTTTCTCTCTGGTGCTTTCTCATCTGCCATGGCGTTTTAATCGCCTCCTTTGATTAGTCTCTCTGCCTTTGCTCTGGACATGAATGTCCAGGTCTTTCCAAACCTATACCGAAATCCGCATTCAGCACCCTCACGAGAGCCACCACCAGCTTTGTTCTTGATATTGCGGATGATACCGATAATGCCGATGACCTTGCCCATCTGCTTGATCTGACCTTTTTTGATACGACGTACCTTGACACGCACTGAGCATGCATGGTCTTTCTGATTGCCTCCTGGCGAATACTCTGGATCGCCAAACCGTTGTGCGGGGTTGTGCCTAATCTGATTAATGAAGATAATCAACGCATTGTAATTCAATGCGAGGCCTACCCATCTAGGTAAGTGTGTTGCAAAGAAGATAGCGCCATCGGTGCTAGTACGCATATTCTGTCCCGTCGCGCCTGCCTGATTCTGCAAACGCGTCTTGAGCATACCAATGGAGTCTACTACCACAATCATGCGGCCAGTAGGATTACGCGTATGCTGAATCTCCATCCAGGCTTCTGCCTCATCAAACATTTCCTCGGCGCCTTGAAGACGAATGTGCTTGTCATTTTTATGGAATTTTCCAAGCTTGGGCTGGATAACAAACAACCCATCTGTGTTCACCCCTTGGAGCTTAGACCACGCATCATCGTGACTGCCTTCAAGATCTATCTTACAAGCAGAGGCACCATCCTCTTGAGCAAGACCTGTAAGCATTTCTGCTATCAAAGTCTTACCTCCATGATTAGGTCCTGAAATTTCTACGATCTTTCCATAGGCGATACCTTTACTCTCAGAACCGAATGTCCTATTTGCTCTAGGCGAGCCTGTATCTAACCAATACGTGGCTTTGTGTTCGAACGTTTGGTACTTGAGTTTCTTCTTGATCAAGGATGATAACGTCTCACGGGACAACATACGTTTAGCAACCATAACAACACCTCGACGAAAGGATATAGGGTGGCTCACTAAAGCCACCCTACGGGACTACAAGAAGCGAGGACTACTTCTTTTTCTTTTTCTTTTTGGGCTCGTCATCGTCATCCTCTTCCTCTTCTTCGTCGTCTTCGTCTTTCTTCTTTTTCTTTTTCTTGGGCTTTTCGTCCTCGTCGTCGTCCTCGTCGTCGTCTTCTTCGTCGTCGTCATCGTCGTCAGAGGATTTCTTACCTTTCTTTTTCTTAGGAGGATCGTCATCGTCATCGTCATCCTCTTCTTCGTCTTCCTCTTCTTCGTCGTCCTCGTCGTCGTCACTCACTTTCTTGCCCTTCTTTTTCTTTTTGGGCTCGTCATCGTCATCCTCTTCGTCGTCTTCTTCCTCTTCTTCTTCTTCGTCGTCTTCGTCGTCGTCAGAGGATTTCTTGCCTTTCTTCTTCTTTGGTTCGTCGTCGTCCTCTTCTTCTTCGTCATCGTCGTCAGAGGACTTCTTCTTTTTCTTTTTGGGCTTTTCTTCGTCCTCGTCGTCGTCTTCGTCTACCTCTTCGTCGTCGTCCTCGTCGTCGTCTTTCTTCTTTTTCTTTTTCTTGGGCTTTTCGTCCTCGTCGTCGTCCTCGTCGTCGTCTTCTTCGTCGTCGTCGCGGCCGCGCTTTTTCTTCTTGGGTTTCTCGTCCTCATCGTCATCATCGTCTTCAACGTCTTTCTCTTTCTCGAGTTCCTCAACATCCTTACCAAGCCAGGCAGCCTGTTGAGCTGCCTCCGAATAAGGGTTCAAGATCTCACTGAAGGCGACGAGCTTGGCCATAATGGCCTTTGGTACCTTGGTTGGCTCATCATCTGGTTCTGGTGCGCCATACTTCGTGTCGTTGCGACCGGTGCCAGTGCGCGAGATGGTGATATTGTACCCAGCTTTGGCATCGGCGTAGTCCCTCTTCTTGCTACTGAGCAATTGCATGATGCGGTAGCTAAGAGACTTCTCCTTGCCTGTAGGCACAAACCACGGCTTCGGGCCTGTCCATTCGCCATCTTCGTCGATAATGGCAACCTGGATAGCAAACTGCTCCCTGGGTTTGAGCGCGCCGGCTGCTTTGTCTTTGCCTTTCTTTTGGAGCTTGGGAATGAGCACGTCGCAGATCCAGCACTTGCCTTTACCAGTCATCTTCTTGCCGCAAGTGACGAACCGTTTGTTCGAACCAACTTCAACGTGCTGCAGGAACTCATGATAGACGGAGCCGGTGCTCTCTGACTCGGGTGTCGGCAGAATCCTAAATAGGTTGTCGCCTTCTGCCAGCTTGAAGTAGTTCTTCTGTTTCTTTTCTTTCATCCGTTTCTTCAGACGCTCTTTGAGGTCTTTTGCCATCGTACGTGGTAGTTTCTCCTTTGTTCAATTGACTTGCGAGTTTGGTAGTAACTTGGGATGCTTTCCAAGTGCTATCAACTGCTGTTCTAACATAGCAGCAGTATTGATTTCATGGCGAACACGTACTAACTCATTATCACGTTCAACAAATGCTAATCTTGCCTCCTCTATCTGTTTGTACTGACACACAGAACAGATTGACCGTTGTTTAAACCAATCTGCTACCACAGTCCTAATAGCAGATACAACCAGCAAAGAAAAGACAAGAAAGCCTAACAACTTAAGAGCACCAACAACCGCTAGCTCTAGAATAGGAGTCATTCTTCATCCTCCCTATACCGCCGCCGCTTGAACTTATTGCGGACGCGATCTCCCATTTTCTTCATGTCAGCGCGCACCATATCTTCCTTGGCGCCTCGTAACTCACTCACGCCTTCGGAATAGTTACCATCAACGATAATGCGCAATGCGTCTTTCCTGTAGCGATATGAGTCGAGCAAAATCTTTGCAAGCTCTTCTTCCTCATAACCGCGATCAAGGCGACGCCGTTTTAACCTAACGGCCTCGTCTAGCACGATCCTTTCTTTAATCTGAGACTCGGTATACTTCTTCTTGCCTTGCGCATCACGTACCTTGCGCAAGCTAAGCCCTGCTTCTGCTTGAGCAATCTCTAGTCTGTGAAGCGCTGTCATGCGTTCACGCATCTTCTTCACACGGAAGCGACCAGCAGACAAGTAGAGCGAAGGATTCTCACTGGCTGCCCTCGCTACATCCTCATCTGCAAAATCTAACTTGCGCAACAGCTGCTTCAGCTGCACAGGAGCGTTCAGAAAATCTCTCAACACATTGTCCATAAACTCTTCCTATCTCATTGTACGGATACAGGGACTACTTTACTAAGCTCGTTTCTGAGGTTCATCTCAGCTGCATGGCAATGCAGCCCCCATTCAGTTAAGAACTCAGGTATCGTTGTGTCTTTGTTGAACGGAACAGTAGTCCCTAAACGATATCCAGCTTTCGGTTCTACCTCTAAGGGGACTTCCCAAGGAATCTTGAACTCCTTCTTCACTACCTTGAGCACATGCTTAGTCATAAGCGTATCACCTAAGGTAGCTGCAGTAAACATATCCTTCAGCTTGACTGAGAAGACCATCGCATCATGGATTTCCATAACGAGATCCTTAAGCAGCTTGTATCTCTTCGGAAAGCGCTTCATCAAGGCCATCACAATGATCATCAACTGATGGGCTGTCCCTTGAATAGGAGTATTCCCGGTTATGAACGGCTGCCCATGGCGCCGAGCAACAAAGAATGTGTTTGGCACGACAGGGCACCACACACCTTTATTTGGGACAATACTCTTCTGAGCTTTTGTGACTTGTGCATACTTCCTACTGAGCACGTTGGCAACCCACACACCAGTCATCTTAGGTATATTCTTCATTTTGAGAGACTGAGGCTTATACATACTCATGTCACGATACGTCACATTGCATGCTTTACCACAAAGCATACAGAGCATCTGAAATGCATCTATCTGCTTCTTGGTCTTTGCACAAAAACTGACCTTGTCTTTTTCTTTCTTTAAGAATCCATCTAAATCCTGCCCACAACCGTCACCTAGTAGCATCGTATCCAATAACACCTCAAGCTGGTGACGCGGCAGCTCTGCAAGAAACTTCGGTGTAAGTAGGCGGTCAGGAAAATAAGCACGCATCCAATTCCCCCACCGAGCACTAAAATGCCAAAAAACCTCCTCGTCTTTTCTATTTTCTGGCTCTTTGGTGCTATAAGAGAGTCCACAAGACGTCTCGAGCCTACGAAAGAGTGAATCAATTTTACGCACTTTATCTGGATTGCCTGCTTGGCTTTGACAGATAGTGACACCTGAACTACCATAGCCTTTACCACGATTTATATGACCATCTGTCAAGAACCAGCCGACTAACCTAACAATGTCATCAGGATATGGAGACACACTAGGACCTTCATAAAAACCAGTCCTGTGTATTTTGTCATCTCCCCAGCCTGAAATGTCTTTCGTTTCTATACAACGAGATGTGCCATGCCGTGTAACCAACCATCTATGATCTAAAGTAGATGCTGCATTAAAAGAACGGGACTTGAACTGAACAAGTGGCTGTGTGTACTCTGGATACACTTTAACATCGGTAGCAGACTGCCATTCAAGCTTACCTGTAGTTTGATTCTTCGTAAGCAACACATCACCTGGCTTTAGCTCGTACCCTTTCACCCAACCACGTTGTGTGAGACCTTCAGTGGCAAAGTCAAGGCAATTGATCGCTACATTACCCCAATATGCTGTACCGAGATCGCTCTCATCACCTTCCTCAATGTCGTCGCGATCACGTGTATCTAGCGGACGCCTGTAACCTAGTAGCGTCTCAACATAGCCATGTTCGGCTGCGAACTCCTGCTGATGAACTTGGTACTCCTTGACCTTGTAGTAGTACTCGAAGTAGGCGCGCTGCAACTTAGCGATTTCTTTCCTAGCTCTCTTCTCGCCACCATACCGTTTATCAATTGTCGGGTCTTTCGCCTTGATGAAATCGTACAAACCATTCTCACGCAGACCAAATACCATACCGAAGTGAACGTTCTTGGTCAACGTCCTGGTTTTCTTATCATGCTTAATCTTCTCGATGGCCCAACCTGTAATGCGATGCCCTACTCGCGAATGGATGTCTCCCTTCTTAATATCCGCAATAAGCCGTTGATCGCCTGACGCTTGGGCGAGTACCCTGATCTCAACTTGCGCCTGATCAAAGGCCAGGAAAATACGAGTGTTAAGAAACGCCTTCCACCAGTCTGCATAGCCGGCACGCAACTTGACTGCGATGAGTGGCTTGCCTTTTTCATCTTTAGCTACTGTACCGTCCTTGGCATAGGTAACTTTGACCTTGTGGGCTTTGCGCCAAGCCTTATAAACCTTGCGCCAATTCTTACTGGAGATGATAAGATTCTGCAGCTGCTGGTCACCGTGGACGTTCTGCAGATTAACGATACCATCTTCCGCACCACCCTTTTGTCCTCCGCCACCCGAGCTCATGCGCCCTGTGCGTGTGCCAGTCAACCACCATTTGGTTTGCAGATGTCCTTTGTGTAACTCCGCAGAGATCCTAAAGCCTTTCAGATAGGTAGAACAGATCTTACTCACGCGGCGGAAGTCAAGAATGAGTTGAGGGAACTCGTGCTTCTGTGCGAGGATCTGTAACGTTTCTTTCCTGGTATTTGGTTTGAGCTCACCTGTTGCTGGATCTTCTTCGGCGTTAACGATGGGAAGCTTGAGCTTCTTGTACAGGAACTTCAACAGCTGTGGATTGGAATTTGGATTGAACTCAGGATCGCCAACGATCTGGCGAATCTTTCTGAGCAAGTCCTCGCGGCGAGGCGGGAAGATTGTATCGAGTGCAGCTAGATGCTCGAAGTCTAACCGCGGGCCGTGCTTCTCCATGTAGTCAACTGTGTACGCTGCATCTTTGTACACGCGCATCAGCGGCATGACTACATGTTTCTTGGTATCCATCTCGATGCGTTTAGTGACATCGCAGTCGGCACCATTGTACATCACCATCTTTTTCCAAGGCATGCGACAGAGGTTCATCTTACCTTGTTTCATCCCAAGCTTGACTACCTGCTCAGGCGATGGATTCTTAACCTTACCGAAGTTGATCTCATCTGTCTTGAACCCTTCAGGATAGCGGATCATCTTGTAGCCGGAGAACTGAGGATACTTCCTGAACGCGATTTCTTCTAAGCCATACGACTTCTTGCCTGGTGTGACAAGATACTCGGCGTAGTTTGTGTCGTAATCATATCCACGTAACCTAGCTTCAAGGAACTCACGCATCTCAGGATCATCATAGCTGCCGTGATGTAGAGCCTTTCTGATCTCTGCATCCTCGATCAGCTGACAGATGTAGCTTACGATTATTGCTCTGATGGCTGGGTCTTTGACAATCGGTGTCCATCCATCTCGGCGTGGATGATCGACACAGAATGTACGAGAGTGGCCAGGCTTCCAACAAAAGCCTACACAAGACACTACCCACTTCTTACTGATTACTTTCCCTTCATCATCTCGCTTCTCAAGCCAACCAGCTTCAATATCAACAGTGATCCTTCCACGCTGTGCATACTTTTTGATGATCTTGAAAGCCTTCTTTGCAGAGGCAGCTTTGGTGACACCCTTATAATCCTGCTCAGCAAGGAACGAGTACTGAGAGCCATCAGAGACTGCGGCAAGTGCAGCTTGCTCCAACGTAGCACGGAACTCCTTCAGCTTCCATGACGGAGCATGGCCACGAATAAAGTAGGCAGGATGGTCGAGACAGTACACCTTAGCATTGAGCTTGTTAGACCAGAAGATGCGGCGGTCTTTGCGGAACTCTTTGCCTAATAGCTCTTTCCCTGCAACCTTGCCTAAGACAAGATACACCTTGGCTTGGCTTTTCTCTAAGGCTTTGTCTGTATAGACTGAGCAACAGTGCAACTCTTCCTTGGAAGGCTCTCGCATCACAAGAGAGTCTGTATCAGTGTCCCACGTGACTGGGTAGCACCTCACAACGTTCTGGATATCGCAGTCCGATCTTTCTAGACCTACACGCGCCATCTCTTTCCAGAACCACTCACCTGCTCGACCGATGAGCTCTTTACCTTTTTGATTCTCGGTGGCGCCTGGGGACTGGGCGAAGATGAAAATGTCCTTACCACGGACACGGCCCATGACAGGCTCTACACCTCTCTTCCAATTCTTCTTGGAAGGGCAGTTGTCGCAACCACGACCATGAGAACTCGTCTTCAGGATCTTAAAGACACCATCCTTAGATGCCTTTAGATCGTTGACAGGAGCACGATCTTCAAACAACAGCTGTTCAAAGTTTGCCATTTAGCCTTTAAGTTTCTGTGCCATTTCAAAAACATGTTGGCAAACTGCTAAGTAGGTGGTCAAGTTCGCCATGCGGGCGACTATACGACCTACTTCTTTTTGTTCAGAAGCAGATAACCCTTTCGGAAGACGTTTCAAGTCTAACGCGATCTTTTGATTCGCGGCCATAGTTCTATCGAACGACGTTACTATATCGTTCTCAAGTGTCTGCATTCTTTGCGTGAGTAACTCAACAGCAGTATTCATTTCTTTTTCCCTTTCGCCTTCTTAGGCACGATGACCTGGATGTGCTTGGTCTTAACAAAGGCTCTGCCATCAGGATCGAGGCAAACTGAGAGGTCTCCTTCTTTCTTGCGGCTGGAGAGGAATGTATACATCGGCAGCAGTTGACTGAGAGGCCATAGCAACTCAACATCCTCTGAGAGACTGCATCCTTTGATTACTTCGTTGAAGCCAGCCTGAGGCACTGTCGATGTTAGCCGTAGCTTCCCGGAACCTTTCTCTCCTTTGATAACGAGAAGCCAGTCCTCTCTGCGCACAGCAGTGAGGTAGACACCAAGGCGACTGATAGCAGCCGCGAACACCCTACTGTCTACATGGAAGATTTCTTTATACGTCAGCGCGTCCTTGAAGTAGCCCTGCACTGCTTTAACTGGGAACTTGGCAGCCTTGACTGACGTGGACTGCCATACCCGACCTGCAGTGAACTCTAGAACGATCTCACGCTTCGTCCAATAGATCTTCTTAAGATGCTCATTGGTCAACAGCGATACGATGAACGGAGGCATTGGCAAGGAATGTGGCATCTTCACCTTCTCGCCGGACTTCGCAGAGTAGATAACGCTCTTGGTAGCAGCGTATATACGAAGGTCTCCCCTGCTAGGAGACGGTTCTATAAACACGCAATTCAGCTCAGGGGTAGTCGGGTCGCCACTGGCGAACTCGCGTGCGCAGGCGATGAGTGCGAGAGACGAACGGGATAAGGTGACTGCACCACCAAATGAAGCGGGCAAGTCACCATATCCTGGCACATCGGGTGATTTTGTGAATGAGACTTTCCGTAAGCCGTGACGAATACACAACTCGTCATTGCGAAGTGAGAACTCGAAGTCTGACTTGGACAGCGTCTTACCGGCCGTGATGAATGGCATCAGCAGGCGCCTGTCGATAAACCAAACCTTGGCTGGCCATTCACCCTCACCCTTCAACGGGGCAAAGCCGGAGATCTCCGAGGCTATCTGTAAGTTGACAAAGCCGTTCTTGCCACGTTCAGCTTTGATGTACTCAGAGGCTGGAATACCTGGGCGTGTAGGAACGAGCTCAAGTGTACTCAGGGCACTGAACAATGCTTCTTTACTGGTCTTCCACAGGGATGTGCTCATAGTAAACGCGCGCTCCATTCTCACCATCTTCGGATACTTCAACGTACACTGGCAGATTGTAGGTCGTCTTCTCGAGCCAATTCATAATGGCTGTGGCGATCATCTCACAAGAAAACGGATAAGCTGTCTCGAAGCTGTTAGCAAGGCAGCTGACGATTTCTTCGTCCTCGCCTACCTGTATCACAACTTTTCTGTTGTGAATATAGATATCAAGCTCGCGGCGTAGAGTAATGAACTCTATGGCACGATTGTCGTGGACAACATTGACGGCAGCCTCTACATGGAACACGTGCCGATGAGGCTCACGCAAGAAGCCTACAGCGTCTGGTGCGTCTTTCCAAAAATGGAAGCCAATGAACTGCGTGCGGCAGAACACCAGAATCTTTGGAACTATGGCCATATTACCTCCCCGCGGGGGACGAGACTAAGGAACTCCATCTTGGTGGTCTCTTCCTTGAAGCACCCACGCAAAGCGGTGGTCGTAGTGTATGCCTGCTCGCAACGAACACCGCGAGCGGCAACACATAGATGATAAGCTTCGATGACTACGCCGCAGCCAAGAGGCTTGACTGTATCCTCGAAAACACTGACAATCTCCTCAGACAATTTCTCCTGAATCTGAGGCCGTCGTGCGAGGATGTCGATATAGCGAGGTACCTTGGAGAGACCGACGATCCTGCCATCGGGCACATAGGCAAAATGCACCTTACCAAAGAACGGCGCCCAATGGTGCATACAAGTCGAAAAGAAGCTGATCCTATTCGTCCGGATCATCTGATCATATTTCTTTTCTTCCCAACCTACCTTGAGCTCGTCAGCAGGGTCTAGGAAACAACCCTCAAAGTATTCTTGAAATGCAGCAACAACACGTTCAGGAGTTCTACTTACATGTTCGTCTGTTAGGGTCTTCGCAATTTGCGGGTTACCCATGACTTGTTTGACTGCCTCGCCTAACATGTGGAAGTATGTCTGGTCTAGAGTAGTCGCTGTCAATTCCAATTCACCCCATCAATTATATTGTATAATACCTGTCTACTGATGTTATACTTCTTCGCAAATACGAGCTTACTACCACGTGGTCTGCGCGCTTCACGAAACCAATCTCGCCTGATCTGATGCGCACGTTTCTTAGTAACGACATGCCCCGAACACTGGCGCTGGCAGTTCTGTTTATGAGTAACAGGCTTACAATGAAACGGATTGACACAGCCTTCTCGATCACACTCAAAATGATCTAGCTCTTTGCCTTTAGGAATAGGTCCTATTATCAACTCATACATATAACGATGAGCAGCAGTATTAGCAAATCTCCCGTAACCATCATTGTCAGTGACACCTTGCCACAGCCAACAACCAGTTTTTCTATCAACAAAGAACTTTACAACACCACGCTTTCTTACAGAAGACGCTCCCAACTGGTTCTCTCCTCGTCTGCACCTTTGACTTTTAGTTCATGGTAATGCGAAAAAATTTCTCCGTTGTACGTGCACCGTTCCAAAAGATCTGTACGAAGCCTGTCGATGTCGTAACCTCTGGCTTCGACTTGCTCGCGGATTACTTTCCGAATACTCTTCGGCATAAGATTGTACGAATTCTTATTGCCTTTACACTCTTGATTAGACACGTGAAGGCTACTGATAACATTGCGCACTGGATCGACCACAATGATTTGGCCAAAGCTGGCGACCTTAACCCAGGTCGATGAATCAACACTGTACCAAGGATACATAGACATATAGCTGAGAGACGTAACAGCGAAGCCATGGAGCTTGATGTTTTTCTTTTCGGCAATATTGAACAGCTCGTCATAGTACCTCCGCTTGTCTTTCCAGCTACGCCTAGACTTGTCGTCGTTGCCGATGCCGATGATCTTATGACCTTGGTCGATATAACGCTCGAAGTAGGAGAGATCACTGTCTCCATGGTAGACAGGAACTGGGTTCAGCCCTTGCTTCTCAAAGAATCGCTGCATCTTGTAAATGTCGGGAGAGTTCTTAACAAAGTCGAGATTGACATAGAAGTCCCAGTTCTTACCTTCACGCCGGCAGAACTCGGCATACAGATCACGCGTCTGGATTTTTAGCTCGTCTACGTCTGTGAAGGATTTCTTTTTGCGGGCGGAACGCTGGCCTGTAGCGTTCAAGATGAACCTGTGGAAGCTGTGAGCACCTGAGTCCATCATGACATGGACACCGCGCTTCATGCTGGCGTCCATAGCCTGCCGCATTCTCTCACTATAGTAGAAAGCACCTGGGCAGATGTAGGCGAAGCTGAAGCACCTGTACTTGCAACCTGTACGACGGAGCCATTCACGCTCGATGACTGCATCTGAGCCGTGGCGACCTGAAAGGTAAACTATGGGTTTCTTACTGCTCACAATAGGCCTATATCCTGACAAATATATAATGGGCTGTTCTGACTTCGGATGGAATTTCATTTAAGGCATATCTCGATCATACAACGAGGAATCATCATGTGCGGCAGAAATGAAGGCAAGAGCTACACCCCAACCTACGGGACCTACTCCAAACATCCAAACAAAAAACACCACCTTCTTCAAAAACCACCAGCGCATAGGAACTGAAAAAGTGCATATAGCACCTATAACTGTCCAACAAACCATAAAAACGATAGCAGAATCTAACACGTTAACTTCTCCTTCCAACTAATTTCATTAGCTTGTGCCTTTGTAGTACAAGACGCCTAGCACCTCTTGTGCAAGTTTCGGAGTAAATCTCTATACACGGTGTCTATTCGTGTTGCTAGTGCAACTTCACCTGCATGGAAGAACAAAGGCACAAGCTAATGAGGCATGAAGTGATCAGCGACATGCCTAACTAGCGCATCCTATTTGATACTATGCTCCGGATGTTGTATACGTGGTATACAGAGCATCATCCCTGGGGCTTCAGCCCAATGTCTTTATTTAAACGACGGAGCACAATCACCAAAACAGGCGATGAGGAACTAAAGGTGGCAAGGGATGCTTGGCATCCTGGTTAGGTACTGGGCCTTTGCAGTTCTCGTCTGCGACGCAGGCACCGGTGCTGAAATTACATATGAAGCATGCAGGGCAGCCTTCCGGCTTGTTCCCACATTTTGGTCCGCCTGCATCTTGAAGCGAGTGAGCAGGTTGCCCAACATTGAGCTTGTCGACGAACACTAAGTGCAGAGGCTGATCGACTGGTGTAGCTACGCATTGCGGTACAAACAACATCAGGCAAGCAACCAACAAAACGCAGAGTAATGCACGTTTCACTACCATCTAAGTTTCCTTTCTTTTATGTAAGCAGTTTCAAAATCCTAAGCTTACTTCGACGCACATAGTCATGCACTTTGTAAACAATCAAATCGTAAAATCTGCTGTGACAATATGCATGATGTGTAGGGCACAAAGGAACAAAATTCCAAGGCTTGTTGTTCTTTTTGTTCTTATCATAATGATGGGCAGCAACAATCCTAACCTCTTTACAAATTATACACTGCTTCTTATGATAACGCCAACAAATCCTAGCGTAATGAAAACTTTGATTCTTTCTAACAATACCCTTTCTAAAATACACATTCGAGCAAGCATGAGAGCAAGTAGTCTTAGGCTTACTTTTATTCTTTGCCCAAAACTTCTTTGAACAAACGGGACACAGCTTCCACCACTTTTTATTCTGTGGTGCAGCTCTACACAATCGCAAATGACGAGATATATGATAACGAGAGCTACTCTGAAAAGAACAGTACTTGCATTCGGCTACCATCTTTACCTTTCGCTCTCTTTACCACGCTCCCAAAGCGTTTGCTCTGCCAGGCTGAGCTATGCCCCGAACTTACAACTGCTGTGGATGGACCTTGACTATCCGCGATAGATAACGCGGATCTTGCCTTTGTTCTCGTCAGTCTTCCACTTCACGTCCCGGACCTTGCCGGCGCGCAGCAGTCTGATCACACGGCGCGGATCACCACTGGCCTTCTTCACGACCTTCTCGATGTTGGAGATCTTGTCGCCCTTCATCGCCATCTCGAAAGCGGTGTTCATTACGGAGCCGGCCTGAAATGGCGTATTGCTCTTTGGCGCCTTTTTCTTTTCGCTCTTCTCGCCCTTGTCCTTCTTGCCCTTCTTTTTCTTTTTGGGCGTCTCGTCCTCTTCTTCGTCGTGTTTCTTCTTGCCTTTCTTCACCTTGCCCTCCTTATGCTTTTTCTTCTTGGGTTTCTCGTCTTCATCTTCGTCGTCCGCAGGCTCATCTTCCTCTTCATCTTCGTCGTCCCGGACCTTTTTCTTTTTCTTCTTTGGTTCGTCGTCCTCTTCCTCTTCGTCGTCGTCTTCATCTTTCTTCTTTTTCTTTTTCTTCTTTGGTTCGTCGTCCTCTTCCTCTTCCTCTTCTTCCTCTTCGTCGTCGTCCTTGTCAGAGGACTTTTTCTTCTTGGGTTTCTCGTCTTCGTCGTCATCCTCTTCTTCGTCGTCAGAGGGATCTACATCCGAAGGGTCAAGAACGTCGTCATCTTGCTCGGTCGTCGTTTCCTCGTCGTCATCGTCGTCATGCCGTTTCTTTTTCTTGTCTTTCATAATCAGGTGATTCTCCTTTTCTTGTCAATGAATTCTTTACACACTACCCTATCAGGACAGTGCAACTTACACTCGGTGGCTGTAGGATTGAAAGCTGCAAGCACGGTTTTGCGACCTCGCTTAAAGTCTAACTTCCCAAAGCACCAAACTTTCCTACTGCTCTTCTGACCTTGCACGTAGCACTCTGTACAGATACCAGTAGAAGGATAGAACAATCCTTTGCTGACATCCTGGGCCGAATACCCGCGCTTACACAGCGTACACTCTAACACCTTCGCAAGCCCTGCTGCTTCAGCCATACACTTACCTGCTTAGCTGTTGCAAGCTGCGTGCGAGTTCTGATTTGATCTTAGCGCTCTGCATTGCAGCAAAGCACGCATCTTTAGTGACATTGTGCTTCTGGCAGAGGCTGAGAAATTCCTCCTGAGCAGACTGAAAACGTTGTCCCGTGACATGGTATTTGGTCTCCTTAGGCTGGATAAACCACTTCACCATCATATTCCGCAACTGCGGAGACGCTTCCCGCAACACGGCAATGAGTGTGCGTTCTGCTGAGTGGTTCGTGGTGACCTGGATGTCGAGACTAACCTCAGCCTTGAAGTGTGTACCGGCGAAGCTCTCTTCAGTCGAAAACTTTCGATTCCATTCTCCTGAAGCGAACAATTCACATGTACCTTCGTAATGCTGATCTGCTGAGATTTTGCGTTCCCAATTCGGAGCTAGATCCTCGATTGCAGACGTCCTGCCTTCGTACCGCATGTCTGCATAGTGTGGCTCTAACAGGTTCTTGAAGAACAACTCAAGACCTGTATAAAGGAATGTCGAGAACTTCGCACCTTTGTTCGGATTGTATCGCCTGGCCACAACTGTCATGCCTTCAAGCAAACCTTCTTGAATGAAGTCTTCCAACTGCAACCAGTTCTTTGTATGTTGCGGGAGTCGTGCATACGCCTCTTTCGCTTTCTGAACTACCATTCCAACGTTCGCGACTACTTGCTTGGCCATCTTCTTACTGACCTTTGGGGGACAACGTTTCATTGGCCACTCCTATTTCTTCAAACGTAAACAAAAGGCTAGCCACTCTCGATGAGAGTTCGCAACATAAGAATAGCGGACCTGGTTAGAAGTCCGCTGGACCTATGAAGCAGTTCTGATTAAAGCGATTAGCTTACAAGAATTATAAAAGACGCCCAGCCTAGAGTCAATAGAAAAGATCATGGAAAATCCTCGTCTGGACTTATCTGAGACTCCAGATTGCTCGCCTTTTCGCCAAAATATCGAGCATATCATAGTCTACCAAGAAATCAGTAAATTGTCTGAAGGATTTCTCGGACCGCCTAGAAGTGTCCCGGAGAAATGAAGACCGACCGAGATCTGTGAGCAACAATAATAGTTCCCTGCTGATCTCAGGCGGTAGCATCCCGTGCATAGGAGTACGCGCAATGTTGCTGAGAATAAAGTTACGATGCAAAGCAGGCCAGGCTGTTTGCCAATCTGCAAAAGTTTTCCTGCTGGCTTTGTCTAGCTGGTCGAAACTGGGAACACCTGCATCGAGTCCTTGAGCGATAAGTTTCTTGGCACCTACAGGACCTACACCACGCTTGGCACCTGGAATGTTGTCTGAAGGGTCACCTGTAATAGCTCGATATGTCAGCCAGTTTTTCAACCTCACTCCGAACTTGCGCAGCACATAAACATCATCTATGAACCTTGGCGCATCGCGAGAAGACGCCATGAAATTGCCTCCTGCTATGCGAATGCGTTTTGAGTGAAGCTGATAGAAGTCTTTGTCATTGCTGTAAATAACCACCTCATCAAACAGGTTCTCCCGAATGATGAACTTGCTGAGAATGCCTATCAGGTCATCACACTCAAGCTGATCGACAACGTACTGCCTAACACCGATGCTGGTCAGCAGCTTATAAAGGATAGGCAACTGCCTGTGCATCTTCTCTACTTCTGGATTCTTTGGCCCTTGCCTGTTGGCCTTGTACACCTCAGAGAACTGGTGGCGCCAGGTCTTGCCTGCACCATCCCACACAAATACTATCGGTGCGCCTCTGAACCGCCTCGATAAAGAGACAAGTCCAGAGAGCACACCGTAGAGGATACTAGTCGGTCGTCCTTTGCTAGACAACAAGCGATGCGTATGATGATGTCTATACGCAAAGTTCTTCCCGTCGATGAGAACGACCCGATCTAGATTATCCATTGAGTGTTGCCCTCACATCATCAATCGACTGAGTCTGTAGTATTGTACCGTTGCGAAATACTGGCACAAGCAGATCGTCAGGGTCGCCGATGTTCGCTGTCTTCTTGGCGGTCGTCCAGATGCCACCACAGTTATGTAATGCTAGCCTGCCGGCGCGAGATGCCTTACCACTGTCACCGACTGGGTTCTTGTACACATCGCGGTCAACGCCATTGACTGTAACGTTGGAAACTTTGATGGCCATTTGTTGGGTGTCTCTGTTGAGCTGCTGCAAGAGCGCGCCACCGATGCCGAATGTCAAATTGTCAGCAGACCAGCCTGCCTTCGACATGGCAGTTAACGTGTCCTGCATCGTCCAATAATTGACCCCGTCGCCTTGTATGACTCTCACCTTAGGACAGAGAACACGATAGCCTTTACGATTTGTCTCCCAGCCAAACTTCTCACCGAGAATGTCGAGCACCTGTAGCACTACAGCTTTAGGGTCGCCGGAGTCGGGGCGAACAACGAGCACGCCATCGCGCTCTAACACCTTCTGCTTGAGCACCTCGCCCCACTTCTCCCTACAGGCTTTGTAGATGTCATAGGAGTCACTGACAACAGCAACGATGCCTTCGGGAAACTGGGTAAGCATGTTCTCGAATGCCTCTACCTCATGCTCAGGTCCTCCCCATGACGTGATGGTAGAATGCTCAGCAGCCGGGACGCTAAAGCCTTCCATACTTCCTTGATAAAACTTTCTCAGGAACGCGAGAGCTGGCACGTTGTCTGTGCCTCTGAAGTTCAACATGTGAGAGGCGCCACCAATCGCAGCTGTCTCTTCACTAGAGACGCCGCGGTATCCAAAGTCGTGTACTTTGAAGTCGAGCAAGCTGGGAGTGCCGGTCCTGTGCAAAGCAGACAAGAACATCTGTCGCATGTTATGTGACAACGTTGCCACAGTAATTGGATACCAAACCTTAAGCAGCAACGACTCGATATACTGTGTCATCCATGGGAAACGTGCGTCGGTGTTCTCAATGGTCATGAGTGCATTACCGTTCGTGACCAACGAGCCTTCTCTAACTGCCCGGATCTCGACAGGTAGCCTACCATCCAGCAGCCTTGCAACGTTCATCCATCCTTGCCAGTTGAACAAGTCGCGGCCGAAGTGCTGCTTGTAGAACATCTTGGCCTCATTTACATCTTGCTCATCAAGCACTGTGCCTTTGAGGTACTCCTGCAAGTAGTACTGCAAGCCAAAGAACACAGTCGAAGGAAACATGCCTCCGCGAGAGCACAGATAACTGTGAACGAATTCCGTTCCTGGTGGATTTTGTTTCCAGTGCGTGACCTTGTACGAATCGGTACGCAAAATGAAATTGAGTTTTTCTTTATGCAACATGAGCTACTCTCCTTGATTGTTAATATCTTGGATATAGGTTACCAACGCATCGAGCAGCATATGGTGTTCATGGACGATCATAGATGAAGCAACACCTGCAACAGGGAACCACTTAGCAATGCTGACATCATCGCGGCTGTGACATACACCTGAGTCATTCTGCCCGATAAAGAAATCTGTAATGATCTCGTCGTCCTCGCCTATAAGGCGCCAATCGGGAACTGGAAAGCTGTTGATGTACTCGGGGCTGTGCACCTCGAGCCCTGTCTCTTCAAACGCTTCTCGAACAGCAGCGCGTTTCCTAGACTTATCTTTGCGAGGATCAACAAAGCCGCCAGGGAACCTCCAGAGCACTTGTCCTGCAGGAGTAACATCTACAGTCTTGTGAACAAGGCAGGTATTCTCAAGAGTGCTATTCATGATGGCAATATCAACAGTGGACATTACCTGAGGGAACCTGTTCGTGACAGCGTGAATCATTCCGGCGCGAAAGTCTGCACTATCACGAACAGTATCACTAATCACCTGACGGACGTGCGTGCTTGAAACGTCTGGTGAACAATTGAGTACAAGCGGTACGCACGCATTCTTCCCACTGTAGCGATTAATGAACGCATCGCGAGAGCCATACAAGACACGGTGGCCAAACTTACAGACCTCGTCGATGCGGGTATCTAGCTCTTTGCTCCAGGCTTCGTCGGTGCGCATGTCTGGAAGAGCGAGGCATGTGACATCAGGAAACGCATTCTCGATCATCTGTTTGCGGGACAAAAAGTCGAGCGGATTCCTCTGAGTGAAGCTGAATGCAGAAACGCCAAGGAACACGAACACACGATGGTGCAGTGACTTCACTTGGCGAAACAATTCTTTGTGACCATCATGCAGAGTGTCGACTTGAAAGCGCCCTATGATGATACCGTAGCTGGGTTTTCTTTCTTCGTACATTTGGTCTCCTATTCTTTCTCTGGCAACACACCGTTGCTCAGTAATATGATTCTTGAATTATTCGAACACCAGTCTGGTCCTTTTTCTGAAAGGCCATACCAACACAACAACCAGACTGGCTTGCCACCTGCAGCGATGTAATTCCAATCACAGGCTCCGTCGTGACGTTTCCACATTTTACCTGGATAACAGCCTGTCGGCCTACTTCCTGAATAGCACTTCAACTTACGGAACGTGCCTATCGTCATCAATGCATGTGTATCATCGAGCTCGATCTCTGAGCGTGCCGGCTGATCCCAATACTTCCCAAGCGGATCTGTCATGAGCGGAATTACTTCTCGCGCCTCGATCCTCGCAAGAGCAACTTCAACCGCAGTTTGCAACATAAAGTCAGTTTTATTCGAGTGCACCAGATCCATCAAAGAACCTGGCTTAACGAGTTCTTTCATAAATTACCCCTCCACTAACTTTACTTTTACACCTGCATGGCGCGCGGCCTTGATCATGTCTTTTGTGCCGCTACTGTTTTCGATATCCATGTGGAAAGCAAGCACGAGATCAGGCCTACCATACTTGAGCATCCACCTGTTCCTGATTGGTCCAGCTGCCTTGTGTAGATACGGCCAGTTGGCGAACAACGTCATAGCCGGCAAATGTAGACGCCACGCCTCTTCACGTCCCATCGTATCGGCACCGGCGGCACCACCTTCGATGACAACGTCGATCTGATCTTTGATCGCTGAGAGTTCGCGAAGGATCGCCTTCCTGTATGTCCAGTGGCGAGAACCACAGACAAGTACACGCAATCTACGGACACGTGGGTCTTTCTTTGCGGCGCGCCGTTTCAAGGCCTTGAGTGTATCGTGATCGTCTTCACAAGCCGTATCACAATATGATTTGCAACACTTGTCATAGTTCTGACAGAGTGGATAGTGGCACAACTGATGCTTAGCCATGGGAATCCTTTCTTCTTACAATACAACTGGTGGTGCTTTGAAGTCTGGCTGAGTGTACTTCGCCTCGTACGAATCAGAACTGGTTAGCTGTGCGTCGAGGGCGTCTTGTTTCGTGAACAAAAGCGTTGTACCTGTACGCGCCTCGATGAGGCGCCTGAGTGCGAGATGGAACTCTACGCAGGGATCATTCGGATCTTCGCGGCGTCTGAACTCAACTTCTTTAGCAATCTTGAAGGCGGCATCAATGACACGCAGCTCGGCTACCAACGAATCATGAGATGGTGTGCCTGGCGGTGGTGCTGGATTGTTTCTGCGGAAGCCTGCTGCACGCTCATTCCACAAATTGTTAACGAGAACTTGCAGGTGCTCCTTGTCCTGTAAAGCACGTTGCAGTGCACGTTGCATGTCTTCGACTGACGTGATGTGCCCTACATTACTAGTGGTGACTAGCTCCGCTGTTGGGTGGAACACTTTCTCATCTGCCATTGTGCATTCTCCTATTCTTCAAACGCGGCCATTGTCAATAGCCGCATCTTCACTGCTTCAGTATACAGCTGCGCTGCGGCAATCCCTGCTAACAGCTGCTTGTCTGAAAGCTCACCGGGATCATACTCCATAACTGGAGTGACCATCCTGACTGTAAAATCTCCCTTCACTTGGTCAGCGACTTTGATAGCGCCTTTGATGCCAGCAGTATCTCCATCCGGCCAAAGGATCAGCTCTTCGTAGCCCTTTAATTGCTTGAGCTGGAAGTCGGTTAAGCTATGTCCCAAGAGTGCTCCTATGTCTGCATGATTATACGGACCTAGTGCTCGCTCTATTGAGAAACGATCAAAGGAACCTTCCACCAGCACGGCGACCTTATGTTCCTTGGCTCTTGGAATGCCGTAGATACATTTCATGCCTGGCGTATTGAGGTATCTAGGATCTTGGTCTGCGAAAGATCTACCGACAAGACCTTTGAGTTTCTTGCCCCAGTAAACGGGAAGCACGATCCTGAATGCATAGCGCCCTGTAATCGAGTACCCTATCTTATGCTTCTTGATCTGCCACTTCTTGACATCGCGTTTTCGCAGGTAGCGATACGCACGCAGTCCCCATTCATCATCGGGCTTGGGGTACAGTAACTCAAAGTCCTCAGGCAGGTCAACAGTGTCGGGAGCTTTTTCTTCTTCCTTTTGTTCTATCTCCCCGAAGTCGTCAATGACCTCGACCATGTCTATCTTCTGAGCAAGCACCTTGACACCAAAGCGCCTCACGCCCCAACTGCACCGAAAGCAATGGGCATCGCCTGACTTGATGTTGAAGCCAAGCTTGAACTTGAAGTCCTCTTCACCTACCTTGTCAGGGCAGAACACACAGCACATTACATATTCGTCTTTGTCTGTAGATGACTGTCTAGCCTCTAGACCTTTCACCTGCAGTGCATCAAGAATGTTCATCTAGTCCTCGGAGTATGGTCGATTGTTTAAGCATGCACCTTTGTGATTGCGCTTACGACGACAGCGTACTTCCTCATACTGAGAACCTGCTAAAGGATGACTGGCATCGAACTTAGGCTGGAACTCAATCTTCAAACGCATCACATACTCCGTGCAACGTTCTTTATCAGTCGTTGCCCAAACGACACCTATGTACTTTTCTTTACTGATGTCATTCGTGTACGTACGAACTGTGTCGCTATACATATAAAGACCTCAGAATGATCTCGTGCAGCTTCTCGTGAGACATCGTGTGCCGACTGAACGTGTTGTCGGGTACGACGCCGAGAGGTACAGCAATCCTCGGAAGGTAGTCAGGATGAACGGCTGTCTTGGTCATAAGAGTAACAACACAACCAAAGACAATTGAGTCATGAAAAATGTATGCAGGAATCCTATAGGTGGCTCCCTCATTTACTTGCTCACAGGCAAGCTCTCGCAAACGATAGATGCCAGGATCGGGCTTGAGGATGGTATCAGTGCCACCCACTACATGATTGCTGTAGGCTCTGTGCAACATGTAGGCTGCTGGCCCGCTACTGCCTGCCATGAACGGAACAGCTTCATAAGTGACATTCCTAAGTACTCCGCGGAGAACAGTACTCTCCATGTCGAACTTGTGGTCATGGATGGTATGCCTAGTCTTCTGCAAGACAGCACTGTTTATCGGAGGATCTGGCCAGACATGCAGATGCATCCAACCATCTGCGGTGAGATCTAACTGAATGAACCCGTTTGGATGTACGCGGGGACGCCTACCTGCCGCGTAAGCCTCATGGATTAACTTCCTGACAGCGGCCACAGCAATCATTTAATTTCACCTCTCCTCAGCAAAATAGCGATAGCATGACTACAGCCGTCTGCACCAATCTCGTCATAGAACCTTTTCAAGATATTCTTAGACGTGTTAACATTGATACCTTGCTCAATCGCAGCTTCTTTGGCATCGACACCGTCTGCCTTTGCCTGCAAAAGCTTAAGAGCCTTGAGACGCTGTTCAGGAGACATAGGCTTCAATTCGCCTCTTAGAGGACTCATACCTTCTTTTCCTTCTTAGCAAGTCTAAGTTCTTTGGCACGGGCTCGCCGTGTTGCATCTGGATCGTAAAACATGCCGCGGTCTCGATCACTCATTATATTCCAACCGATGTGACCCTTATCAAATTTGTGTGCGGCAATGAATATGTAGTACGAATTCTCGCCCCAATCTCCTTGACCGATACCGATGGCAAGCGTAACCTTCCTGATCTTAGAAATGTCCTCGGCAGTGTCTTCACCAGCAATGATCTTCTTATTCTCCTTGACACGCCGCGTCTGCGCTGCTGTCCATCCGATGATGTCACGCTTAGCGACAAAGCGACGGAATGAACGATAGATGTCTGCGAACTCCATCCGCCGCGCGTTCTCACCTGGGTACTTACGAGGCGGGGCAATCTCGTCATCATAGTCAACGATGACTACGTCTGCTGTGAAGCCTCTATTCCTTTCGTTCTCCCAGATCTCTTCCAGCTTGTCGATGGACATGCCACCTTCAGTTCCATCGATGATCTTCAGACGGGCCTTCCACATCCGTTTGAAGCGACTAAACTTCTTCCGCAGCTTCCTCGGGAGCTCATGCAGCCGTTTGATAGGCAAAGCTGAGAGCATGGAGTCGAAGCCATCCTCAACCTGCTCTAGCGGATCTTCGAGAGTGACGAAGATTACATTATAGCCTTGCTGAAGATAGGCAACAGCGATGTGGCGGAGCCCGAGAGACTTTCCTTTCTTGTACGGAGCGAGCAAGAGACCGAGATGCTTGCGGCCTATCGCGCGAATGGCCTCATCAAGCGGATCGATCATTAAATAAGGGAAGCGATGGTGACTAGCGAGCTGTCTCCTAAGCTCTCGTTTCTCAAGTGACTCGAAGTAATCAACAATGGAGTAGCCTAACTTAGAGAACGCCTCTATGCCTTTGCGGCACAGCTCAGAAAACTTCTCTTGAGTAAGTTCTCCTTTCTCCTGCATCTCGATGATCTCGTTCACAGAGCGCTTCATTGCCTGGCTGCGCTTGTAATCGAGGATCTTATCTACGAGAGCATCTACAGCAACAAGGTTCTGACCTTTGGAGACCTCGTAGACGAGATCGGTGAGCTTGGCTTTTTGTTTCTCGCCCCATTTGTTCCTACGGGCGAAGTCTAGCATCTCCGATCTGAGCAACCCTCCAATTGGCTCACGGTACTTGTGCCAGAAGTCGAGAGCGGCAGTTGCCACCTGCCAAATCTCAGTACCTTCGCCTTTCTTTGGCTTGAAGTCGTTATGATCGAGTATCGGCGCGCATTCTTTCAGAAACTGCCGATCGCGACAGAGGAACTTCAGGATGTGAGTCTGGAAATCCCCGTCATGGAAATAGCCTTTACTCATCTGCCTGCCTTGGCTACGAGTTCAACTAACTGCTTAAGGATTACCAGATTCTCTTCTATCTGACCAATGTTTCGCGCGATCAGCTTGGCAACGATTGGACGGTCTCTATGATCAATGGATTCCCACCATTCATAGAAATTTCTACCGACCTGGCTCAAGCGTTCATTCCTGAGTTTCGTTGACCTACACTTGCCTAGCAAGCGAATCAAGCAATTATGAGCACCTTGGTCTGTAACGGATTTGGCGAGTGGCATAAAAGTCCTTCTTAGATAAATGGATTGCCGCGCCACTGACGCAATTTGCGTTTCGGATCCTCCCAGAGCTTCTGGAGATCTCTGCGCTTGCTAGTGACGCGGCGACGATAGTACTTCACATACTGTTCAGGGGTATCGAACTGCAGTAATGTCTTTGGCTTCGACGTGAACTCATCAGCGTCCTCATCCTCTTCAGCGGCCATGATGCTTTCCTGCTGCTCTTGATTCCAAAGGGTGAGATGCTCATCATTGGGGAACTCTCTGACAATGGCATCTTTAAGCATCACCTCGGATTTCTTTCCAAGCAGCGTAGCAAGTTTACACCCAAGGCCATCCTTGCGATTCGCAAAGCGTTTAAACTTCTCCGCGTAGTAAGGCACGAGTGTCCTCAGGATGAAACGAATCGGTACCTGATAACGATCTCTCCAAGTGATCAACTTGAACAGTCTGAGCTCATCAGTCGGTGAGAGTCTATACAGCTTCCGATCTAGATCCTCCTGAAGAATTTCATCGACTAGCGACTTTAGCTGGAACAAGCGCTGGCGAAGTGCCTTCTCTTCTCTTCGGACTGCGATCTTTTGGTTCATGTGTCTTTTCCCACTCCACTGCATCTGATGAACGCGTACCATCTCGCAAAATAGCAAAGTGCTGATCAACTGGACTCACGTTTACTAACTCGGGAGACAACTCTCCTTTGACAACCTTCCTGATCAGCGCACGCGCTTCATGCAACACAAGCGCATGGCGTAGATGATAGATGATCTCCTCATCAAGTGTATCGCCCAGACACAAGTCGCAGTGCATAGTACGGTCTATCAGCGCCCTAATTACTTCCTGAGTGGTTGTGCCGCCGTGCTCGGTGCCTGGTTCTTTATTGACAAAGGTCAACGTCTCTGGCTCATACTTATGAGTCGAAGAGTTACCAATCGCATCAAGCTCGTAGACGTGGCCCTTCTCTTTTACTTTCATGGCTTCCTCCTTTTGAAGACTTCCCTCTTAGCTCTCAACTTAGCAATGAACATGACATGAGAAACAGCGCGTACATCTGGATGAGCCCGAAGACGGTCTAACCAGCCTCCGGTAACATCGAAGTGCACTGCTGGAGTACCTGAATGCTGTATCCACCACATCGGCATGCCCACCTTCTTAGCAAACGCTCTGAGCTCTTTCTCGGTGTCTGCTGAGAGATGGGCAAACATTTGGCCCTTCTTGAAACGTGGGCCTACATCTCTCCAGATATTCTCTTGTGGCGGATCGATGTAGACCATCTACTCTACTTTCAAGTGCTGGAGAATAAGTGGCAACGCATTCCTTAACAGAACCACCAAGCGAGGGTCGTTATGATTGAGACCTTCTACATGCTTGAACTCATACAGCAGCTCACCTTCCCGTTTGTCTGTAGCGGTGGTAGGTCCATAAACCCTGTAACCATCGTTATACCAGGGAGCTGGCGTAGCGGTTGCATCCAGTTCTGTAAGTTGCTGCACAAGCCCTTCTGGAATAGATGCACGCGTAACGGCAGCAGAAGCAAGTGCGCTCACAAGCTCTTTAAGCTTGGCTACATCGTGATCTCTATACGCGCTCCACTCTCCATCTCCATCAGAGACGTGCTTCCAAGCGTACGTCTTCCTCCAAACAGTAAGAAATGCAAACACAGCTTTCTTAAGTGGTGACATAATCATTCCTTTCTTGTTACTAGAAAAACCAGAAGTCGGCAGGACTGATACTGTGGATGTAGAACAAGAATGCCCACAGCACCTTGGCACCTATGTGGATTGCTTGATCCTGCATAAAGGTCACCTTGCCTTCGCAGCGAGTATAGTCCAACATAAAATGCAAATATAGCTCAAGGCTACCTAGAACCAGACTGCCTGTGATCAAGTAAACAGCGCCTGCATGAATGAAACTGTGCACCAGTAGTATGTACCAAGGCGGAATGCCATGGTCCTTGAAAACTGATGTCTTGTGGTTTTTGGCATCAGAGAGGAACTGGCCTTGCAATGGGAAGTCACAAACACAATGGGCGATAAGCAGCAGCAACAACATATGAACGAACATTACTTTCTCCTTTGTGGCTTACATAGCTTACAAAATCCTTGCATCTTGCCACCGCCAAGTGGCAACATAGACAACACAGGTAAACCACTCTTACAAACACATTCTTTGGGAGAGTCGATCAATGAGGCACTGATGTAAGTAGAAGTAGCATGAAAATGCTCCCTAGTGGCAATATCAGTGGTAATATCCCTATGCAACCTCGATTGATATCCTAGATGACTGCGGTTGGTGCTACGTGGCATATTAGTCTCCTAACACGACAATACGAGAATCAAGGCCCAAGCCTTCAGTAGCAGCGAACACTGACTCAGAAGTAAACTGAGCATGGAGTAGACTGAAGCAGTGAGACAAATTATCGACAAGGAGCTTTTTACTAGTTCCACGAATAGCATTCTCGGCTTCTCGCGTACTGACAAAAATCACAGGCAGCTTAGGCACGCTACCATAGTGCAGAACACCCAGCTGTTCTGCAACACTCCTATACATATGTTGCATTATTCTGGCTTCTCTGTATGTTGCTACACAAACAACGTACTCGTCAGGATGGTCAAGCATCAACTTTACAATGGCTAAAGTTTTGCCAGTTCTAGCTTTGGCATACACAATCTTGCCGTGAGCAAGTAACTCTTTGATTACTTCTGACTGGTCGGGCATGGAGGCTCCTTTCTGTTTATGATAGACACAATACAGTCTGTACCATCCAGGCCGACGCAACGTCTACCACTGACGTCGTATACTGGCAACTGCCCTTTGACGGTGCCAGATAAATCTACTGGCTTTGGCGACGAGAAATCCCAGAGCGCCCGCCAGCCGTGTTCAGCATAACCTGTTTCTCCATACTCAGCGGGCAAAGCCAAAGGCCACAAGAATGCACCAATAATACTAATAACGGATATGTTGCCAGACGTCTTCCGCAGTGCACTTGTTTTAAACAACGGATCAGAAGTAACCTGGGCGAACTCCCAACCTGAGATTAGGAACCAAGACACAATAGTCATGGTCAAGTAGAACGAGACGATAAGCGTACCTTTCTTAGTCTTCGGAAACATGAGACCTCCTTAAGCAGTGAGCTCTTTGATGCTTTGGATTACTTTCAAGAGATGTTCTACACGGTGTTGGATCTGAGCAAGCTCTTCTTGCGCTGCATTCAACACGGTCTCAGCTCTGACTAACAGATCCTGATAAGGATCTGACTCTTCAGGCTTACTTTCTCTGGAGACAACAGGCACATAGTAAGAGGCGTGCTCTGTACACTTACCAGTCGTATTGTTCCTGTTTAATGCTCTACCACAAATCTTCTCGCCATCTCTGTGAGAGCACCCCCTATATCGTGAATGTGTCTTAGACATAATATCACCTTCTGATTTCTTTGCAACTGTAGTACCATGCAACTCGTCAGGTGCTAACTTGGTTTGCTTGGTAAGCTGTATAAAGCACCAGTCACATACTGGATCATTCATAAACTTCTTTGTAGCGGGTGTATCTTTACGACCATTGTGAAGACACTCAACACAGATACCAAGATCAGGCATGTTACCTCTTCTTTGGCAATTTGATGTGGCGATGGCGAGCAGTATGCTCATAGCTTCTGTTCTCCTGTCATGGCCCAATACCAAAGCCGAGGCAGATACAACTCCTGTGGATCGTTGTTGAACATGATCTTTCCAATATCGAGAAGCAACAATCCTGGTGTCAGGAGTGAGACGACGATAATGCGGCCTACTTTCCCTAGATCCATTGCTAGCACTTCTCCTGCAACTCGCGGGCAATGCGCTGATTTTCTTTCGCAGACCGGATGATCAGCTCTGCGATCTCGGCAAGGTCTAAGGATAGCTGTGCGGCTGCATCTGAAGCGGTGATGCCTACCCAATGCGTTCTGCGGTCGAGCTTATCTTTCACCGCTGTGGCTTTCTCAATGATGCTGTCTAGCTCTGACATATGACTCCTTGGCCTTCTGTCTGAAGCGAGAGCAATGCGGCTTCAGCTAAATCGAGCGACGGGAAAACATGACCCTCATCAAAATCTAGTAGCTTGACATACCCATATCCGTGCGCTTCCTTAGGTGCTCTCACTAGAATACACGGAGTATGTTCGAAAGGCGTATGGCAACTCTTGCAACGGGAATTTGTATGCACCACCTCGTCAAGGTCTACAACAACCACGGTCTTCCCGAATTGCCGTATGTAAAATTCTCTGGCAGGCGCGCAGCACAACAGATCGGGAGGGAACTCCGCTTGGGATTTCATTCTAGCTAAGACTAAACGCATGGCTGTCTCCTTACACTTTATCCCAGATCTCGAAATACTTCGCCGTCACGATAGAGGTCTTATGCCAACCGTTTTCTCTCAACACATTCCGCAAACCTATCAATGGCCCTGTGACTGACTGCCCAGTCAACTCGTCGACGCGGCAACCTATACCATCTTGACCGCAACGTACTTCTTCGGCGATGTACCAATCGAAACCAGAGTTAGCAACCTCTTTGCGAATGCCCCAAGTCACTACGATCATGTTGTCTCCTTAACCTAAACGCCAAGTTCCGTCAGGAGCTCTGCGGAAGATTACTTCTGGCTGTACTGTGTCGATGTGTCTGAGGATCTTGTCTCTCAGCCTTTCATAAAGAGCTTGCGGTACATCAACTTGTATCTGCTTGCCGTCATCGTCAACGTGATACAAGCGCAGCAGGACATTGCAGTGTAGCTTCAGACTCGCCTGCTCTTGGTTTAAGGGTAACTGCTGTAGCTTGATGCTAGGTCTAGACATACTGGTGTCCTTTCTTGTTACCGAAGTCTGCTTTGGATGAAGGCAGTCCGCCTGCTCTTGTGGAAGCGGTCGAGGAACCTGCCTGATGGTGTATGGCAGGCAACATCAGGAATCGCGTGGCACTTAGGACACTTCACCGGGCATGCGCTGGCTGCCTTGTTGGTGTTTCTTATGTGGCCTATGTGCCTTTGCCGATCAAGAGCATCTCTGGTGTCACGTTCGGGATTGTACTCCTCGTCATCACCGCGCCTGTTTCCGTAAGCATCTGTCCAACTCATTGTATTGTCTCCTTAGTAGCTTCCCAAGTCGTGCCGTCTCCTAGCGTGGCACGGACTGCACCGTTGAGCCTGGCCTGTGTGAATACTTCTTCTGGGCCTGCGTCGAGATGTGAAGCCTGCCAGAGCTTGAATGCCTCGGCGCCTTCTAATGTAGTGAATGCGAATTCTATCTTCTTTGCCATTACCGAAGTCCTTTTCAATCGTGCAATAGTTTTTTGATGGCAGCGTGGTTCGGAGTCTTCACTCTGTGCTTAATGAGACCGCGCACCTGCTCGGCGTGGCGCAGTAGCTGCAACAATGCGCGACCATTGTCTGGACCTACCTCGACTGCGGTGGCGAGCTCTGTCAGCCGCTCAAGCATGTGAGACCCTTGGGTCAACGAGAACTCATACTCGATGCCATCGATCTCCAAGATTACTTTTCCTCTTACATCCATGTCTATCTCCTCATGTCCTTTGGTCATTAAGATGATACGATAACATGTCTATCTTATATATAGTAATAGTATATAGACAAGTTGTCTGTGATAATCTATCCTCTTCGAGGATAGATAAGGCGTCTTCACCTCCAATCGCTGCGCTCGGTTCGACGCCTATCGCTACGCTCTCGCAGTCTTTCAAGATCGCTACGAACCCAGGTGGCAACATAAGCGCCGCGCCACCAACCAACATAAAGATATGACACCAGCTTTCTGTGAGACACCTTCAGTTCATAAACTGCGGTGATGGCAGTCTCGAACGATTCATTGGTGAAGCCAATGAACCTAGGCTTGGTGACAACTTCATCACAGTCTGCTTCATAGAAGCCGGACGCGGTGAGCGCTTTATCCAGTTGCTTCAGTGAAAGCTTGCTCAACGCAGTCACCAATCGCAGCATCTGCGTTTTCTTTAACGTGTTCATGGCTACCCCTCTTCTTTCTTTTTCTTAGGCGCTGCTGGTGCAAGCTCTGCTAGTCGTTCGTTCTTTGGAAGACTAGCAACTGCTGCATCATACAACGCTGTCATCCGTGTATATATTGAGCATAGCTCCTTATCAACGCATCTGCACTGATAGCAACGCAGCATATGACGATGTCTAGCAGTTAGGATCTTTTTAGGACTAGAGAACTTATCGTCATCCTGACTTGTTTGCTTCACTGGCAATTCACTGAACTCAGGCTCATCAATGTAACCTGAGAACGCCTGGGCTATACTGATAAACATGTCTGAGACAATAGCTAGGCACAACACGATGAACACTCCTAGCACTATAACTATTGGCAAATGTGCTTCACACAACTTCAAAAACTGTTCCATAGAACCTCCTACCTTGACTTACGTTTACAGAATTCCATGATCTGCTTCATGTACGTAACAGGAATCCAATTCGTTTGCCCGTGACCGTTATCATCTGCAGCAACGAATCCATACTGCTCTTTCCCGGAGAAACCTTCTACATCTAGTCGCACCAAACCTACATAGACATCACCTGGTGCTGACACATTAAACTTCGTCATCGTACCTGGTACAGGTTCGAACTTCAAACGATTACTTGCCATGCTTCTTGAGCTCCTTCTGTAATGCTTTGTCGGCTACTGCGAAAATCTGTTTGGCTGTTGTCTCCCAATACTCATCATCTGTCAGAATCATCCGCTCCAACGGAATCTTCTCTGCCCGGAACGCACGCTTCCTACGGTTCGTTGCTTTCTCGAACCTGTTGCGCAGAGAACCGATGTCTATATAGATGAAGCCGTGCTTACTGGGATGCAATCTCGTGAGGCGACCATACTTCTGAATAGTATCGTTCGGTGACTGGTTCTCTGCGGCATCGATGCCGAAGTCAAGCCGCTTTATATTGATGCCCTTCTTAAACACCTGGTTCGCGATGATCAACCTGATCTTGCCTATCTCTAAATTCGCAACGGCGGCCTTCCTATTGACTACTGCGATCTCTCCCCAAGCTGTGGCATGTGGAATATCTTTGAGCATTTTCGACAACTGCTTGAGATGTCTCTTCCTGGCAACAAGCACAACCATATACTTGCCTTTGACGTATCCCCGCTTCACTAACCTATAAATGAGCTTGTTCTTGTGAGGATCGTCAATAACAAGGCGGTCATAGTCCTCATTATACCGCAAGTCTTTGAAGATAGGACGGTCAAGGGCGAGTTGCAACACAATGCCTGGGGAAGTATAGCCTTCTTGAACTGATTGACTAATAGGATAAGTAAAGATGACTGGGCCACAGAGTGCATAGGCATGCATCCTAATCGGTTTCTTTTTCAACTGAAGAGTAGCGGTGAGACCGAACACAGCGAGTGGCTGAATGAGCTTCACGATCTCCTCATTCTGTTTGTTCACCATCTCATGTACTTCATCGATCACCATTACCTGCAGATCACTGAGCCAATGTTGGAAGCGAGGGTCTTCTATGTGAGCGGATAACGTCTGAACAGTGGCGACAGTCACACGCTTAGGAGAAAAGGTAGACTCACCAACGAAGCCTACATCCTCTCCTAAGCCTGCAGCGATTTCTTTTTGTGCCTGATATAGAAGATCAAGCGTGTTAACAACGAAGAGCACCTTACCAACAACATAGCTACAATAAAGAGCTATCACGTACGTCTTGCCTGTGCCTGTTGCATTGATGACTAGACCACCACCACGTGGTGTAGCGCGAAGCATTTTTCTTACACAAGCGTTCTGGAAGTCGCGGTCAGAAGTGAGTCCTTTCTTTTTGAGCTTAACTGTCTCCCTCTCATAAGAGACCTTGAATCGGATACCGTGCTTTTCTTTCAACTCTTTCTTGAGCGCTCTAAACAGTCCTGAGGAACAGATGTCTCTTTTGAGCATCTTGATCCTACCATCCCACACACGCTGCGGCTTGCCATTCTCATCTGTGACTACATCTCCTTCTGCATCCAAGACAAAGGTATTGAACATCGGCGCAAATTTAGCACCAGGTGACGAGTAGCTGAAATGCTTAATAATAATGTCGTAGTTATAGGGCCGCTGGAAATGAGCGGTACGATTGCGGAGCACGACCTCGGTTTTTCTGGCCATGTTCTTGATGTATTATTTTACGGGATTGCCTACAAGTAATCTACCTTAGAAGTCTGGACTAAGGAATATGTGGCCCGCAGCAACTAGCTTAGCAACAAGATCAGCTGTCGTATCTGTTGGAGACGCCTGTATAGCAGACACTAGATACTCAAAATGGACAGCATGCTTGCCGTTATTATGTTTATTTGCATGTACCTTAACAGGTGTCTTATCATGCAAAGAAGGATGCAACATTATACTGTCATGCCCTTGTACTAACAGATGAAAGGCAGCAGCTGGCAACTCGGCATAACCTAAAATTAACTGAGTGTGTATCCTCACCCAATGATACGTCCTACAATGTACAGCTATAGCAGACACCTGGCTAACATCATGTGGATTAACATGAGCTGCTAACTCTTCTGTATAGTACCTCAGTCTTTTCACAAAACACCTCTACGTAACATTCTTCTCCAACAAATCATTGTGTGTCAAAATACTATCAGCAAAAAACGTGTGGCGAGGCTTCAAAGTAATCCTAGCAACTTTTCTAAATCCTACATCAGTCAGCTTAGCAATCTGGACTCTCTTAAACTTGTCATTCAAAAGATAGTGCTCACTGGTTAGCTCCTTAGCGAGAATACAACCTGTATAACGCCCCTTACTGCCTCGCCATACTGGTAACGGAGTAGACCTAGAACAAATACAACTGCTGCCATCCTGCAACACTATTTTAACACAACGTTCTTCGGTAAATGAAAGAGCATGAACAAGATTCCAATACATCTTACCAGTCTTTGTATTCACACCCCTCAGCATGTGACCGAGCTTTACAGATGTAACTTTTACTTTACCTGCTGGAGTGACAACAAACATATTTACAGAGACACAGCCAGTTCCGCCATCTCCACCTCCACCTGAACTCGGAGGATCTCCTGGAGTAGCAGGTGCGACTGGTACATTGAACGTGAATCCTATAGCAGCGCCTCCTAATGGAATAAACCCATCTGCTACACATGCTTGTGCATCTGCAACACTTTTAGAAACATGTGCAGGGACAAGGCCTACAAATTGTGGCTGCACACCTGGAAGAAACGCTGGCAATCTTGGGTAAAAAATATACGGAGTAGTCGTACTAGTAGAAGACGAGAGCATATACTGAGTATCAAGAGAGCCTGCAAGTACAGACTGTTGTGTGTTATCAGCAAAAATAATCAAAAAAGCTGGCCATGTAATTACAATACGACCAGTATTTGCTCCTCCAGCAGCCAATGCAGTACCTGTATATGTAAATAATGATGACACTTGATTATCGAGCGTAGGCGGTATACTACCTTGACCGACAGACCAAGATGAAGCAATCAACGTACCATAAGGAATGTTTAACGTCGGACCAAATGGACCATCACCGAAGTAATCTGTTCTCCTAGCTCTGGCAAAGAACTGGGAACCTGTCGAGTTCGGTACATTTACACTCATCACAGCAGGCTGTTGACTACCTGTTACTGAGATGACACTTACTGTGAAATTTGCGTCCTGTGCAACTTGGTATGTAGTGTAATTAATATCTGTTCTACTCAGCTGATCGAAACGCGCCTCTACAAGGGAGCCAAACTTATTTCCAAGAACCAGAATGGGGCCAGGAGGTGCAGACAATGGCACCTGCGTGAAATCTGAATACTCCCACTGAAGATTAAAGAAATAAGCATAGATTACCCTACCAAACGCAAGCACTGTTTTATAATTTGGTAAACTTTGCAAATCGAAGTACATATCCTGTTTAGCAAAAACAGGACGCTGTGCAAGAATTGTAGCATTATCTCCAGCACGTAACTCGATACCGTAAATATTCCTAATATCGCCTGAAAAGTCCAACTGTACAAAGCGTGAATCTGATGAAATGATACTCGGTGCTGCTGGGGGCATCGGATAGTTTACACGTATTACTTTCGAGAAACGTGACGCCTTTGTAGCAGTGGCTAGTCGCAAGTACCAAGTCTGATCGAGAACTTGCCGCTGCAAACTAAACACACGCTGTGTGAACACACCTACGAGGTTCTGATCGTTTGTGCCCCAACCCGAATCTATTCTCCTGACCTCAATAGGAACACCTATGGTAGCTGGATCAACACCAGAGTCAACAATAAACGAATTAGCTGAGATTTTTGTGAATGCACTCGTCCTCACATAATCTGTAGCATTGATGTTTTCCTCAAGCTGGGCACCCCACGCATCTATCGTGAATGCAGTATTCGTAGCAGCAGGCGAGTAAATAAACACTTGATCTACTGAGCCATCAGCAACTGTAGTGAGCTGGAAACGCTGCCAAGCAGTAGTCAAATTACAAGTCAAGAATGCAAAACCAGAATTACTCGCAATCCTCACAGACACCGTACCTGACTCGCAACGCAACCAAATACTAAATGTCCTACGCGCCCCTACTGTAGAAGCACCGACCAATGCCTGAAATATCCTAAAATTACCTGATGTACCACTGCCATCATAGACAATACGATCAGCAGTTTGCCCACCTAACGGATCTGTAATTACATTCGGCGTGACAGTTACACCTGTTGTTTTACTCCAAATAGCATTATCAAACTGTTCACTAAAGGTTAACAAGTTAACTGGAGTGACTGCTAGATTTGTGATTTTAGCATCAACCAAATCAGGCAAAAACGTGGTGCCAACACTAGCAAGTGCCTGTGGTGTAGGCCTAGTAGTCTTATCTTGTGGCAAAAGCACGCCAACTGGCTTAGACTGTACAAACAACGCTAGCAATTTTTCTAAATAGAGATCAGGCCCGAAGGTAACTTGAAATGCTAGCTTTTCTGTTCTAGATTCTAGGACAGTCATAGACACATCGCTCACAAGCAAATTCTGAGAAACAATACCCCTCCTAGGAGAGTTACATGGCAAAAAACGTCCACTCAACGGATAGTCAGCTAGCACAGGCTGATACGGGGTGTTAAATGTTCCTACTGACAACTGGGCGCCCCAAAACAGAGTGCTGCCTAACGTTGCGTTGACAGTCGGAGTAACAACACCTAAACCTGTCCCTGCAAGTGCACTCGCAACAGCTGGCATCAATGTCACACTATACGAGATGGTAGCTAGTGTTACTGGAAATCTAACAGACACAAGCCACCAACCATTCGGAATCCGTTGAATGTTTACAACGTCTGGAGGGTCTCCTAAATCTGATGCGGAACAATGCCCTGTACGTGCGTCAAAAGCAAACGCCCACGTTACATCAAACAAATCATCAGTACCGACATCAAGAAACACAGCACACACACCTGCGGAGCCTGCTTTTATATAGATATTAAAAAATCGCCTAACACTATCATTAGAAGTTAAAAATTGTGTAACACTAAATACACCAGTAGTAGACAAATCAACAAGCGCATCAGCTGTCAACGACCTATCAGGTGCTAAAAACTGATCTGCTACGACTTGGCCTGAAACAGCATTGGCTACCCATGCTGTGGAAACGAGATTTTGAGCATCTGCTAATAAATTGGCACCTCCTCCTGGAATATAAGGCGTTAATAAATCATCAGTGAAAGAATATGTACCTTTGAACTGTGTGTGCACACGATCTGTTATCAATGCTGATGCAGCGAACTCTGCTTCTTCTGATGTCCTAGGTAATGGTGATAAACCTGTAAAGATACCCGCCCTTACACCATCGTCTCCTGCTGTAACTGCTGTTGCAGCAATGGAACTAGTATCTCGTACGCGCCCAATAGAAGCTCCAGCAGTGCGAGAACGTAAACGAATCCTAGCACCAACACCAGGTAATGTATCTGGATAAAAACTCAATGCGGTGGTATCATTCTGCTCCTGAAGTGTTGCTACTTGCTGCTGAAAACCAAAACCTAAAAGGTATTTCTGTTCTATATCTAGTGCGCCTGATATAATCATCCCACTAGCTACTGCACCAGCAGTACTCGTGGTAGCTATAACAGTAACCGGTATCAATGAAATTGCAAAGAAAACAAGATCTGAGCATGACGGAATATTGATGCTCTTTACTGACTTGGCTAGATTCAAATTGTAGGCATAGGAGAACAACTTAGTAGTCGTATTGTCCTTAACACCAGAACTCAGATTACTATATGCCATAGACTTTCCAACACTCTCATTCGGATAAGTCCCTGCACCTGTTTTCCAATCACTGAAACTTTGAGTAAACACATCCGCAGAACCATCTGTGTACCGCACAATAATCGGCTGAGTGAGTTTATCACCATTTGTGGCTACTGCAGCTACCCTTAAAGAAAAATACGGCTGCTGTGGCAAATTAGCGTCAGCAAGAAAATATTCTTGACCTTGTCCTTCAGTAGCTGTATTTACTATCCTCCCTGTAGCAGTATCTCCGAACGCATACAAGGCGCCTTGAAAACTCAATGTCTTTCCTAACAATGCAGAAGACATAACGTTGCTATCAGTGGTATTTAAATCGAGACCACCGGGCTTTGCATACATTGTAGTATCTTCAAAAGCACCTGCACGGTTCACGTTCACAAACGGAGTGCCTACATAATTAGAAGGTGTACTACCTTTTTCTAACTGAGCTCCCCACGCATAGTAGGTCTTTGTCTGATCTGATGCACTTGTAAGAAAACATGAAAGGTCTACAGATGAACCATTCAACGTACCTGCAACAGAGAAGCGCTGCCAAGCAGTAGTTAATCCAAATGTCGTCGGGCCTCCGGCAAAGTGTATAGAAAAAATATCTTCTATGCCTAGATCAATCGTTGGCGTACCTGCAGAAGCTCTTAACCAAACACTAAACACCCAACTATTACCAGCTACTATTGGTGGAAATATTCTTTGGTAAATAAAAGCACTGGAGGGAACGCCCCCAGAAAACACTAATGCATCAGCTGTCAAATTACCATTCGGATCGACAACGGCATTCGGGGTTACTGCAGTATTCGTTTTACTCCAAATAGCATCATCGAACTGTTCGGAAAATGTCAATGCATTCAACGCAGTAAGTGGCAAAGAAACTGAAGCACCAGTTACACTACTTCCTACAACAACAGTAGGTGCGGCAACAGAACCAGGCACAGCAACAGGCCTTCCTACTGGAAGGAGTAGTCCTGTAGGCCCATACAGTGAGCGGACTTCTAATGTAGCTTGTGGTGGCTGAGAGATCAATGTGAAATTAAAAAACAAATTTAAATTGGCAGAGTTTACTGGAAGGTATGTACCAAAAGCAGGCAAAGAACTTGCATCTTGTGAAAAAACAGTAGCTACAGGTGAGGCGCTAGGATTGTTTATATCATAATCTAACACCGTCCATGTAATTGCGCCACTAGCAGAGAGGATGTTGCCCCCAAATGGAGAACCGACTAGACTCCTAAAGACTGAATTAGCACGCGCCCAGCGCTGACAATTAACATAGTTCGATAATACATAATTATGATTCAGTTGCGTGATGATCTGAGGACCAACACGTACACCTAATCTGATAGGCTGAATCAACACGCCGGACGCACCAGAAACAGATGTCGTAACATTCGTACTTGGACGTACGTCAAAACCGAACTCACAAGTCCTGCTTGCAAAGACAGAGCCGTTATTGTAGACACCTCCAAGAATACCTACACCGGAGTCTGTAAAAGTAAACTCCCCGTGCTGTAAATATACAACGCCACCGAGCTCTACACCATTCTTTGCCTGTATATACGTCTGATTTAACTCTGCAACAGACGGTGCAGAAGAACCTAACACAAGTTGAGCACCCCATACTTGTAACTGAGCTCCTGCACCCCGAGTGTCTGTGATACCTGCAGCAACTAAACCTGTACTTGTTACACCTGATGTTACAGAGAAGCGCTGCCAAGCAGTAGTGACTGTGACTCCTAAACTCGTAGGACTGCCTGCAAAGTCACCTGCCTTAATTGTTACAGACGCATTAGCACCTGACGCAACCCGAAGCCATACAGCAAATGTTACATGGGCGCCTACAGACGGATTAGTCACTTTTTCATACAGCTCACTGAAATTGGTTATTGTACCTGCTCCTTTTACAAGTACATCGGCGGTACTATCTCCTATCGGATCAGTAGCCACATCAGATAGCACAACAGCACCACCATCCCTTAGCCAAGTAGCATCTCCAAACTCGTTCATAGAGGACAGCAAGTTAGGAGGGCTTACAACATTAAGAGAGCCACCAGCAAGACTGAAATTTGTGAAAGGATCTACCTTCGTCCAAAGGTCTGCAGCAAGTGTATTGCCTGCCCAATCTTCCTGTAACAGTAGCGCAGTGGACGCCCGAAAAGCCTCATGATGCAATGCAAAATTACCAGTCAACCCATCGCCAATAAAATGATCTTCTCTATAATCTTGAGGCTCTACATCACCAAGAACGATAGCATCATTAACTGGTGGCACAATAAGCACATCAGTCTGCAAAGCATAAGGATCAAACTTTTCTTCTGGCTGACTATCTTCATCATAGGAAATTCCGAGCGCTGCGTCACCTAGTGGCTGAAAATAAAACGTTTTGTTTATTACCTTATAACGATATCTCGATGCATCAGCAAACTCTTTAGCAATATCTGACCAAGTCTTGGAAGGATCATACTGAAAAGCGGGAACAAGATCACCAGAAGCAACAAACGACGTAGTATTGTAAAAACTGGGGACTAGTGCATTCAACAGATTCGCAAGGATCTGGCCCTTGCCTTGGTTCACATAGGCAGGAATGATAGGATTACTTTTCACATTGGCGAGCCATTCGTCGGAAGCGCCTATAATATCGTATAAGTACAGCTGAAACTTGGTAGTGGGAGCATGCCTAGACGGCCCTTGGAGCTTGCGAACAGGTTCTGCAGTAATAAACCCTGTCGCAAGGAACTTCTGATACTTGGAACTGAAAACTTTGAAATAGGCGCCAATCTTCGGAACCACAAATGCAGAATTAATGTTAACTAGTGTACACTGCAACCGCGTGGGCTGATTAATGCTGTCTCCAATTACTAAGCTATTAGGCACAACATAATTCGTGTAATCAACATCACCTGCTCCATTATTGATCAATAGCTTAATTGGCATACAAAAAAGACCCCACTACAAAAGTTTAAACACTAAGCCAGCATTCCCGCCCGCTCCGCCTCGCCTTTGTGCTACATCCAACAACTGATCACCTAAATTTCCCCCAGAATTGATACCTAAGGTTTGTAGCAACTGAGATAGACTGCTGATGTTTCCACCCGCTAACGCAGACACAAGAGCTTGCAAGGCATTGATTCGTGAAATGTCTCGTACAGTCTGGTCTTTCTGAAGACCTAGCAACTCAGCTTCAAGGCCAATCCTGGTAGTAGCTAAATTAAAAATCTGTTTTTCTTGACTATACTTAAACTGTGCAAGAGCGATTTGCTGATTAATAACATCTAACTGTTCGTCCCTGTTCTTTCTAGAAGCTTCGATCTGAGCACCTTTGGATTGTGCACTAGTCTGCTGCCGTGTTACATTGCCTTGCGTTAAGATAGTCCATTCCTGCTGAGCTTCCTGAGCCATAAGATCTGCAGCTTGTTGCTGGAGATCCATAAGCTGTATAGCATTTGTAATAGCATCCTGCTGAGCAGAAACGACATCTTGTGTCAACGTATCTGAGTACTGTTGCAAAGACAGGTTTAGGAACTTTTGTGCTTGAGCTAATTCTTGAGTAGTCATAGCAGCATCAGCAAACTGCTGGTACTTGTCAAGAATACTTTGGATGTTACCTAACCACTGCTGATACTCAGTAGGTGCACTCAAAATCTGTAACTGACTAGTCAAATCTTTCATGAGCTTCTGTTGCTGCTGCATCAACTGTTTGGTAGCAGCATCTATCTGATCGAGAACACCTTGCAATTCCTTCTTGCCTTTTTTACTATTACCGAGACTACTGATAGCATCTTGCCGTTCCTTAGCAAGATCTGCAAGCCCATCTTTGAGTTTAGTAGTACCGTCTTGTACATTCGACATGATATCAGAGGTCTGCTTTTTAAAATCGTCGGCCATCTTCTTTGCACTTGCACGCTTACTTCCTAAAATACCACCGAGAACAGCGCCACCGATAGCACCTGCTGCCATTGCGTACGGATTACTTGTCATGGAGCTCACAGCGCCAAAGACAGCACTTCCTCCACCCACGGCACCTCCAAGTGCGCCTTGTGCATTACTAAATGCAGCGATGAGTCCTGTAACAGCACCGACACCTGCTTGAAGCTTTTCACTAAAGTCAGAGAGCTTTGATGCAGAATCATTTGTTGCATCTGCTTGCGCTTGTGTAGCTTCCGTAATGCTATTCTGGGAACCTTCTACTGATGAACCAAATGCTGAATTGGCATCTGGCCCACCTGCAGGTCCTGCAAGTCCAGCTAGATCTCCTGTAGTAAAATCTCCTCCTTGTGCTTTCCCTGTAAATCTACCTGTCAACTGATCAAAGGCAGCTACAAGTGTATCTACAGAGTCAACTACCTTTTGATTGCCTGCTGTCAACACATCTGCAAAATTGGACAATCGACTAGTAGCATCACTTGTCTTACTAGTAAGATCAGAAAACCGTTGACCTGCTGAGTCACTCGTACTCTTCACTTTAGCAAATAAATCTTGTAGATTACTTTTCAACTGCTGTATGGGATCTTGCTTGGAACCTTTATTCATCACATCATGCAATTTTGAAAACTGCTGCATAGAAGAGGCACCTAGCTTAAATGCATTGGTCAACTCCTTAGCAGTGTTACCTCCAAATTGTCCAAGGTCTTTACTGATAGCAGCAAACGCAGCGGAAATTGGTACCAATATATCTTTAGCAGTCATCAACTCTTGATTGTACTGCTGTACGTCTTTAACAGCGTCTATCACTTCCATCTTTGTCTTGTGCCAAGCTTCAGTACCTGCATCCTCAAGACTCAACGCTGCCATCCTATTACGAAGATAGTCAACAGATACATCACGTAGCTGCTGCAACTGAGCAACAGACGTACCTCCAAAAACACTATTGCCTGCTCCTTGTGCATTCGTAATACTCAACACGCCTTGTAGCTCTTGCTTTACATTATCAAAACCTTGTTTGGCAAACTTATCACGAATGGAAGCCTGCTGCTCAGCAAACTCTGTAACTTTCGCATTGTAAGCCATCTCGGCTTTAGCTACATCTGCAGCGACAAGTGCACTACGTTTTGCGTTGTCAGCCTCAAGTGAATACTTGCCTTTAATACCTTCGATCTCATCGTCTAACTCTGCCCGAAACTGTTCCTGCCGTAATTGGATATACTGATCAGCTGTGATCTGGCGTTCTTTAAATGCATCCTCAGTCAACTTGGTGATATTGGCAAGCGAGGCCTTCGCAAGAGCTTCATTGCTCTTGACAGTGGCCATCTGCGCTGCAATGTCATCTTGCTCACCTTGCAGAGTGAGTTTGTGCTTATCATGCTGAAACTGTTCCCACGCTTTCCCAAGCTTTTGATTCTTCTCTATCTCTAGAGTCTTTTCTCTGACTGCTAGAACAGCTTTGTCCTTCTCAGAATCTGTCAACCTTTTCTTTTCGTCGGTTGCCCATTTCTCAATGTAGTTGACGCGGCTATCATACATACTTTGATCGAGCCGAGCAGTCTTGGCAGCATAATCGGCGTACGACAGCTGACCTTGTTTGTACTTGTCAGCGACTTCATCTTTGACTTGAGAAATACCTGCTTGCTCAGACTCCTCATTGGCTTTGGCTTGTGTCTCAAGAAACTTCTGTGTAGCTGCATCAAGCTTCTTCATCTTGGCTTCGAGATCAGTTAAACGTGGATCAATCTTGCCAAGAGAACTTTTCGCCTTCTCGATAGCGTCGGGGAACTGTTCGCCGAATGCCTTGATTACTTTACTAGTGTCTCCTCCAGAGTCTCTTACATGCGCATACCAGTCTTGCCATGTCTGAGGATTAAACATATCTTGCTGCTTCATTACACTTTCAGGGATCATCTCTTTCATATGAGCTTGTCCTTTTTCAGACAGAGCCATACGCGCATACTTACCTTTGCCTTGCTTCAACGCTGCCTGAGAAGTAGCCCAATTCCCGATGTCATTCGCAAACTCACGAGGAACATCTGCATCGATATTCATGGCTTGCACAATCTTATTGATCCAACCGAACGCCTCAGCCAGAATGGGAAGTATACCCTCTCCCATTGTAACTTTGAACTGCTCCCATTCCATGTTCCATTTCTCAGCCTCAACATTGTAACGATGCTGGGCTTCGATCAGCTCCTTGCTGAAAACGATACTGAGCTGACTGGCCTCTCCGTATAACTCATGCATCTTTTCTTTGCCTTGATTCAAAACAGGAATGAGCTGGGCGCCTTGCCGGCCAAAGGCTTCGATCATGATTCTGTTCTTGGTCCACCCATCTGGTAGCTTCTCAAACACACCAGCAAGGTCTGCGAGGATCTCAGTCAATGGGCGTACAGCACCTGTATGAACATCACGTACTTCAACACCAAAGCGATGCAGAGTCTTCTCAGCTTTACTGGCACCATCCCCTAAATTCTTTGTGAACTGGAAAGCCATGCGAGTGAGCAACGTGGACATTTGCTCCATACCCAAACCAACAGATGCACCTGTCAAGCGCAACTTCTCTAGCTCTTCAACAGAGGTACCAGTACGTGCTGCCATGTTTTCGAACTTCTCAGCGATCTCGCCTGCCTCGAAAGGAATCTCTGCCATTTTCTTGACAAGCTCACCAACAGCCTCTGTAGCTTTGGAGACAAGCATAAACAATCCACCGCCGGCTAACGCACCAGAAAAGGCAGCGCCTAACACACCACCACCCATCAAACCTTTTAAGCCTTCCATTACACCACCAAGAAGGCCACCTCCTCCTTCTCCACCCTCACTACTAGCTTTAGCAGCTGTTTTGGCTTCAGCTGCTTTCTGACGAAGCAACGCGATTTGTTTCTGGATTTCTGCAGTCTCTGCTCTCGCTGTAGCAGAACGTGTAGCTTCTCCAGCAGCAAGCTGACGCTGCCATGCAAGTTTAGCTTGATCTAAAGCAGCCATAGTCTTAGCTTGCTGCTGAAGTAATTGCTCTTGAACTATCTGTTCTTTGGTGGCAGCGATAGCTGCTTTAGAGGCATCCATTGCTTCTTTAGCAGTCTGTCTAGTCTGGTCTTGTACGTCCTGTGTGTCCTTTTTGATTTGTCTAATGAGAGTGGTATACTCTGACGCTGACAAACCAATCTTGACTAACATCTTTTTGAACTCATCGGCCATAACAGATCCTTTAGAATTCTATACCAGGCATCAACCCTGCTTGTGCCATATAAGCAACGGCTTCCTTGCTATTCATACTACCCAACTCATCTAGACTAGAAGGATGGGCAATTGCCTCTTGTGAATTACTAGCTGCTTGTGCAATATCAACTTGCAACTTCAATGGCGGAGATGGAACATCATTCTTTTTCAACCGTTTATGCATATCGACATACTGCTCTTCTGCACGCCATGCAGAAATTGCCATCTCTGACTTAGTAAAGCGCTTCCTAATCTCTCGCAAAGACAATTTAAACATGTCAATGTAACTTGCAGCTGCAGCAACCATTGGTAGTTTGCTCTTCCCGACTGATGAGTCTTCTATCTGCTCGTTAGCTGGAAGAGCTGCAAGAAAAAATCTCGTATCCTATTACAATGAACTTGTGCTTGAATAATCTGTAACATCCTATAGGAGCTGAGATTACTTTTCACCCAGGTGACATCGATATCTTGCTCATCGCCAAAAGGATTTAGCACGACGACTGTGATCTCGGCCATTGCATCAAGACTCCTACCTAAGAGATCAACAACATGTTTGATCTTATCTTCAACACTGGTATCGTCTGTCATAACCATTTGAAGATTTTGCATTTCTTGCAACTTAGGAACAATAGCAGCCTCTAACTTCCTGGTAAACTGGAGTTCTGTCTCCTGCGGAACTTCTACAATAGTAAACTGCCGTTCTCCTGCCTTTGCACGTACAGTAACTTGAAAAGTAATGTACTCCTGCGTCAACAACGTTCTAACTTCCTCCGTGGTAGGAGGCGTCAGAGACTTCTTAAACTTCTCCATCTCTTTAGCGAGTAAGTCTCCATACTTAACTTCTAAAGATTCTATAGTAGTTGCTAGTCTTAAAGCATAGTCAACTTCTAGAGAAGACTGAACCTGTGAAAATACACTAGACACGACTTCATCGATTACTTTCTGACGTAAAGCAATTTCTGCTGCAGTTGCTCCTTCTGGTGCTGGTGGAATATCTATTTGGATTGGCTTGGTTTCTACTGGCGTAGAGGCAGGGGCAGTACTCATAAAATAATCTCCTTGAATGGAAAACAAAACATTAACAACGTACCCACGTAAACAGCAAAAAGCGGGAGAGGTCTCCTAAAGTAAAGAGACCTACTCCCTTAAGTAACTAAGCAACAACCTGACAGACTAGATCTGAATGTCTGCATTCTTGGGCGGGTACCAAGTGCTGTAGCGCACCACAGTCTCACCATCAAGTACATCATCATATGCAAGTGCATTCAAATTGGCCTGCAGCTCGTAGCCGACCATATCTGTTGTTCCTGCATTCTCTAACGTCCAGGGTGCAAGGTCTTTGAACTGATTGATGGATAACCGTGGATAGTACAACACCAACTGGGCGACGTCTAGAGTGTCACAAATAAACAAACCTGACCAGTCTGTGATGTATGTTCCGCCTTCTCTCGCAGCAAAGCCTCTGATCTTTTGAATCTTTGCACCTGCAGTAGGCCCTGTATTCGGCGTGCCAACGATGGCGTTCCCACCACCTACAAATGGTGCATTCAATACAAGACCATCCTGACCAGCAACTATATTGGCAACAACGGCAACAACACGTGCAACATAGTCAGATGTCTTCCTGATGTAGTCAACATCAGTAACTGTTCCTTGGAAGATTGGCACACCAGCGTCGCCAACAAGACCAATAGAAACACCATCATAGTCTTGGTCAGCAACAACATAATTACCTGCTGCAAACAACGACCCGGAGCCTGCAGGAACACAAAGCACAGGAGCAGTCTGAGACCCGAGACCTGCTACCTGATAACCAGATGCTCCTAATGGAACAGCTTGAGCGCCAGACCCACTAAGTGGGCCAGCGGTAGAAGCGACTGCATTGGCGAGCAAGTTCATAGGTGCCACACCAGTAGCAATTTTGTAATTCATGCGAGTATGTTCACGGAAGGCGAAATCAACTGTCTCACCCACTTCTCCGCGGAACTGGGCCCGAATGGCGCCATGCACGCCAGTACGGATCATTCCGATCTTGGAACCGGGAGCGATTTTCAAATTCTTGATCCAACCACAGTCGAAGAAACCTGATGGCGGGGAGTTTGTATTAAACGGGCCTTGCTCAAGATCTAAAATCTTTGGGCCCGCGCTCGTCGAGTTCGAAGACACCGCCAAAGCTGTATTGAACGGTGCGAAGAATGCCCTCCAACCGCCGCCGACTGGAATTACATTCCGACGAATCGGTTGCGCTAATGATCTAGAAGTTGGCATTCAAAAGTTCCTCCTTAAGCTGTGATCAATCCTGTCCAACTGTTCATTGACACATCGACAAAACCATACAATAGTCCTGACTTATCGTCAACTCGATGTCTAAATATCCCTGGTGACCACCAAAGATACTCTTGCGGGTCCAACGATTGACTTTTCAAACTACCTGTATCTATATCCACAGAGAAAACTAACTTCTCCCCGAAATTAGGATACAAACCTTGACGCAGCTCTTCACACATAACAAGGTGCGTACGATATCTATCACCACGATTTGCTTGTTGCTGACTTGCCTGAATATCAGTCCCTGTGATCAACCAAACCCATTGCATCTTGTACGTGTACAACGGAGAGGCAGGTGTTCCTTTTCCTGGTGTAGCACTTAGGAACAAACAATAGAATGCCTCCATATCAACTTTATCAGGAGGCCATTCAGCAGCATCAATAATCCCATGAACCTTCCTAGCTGCATTCACAGCAATGATACGACTCCTTATTGCTTCGGAGAACGAATCAATAGTCTCAATCAAAGTGCACGCTCCGGAAACAGTCTTCGCAATCTAAGATAGCGCTCAGTACCCATTGCTTTGATTAATATTTCATGGAGGCCTTCCTTTTCATTATCTTTGGGCACCATCAACAACGCGAAGTAAAGCCAACACCACCACCACATTCTTGTGGTCTTCATGCCATCAAACGTCTCACAACGTAGTGAAAGGGTCATACCAAACACATCAGCTGGGAAAAATGCTGTACCTGCGAGCACAGCGTCTTTAAAATTTGTGCGATTACATTTAGCGTTTGTAAAATCTGATCCGAAACAATTCGCACCTTCAAAATCTGCATTTGATAGGTCAGCATCAACAAACGAGCAGTCAGTGCAATCTGCACCTCTGAACTTGGCGCCTCTTAGATCCTGACCAGAGAAATCTACATTATTAAAACGCTTGCCAGAAAAATCTTTCGTTTTTACTACAACAGGATCGATCACTACGGTTGCCATCTTCCCTCCGTTGAAGCAACGAGTGCCCCATCTTCTGCAGTTGAATCGTCTAACAACGAGTCACCTGGTGCTAAAGCTGTAATGCTATCACGAAGTGCACCAGACGCAAATGGTGCTGCGTCTCTGATAATAGGTGCAATTAACTTAGCTATCTTGAACATCGCCTTTTCAAATTCTGCTGTCATAGCTGCAGGATCTGTCTGGGCGAACTTTACTTCGCTTAGCACTTCTTGAACAATAGCCCAGTATAAAGGTTCGTTGATTGAAATGTAACCAAATGGTGCTTGCACAGACAACCATACAGTACTGCCATCTGGATTAGTACCTTGACACGTTTCTTCACCTGCTTGCACTTGTCTAGCATTGCCCCATTCCCAAATCAAAGCATAGCCTGCTGCTTCGCCAATTGATGCTACACCAGCTGCAAAAAGCTTATCGTGGCTCTCTAGCTCTAACAGCACCTCATCAAGCTTCTCAAAGATGATTTCAATCGCACCAACTGGCGGAGCTAGCACTAGCATGGCTATGTCAGAGACAGCAGGATGTTGGTGACGCGGGCATTGTTAGGATCACCACCGTCAATAACAGTCAGCGTCTCGGTAAGCAAACGTTTTGCTTCTTGCAACTTCAGCTGGGCCACAACCAGGTTGCCTAAAACATCCTGGATCTTGTTTGCAGGATTCTGTGCGTTGGTTGCAGTTGTTGCAGTTTGACCTGCTGCAACAGACGTGGCCATATCGGTAAGCAACTGTGTACTCGCGGACATTGATTAACTCCTTTCGAGAAGATTTAATTCCTAGAACCCGAACTTGCTTGCGAACGACCCGTGTGGCGCAAGTGCACGAACCACAGACGCGCGTTTTAAAGACAACTGTGCTACTGGTATCTTAGCAACAGAGTTGTCTTCAAGAGCAGTGGTAGCAACGCCATTTGCATCGAGGGAAAGTACTTTCCCGTCCAGCACAGTAGCAAACTTGATGCCAGGTTTTTTGTACTGGACTTCATCTCCAGCCTTGATGGAACTAGTATCATTCATGTTGTAACTCCTCCTTCAACAGCATTGGCAATTACGTACCATCGAATAGTGGAACCCGATGAGTCATCAGCCAGCAAAGAATCAATTGCATAAAGCCGATTACTATAAACTAACCCTACTACGTTGTTACTCCTGAATACTTGATAAGGGTCTGTATAGTTCATTTGCGCAGCCCTGGCTAACACCCATGTGTGAGAAATGACGAACTTCTTTTTGATTTTATATTCATTCTCTAAGGGCAGCCCGTCATCTTCTGACTTAACATCAAACTCTTCAGGCGGTGGGTCTATAAGAATGTCAGTCGTACCTACATTGCTACCAGTAGGTGTCCATGCAAAACCTAAGCGAGCTCCTGCAACATTAGCAGCATCGAAATTTTTAACGCGTAAATATACAGCTAACCCAGCACGCACAAAACGCTGCTGAGCATCTTGCATGAAGCGCAAACCGAAAGAAAAGTCAGGATTCATTTTATACTTTCTTGTTTAGAAGGCAACTACAGCTACATAGTTCTGCAACATACGCGCAATGGTCTGATCAATAATGTAATCACCAAAAGTTGCATGTACCCGTGATGCATTCAAACTTTTCAAATTTGTTATGCCTCCTGCCTGTGCTATAAAGTTCTTAACAGCCATAGCACAAGCCAACTTAATAGACCGTGGCATATTCGTTGGATCGAAACCTGAATTATACTTGACGATTACTTCTTGATACTGATAACCGAAAATCCCAACCGGTATCCACAGCTCACCTGTCTGTGTATCAAAGTCAATAGTGGCTACGTCGATACCTGTCCATGGCGGTGGTGCACCCATAATCCCAGCAATTTGCAACGGGTTTATACCAAGGCCAAAATCAGGAACTGCTTTAGCAGAGTCGCGTCTACCATAAGCATAACGTCCACTCACTGACAACAATGGAGATAGTGCAGCTGTACTAGTCTGCACAATCGTATTAGGTACAAAACCACTATAGTAGAACTTTCCTGACGCACCTTCAACAGCGACGAGTGCAGCTTGTACAGTGCTGTCTAACGCCTTCATAGGCCGAAAGGAGATCCTAACTAAGTTTCTTCCTGGAGACTGTAGCGATACACGTTCTGTGTACGTTGTATAAACAAGTGACCCATTGCCATCTCCATCTGTCCTCCCACAATGCTCATCAATCAACTTACTAGCTGCATCTACAAGACTTAAAATTGCAGGCATGTCAGCAGGCGATGGTAAGCCATACGAGGGTAACTCACCTTGCGAAATGTAACGAGGCTGAAAACCGTCCACAGTACAGCTCCTTGATACAATAAAAGAAGCAAGGGGACAGTAATTGCTGTCCCCTCACCCTCCACGAGCAACGGCAACTAACAACTACCTAACAGTGAATACCAACGAGTGTGCGTAGGCGGCGCCTTTAACAACAACGCCTCCGAACTTCACGACCACGTACTGTGAAGCTAGGTTGCCTAGCAAACCGAGCTGGAACACACGCGGCATGGGTGATGTCAACCAGTGGTACTCGATGCAGCTCTCGGAGAGCACAAACGCGGCATACTGCTTCAGGGCACCAGAGGCCAAGTTCGTAATAAAGGGCTCAGGAACCAATGGCAGAATACCGGCCTGCGTCGGCAATGCCTTAACGATCACGCCAGGCATCACTTCGACTTTATCGAAGTACAACTGGACTGTCTTCGCTTCTTGATCGAGCAGATCACCGAACAACGGATTCGTGTAGATGGTGTCTGGCCGCACCTCGAAGTCAGTGCGGGAGATCATCTGGGCGACCTGCGTCTTGATGCCGTCCACCAAAGAACCTGTTGACGAGATCTGAGCCAACTGGCTGACAGAACCCACTTGCGTTGCTTTTGCAATCTGACCAGACACGCCGAAGTACTGGGTCGTGGTTGGCACGGTCAGATCGGTATCAGTACCTGTCCACAATGCCTGATCGTGTACCTTCAGGACACCGTCAACTGTATCAGACAGGTCTTTGGCTTCGAGATATGCAAAAGCACCCTGCTGCGCATTAATTTCTACGTCAAAAATACCGTAGTTGATCTGCGAGATGAGGGCTTTCAGGGTGACTACACGTTCTGCTCTAGTCGGCTGGCTCGCTGTAGCTGAAAGCTGGCGAGGGTCGGTGAAAGCAGCACTAGGAATAGCCGTCTGTTCAAACCAACGGCTGGGCTGTCCTGTTGCAGGAGTGTGCGGGATACGCTGACCAAAGACACCGCGGCGACGAATGAGATCAAATATTTCTTGTTGGTACCTGTTGATCTCGATCGCGCCCGGAGCCATATAGTCAGCGGCTGCACTCACATTACCTACGAACATTGGGCGACCAACGGACATATGCGTACTCCTTTATCTAAGATTTTCGTACTTGACGCGAACGCGTCTAGTTCATCCGCTTGATTTCACCTTGGCCCATTAATCCATTCTGCACCAATTGGTTCTTCAGTGCAATCCTGGCAACGACGTCAAGATTCAAGCCTGAGTCACGGAACGCCTTGTCAACAGCATCTGTGTCCAGCTTACTACCGGAAGCAAGCAAATCACCGATGTCGTGGCCGGCTTTCGCTAGCAACGTCCTCACTTCAGGAGAAATCGTACGGCGGTCAACCATCTCCGCATAACGATCTACCTGGGCTTGGACAGTTTCCACTTGCGTTGCGAGCTTCCTAAGCTTGGCGTCTTTCTTAGTGCTAGCTGCAGCGACTGCCTGCAACTGCTCACGTAGCTTCCGGTTCTGCTTGTCCAGCTTTACAGCAGAGGCAGTCATACGGCCTCTTGCAGCCAAGCCAGGCTTCGGAGCCTTCTTCCCAGTCTTTCCTGTGGATGTGGTCTTCTTGGTCTTGTCATCGACATCGTTGTCGTTCAAGTCAGTCATGTCTGGATCATCGTTGGTGGCTTCAACATCATCCTCATCATCAGCATAGCCGTCCGCGTCATCGTCGTCATCAGCGGAGTTATCTTTCTTCTTAGCAGCGCGAATAGGCTCTTCATCCTCATCCTCGTCCTCATCGGCGCTGGCATCGACATCTTCGTCGTCATCTTCATCTGCATCAGCATCAATTGCAGTATCCACATCATCGATGTCTTCGTCCTGTGTAAGCAACGCCTCATCGAGTCTGGTGGAAAGTGCTTCCTGTGATGCGGCAATACGTGCCAACCGCTTGCCCAGCTTAACGTTCTGCTCTACCAACGGCTGAACCGCGGTGGTCACACCTTGCTTAACGGCAGATGCGATAATAGTCACCAACACTTCATTCCCTCTCTGATTGGTAACTGTCTTCTTTTTCGCTTTGTCCGTCTTCATTACTATTCCTCCATGTTGTTCGCGATCGCGGCCATGCTGGGCAGCGAGTGCGGTTTGGTAGTACGCTGCAGCTTTCTTATACAAGACTGTCGCCCCTGTGAACCTAAAATCCTCCAGCTGCCATATGGTAGCGTCTTCATCAGACACGTACACATCTGCCAACTCCATGGACATCCCTAGGCCAGAGGTCTTTAGATCTTTAACGGCTTCAGGAAAATCCTTTTTGTAGATAATGCCTTTTACTTTTACAGCATTACCGTCGATCCATGCACCAGTGATAACTCCAACCTTTCTCCTGGGTGCGTGCTCTTCAAGACTAGGAGAGTAGTTTAATCCCATCCCAATCAAGTCTTTCAGCCGGCGCTTTGTGACCTCTTTACTTAACTGTATCCTGTGCCCTCGTGCGCCGTGCGGTGGCTTAGTAGACGGGACACCAAGCAGAACAAGTGTCCCTTTGAAAGGCATCTTGTTCGGATGGTCATCTGCTGCGCCATAAATTTTGCCAGTGAGTGCCCTCAACTTCAAAAGCACCTGGCAGGCATGCCTATCTCCTAAATCGCAAGCCCGTTCTAACTTTGCCAGATGCGGCATATTTCATCCCCTGTTTAGATCTCTGTGCTGTTCGACTACCAGGTCCTGCAACTGACTGTGTGCGGCCTCTCCTATTCAAAATCTTCTCCATCTCAGTATCTGAGTGTTGACTCTCCTCAAACTTCTTTCTTTGCTTCTTCTCCATCTCAGGAGTAATGTCATCTACCTCGACTTCATTCTCGTCCTCGCCTTCATCCCTGAGCTCCTTAAAGAAGTCTTGCAATGCCTCAGTCAGCTGCTGCATGATACCGGGCATCTGCTCTTCCATGCCATCAGAAATGTCATTCTTGTTTTGTGGCAACATACCTGTCTTCTGATGCTGCTCGATTTCTTCAGGGTCCATCTTGGCAATATCATCCGACGAGAACTTGCCGCCTGGGACTGTACCTTTGCCAGCTGAACCGAACTTGCCTGGTTTCTTTTTCCTAAACGGAACTGGTTTCTGTTCTTCATCGGCAGCCATTCTCATCCTACCCATACCGCCACTAGAGCCTTTGCTCGTACCACTCGGGGCAGTAGGATTGGACATCGTACCTGGCAACCCTGCCAACTTGGGTGCCTTGATTGGTTTCAAGCCTGTCATCTTGCTAACAGATGGCGAGGCTTGTGGGCCTTGACCTGGCTGCTGTTGCGGGCTACCTGGTCTGGCGGCTCCTGGTGCGCCTGGTATTTGTGGTTGCCCATGTTGTGGGGGCATACCGGGATATTGCTGACCTGGTGCTGGTGGAAATGGCTGCGGTGCATTGGCAGCTTGATCTTTAGCAGCTGCTGACTGGATCATTGTCGATGCGACCTCTGCGAAGACCATCGACTGCAACTGTGTCATGTCTCCCCATCCACCTGGTATTGGCGGTAATCCAAGCTTTTCATTTACTTGGTTAGGAGTGATTGCGTTCATGGCATACGTTCGCTGCATGAGCATGATCAACGTCTGCATGTCGGGATCTTCAAGATTCAAGAAACTGAACTTGAGATCGCGCCAACCTAGATATTGATGCAACAGCTTGCGAGTGAAGGCTTCCTCAATCCTACGCGCAGTAGGCAGCACAGCAGACCGAAAGTCTGACATCGCCATCACGGTGGCTGTGTTCCTATTGACATCGCGTTCGAGACCTAGAGCCATGGGACTCAAATCGAATGCAGCGGCGATGATTCTGATCAACAGCTCTTGCCAAGGGATCAGTAGATCATCTGGCTTCACAGCCTGCACATCGATTACCTCAGGCTTCTTCATACCCATCATTAAACTGATCTTAGATTGGCCTTCAAGCTCATTAGTAATATGCCTACGCACTGTATTAAGATGTGCAGGACTTTGCATCTGCTCCCAGAACAACCACGTCTTGTGAACTTGATCAGCAGCGGCCCGTGAAGCAGCATCTTGTGCACCGAGAAATGCATTCACAGCATTGAATGCAACTTCAAGCTTGCCTAAACCAAATGGAGATGACGTCCGAACGTTCTCCATGATGTACATCAGCTCTTCAGCCCGGAAAGCAACAAGGCCACGTTCACCCTTAAGGCCAGTCATCTGCGCATACTTTGGTTTCTCAGGTGCGGACTCAGTCCAATCAAGAAACTTGCGGATGGTATTGCCATCTACAGCCCACATTTTAACTGGGCGGCGAGGAGATGGAGTCATTTGAGGCTCAATGACTCCAACACCAATGGATAATAGATCATCGAGTACAGCTTCTAAAAGAGTCCGCCAGCTCTCGTCATTGCTTGGATGTTTGAGACACTCCTTCGCAGTACGAATACGTAGCTCCCGTCCTGGGTCCTCATTGTCAGAGTCTTCAACTGGTACTATATCCCATGACAACGCCAGGATAGCGTTCTTGATCAAGTTCATTGCGCGGCGAACGATCGGTGTCTCCGCGAACCGACGGAGATTGTAGGGCGTGTTTTTGATGAGAGGCTGGTTCAGCCTGTGTAGGGATTCGGGTAAATAAGGGAGCGGCCAGGAACGGCGATCAACAATATCAAACTTCCCGTCGCGTACTGCGCGGATTTCATTTGCGTGTTTTTGCTTGACTAGCGCCCATTGCTCTCCAGGGGTACTCCCAAGCTCTTGTGCATGCATCACCGCCATCACACGGATAGCCTCCCGCGTACGAATATCGCGGGCCATCCGTGCTCTGAGGTCGCTGTGCAACTGCTTGAAGTAGCTCCTGATCATGTCACAATTCTGAAGGCATCGTCACAAATCCGCTAGGGTTTACCTAAAAGGAAAGCAAGCCCGCAGGAGAGGGGAAGAGGGGCAGGGAAATTGGCCCGAAATAGGGGGTCTGACCTAGGGCTTATTTAGGGGTAAAAAGGGCCCTGGGAGGGGCTTTAAGGGGTTCTCGGGCCCGGAATAGGGGAATTAGGGGTACCGGGCCCTCAGAGGGGGCTAAAACCGAGTTTTTGGGGGTCTCAGGAGAGGGGAACGGGGGCTTAGGTGGAATAGGGTACCTGGGAGGCTGGGAAGGGCTCAGAGGGGAACTGGGAAGGAATAAAGGGCCGGAGAATGGAAGGGCTGAGCGGGGAACTCAGCCCATGGGCCTGGGAGAGGACTAGGGAAGACTATTGATCTCGTCGAGAGTATGTGACATGTGGCCTGGCAGCTTCTCCTCAAAGGGATCTCCAAAGTGGCTGATGAAGTCTGCCAACCTCAGATAGAACTTCCGGTCATCACACTGCATGTACTCTTCTTTGTTCTTCTTGCAGGCGGCTGGAGATACTAGCCGCTCATGTTTGATGCGATGCTTCGTGAGATACGCAGCAAAAGCATTGCCTTGCTCGAAGTCTCGCTTGCCGGCATCAGACATGAACTTCACAAACAGCATTTGCCTGGACGGCCGTTTGGAGTCGTCGTCAATTTCCATCACTGGTGTATCCAGCTTGCGATGATCAGCGAGCCCAATCTTGGTGAACATGCAGGCATCGTACTCTGAGTACTCGGGACGCGCCACTTTCTTTTTGCGTTTCATTATGCAGCCTCCAATGTGATTTTGATGTCTTCTAGTTTAAAGCCTTGGTCGAGAAGCCACTGGACATGAACGTCCAGGGCCTCTCCACGAGTGACAGTGTGATAGCAACAACTGCAAGTGACTCTGTACTGGAATGGGTTCATAGTTCCTCGCCGTCAAAGTGTTTCCAGAGTGCTGCGAGAGTGTCGAGAGCGCCCTTACCTGCGGGCACTGGCAACACGGTGAGCATATGGCGAGCCTCTTCAAGAACCTCAGCAGGGTCGCCGTCGTATTGTTCAATAGCGCAGAGGGCTGCGGCTAGCTTGATGCCAGCAGCCCTCGCTTGCTTCTCTTTCTTGGTTAGCCTGATCATTTTTAGCCCTCCACTTCAGGAGAGGATACTTCTGCAGCCTGCTCAGTTGCTGGTACAAAGGCGATAGGCAGGAGCATTCTCCAACGGTTGCCTTCCTTCTCGATGGCCCAGCGTCCATACTGCACGCCGTGGGCTTGCAGTGCCTTGAGGCGCCCGACTACATCGGCTTCGATCAGCGTCTGTAGCTGTGTCTGCAAGAGCCACGCATTGTTGTTCGCGGCCATGTGCTCGTACAAGGTCGCCATCGCAGAGCCTGCCTGGTACAGGTCGGCCACTTTGCCTTTCGTAGTGAAGTTAACCTGATTGACTGGGCCAGCTTCTTTGATCTCAACCGATGAGATCTCTTCGAGAATGTTGGCAACTGTTTCCTGGCTTGGGAACTCGATCGCTTTCAGCTTGCCGGGGCCTAGGTGAGTGGTCTGGGCCTTGTTGACCGTCTGCAGTACGCGGCGCTTGTCGCTGACGAGTGCAGCACCTTGTGAAAAGAATGAGCCAAGGGGCAGCTTGTTCATCTGTGCAAAGAAGTCGTCACGTTCGCGGCGCACAACACCGAGAACCTTAGCAGTGCGTTCTTGATCTGTATGCAGCACGGTACGACCCACCAGGTAGTTCTGCAACTCGGCGACTGCAGACTTGTCTACACTCGAAAGCCGCTGTGATGACCAGATGTTCATGATACCGCGCTTGCGGCCGCGCTTTGCAAGATTGACCAGCTCGGCGCGAGCGTCTCCGTTGCCCTCACCTTTCTCTGGGCACCACAGATGGGCTTCATCAACGAGCACTGCAACTGGATGCCATTCATCGCGGGGCAGATTCATTAACGTGTGGATAGCAGTCTCGACCCACAAGTACTGATCTTCAACCGACAGGCTGTAAAGATTGAAGATAGCTGACATGTTGGCTGCCATCAGCCGCTTGATTGTAATCTCGGCTGTCTGTGGATGAATAGGAGCATCGGCTCCCTCTCCACCGATGACAACGAAATTGAATTTCTCTTTCAGCGTGAGGTATTCTTCCTCAGGGTCGAAAATGAATAAGGGAATGATCCCGTACAGCTGCTCGGCGATGACGCGGTTCGTGTACGACTTGCCGGAGCCTGATGCACCGGTAACCATAAGGTGGCTGGTTCGCAGTTTGTCGAGATCGAATACCACCGGCTTGCCGTTTGCGGTACCGATGGACAACGCATTCAATACAGTACCTGTTGGAGTTTTGACTACGGCATACTTGGGGGCAGCCTTGGTTGCTTTCTTGGTGGAAGTTTTCTTCGTGGACTTCTGAGCTTTTGCTTTCTTCGATTTCATTTGCCATTACCTCATATAGGAGATACGCGACACAGCGCGTTTGTTTTTTCGACTAAACTTTTTTGATATCTACAGCACGCACGATAGTACCTGTTTTACCTGTAAGCCGCACGGCTATGTTCTTAGAGTCAACAACAGCGCAAACAACTCCTTGCTTGCCTTTCAAATAAGCGACTGATGGCCTGTCGCTTATAAACTCGACCTTATCACCCTGCTTGTACATAGCATCCTCCAAACGTGAAATAAGGGACTGCCCTTGTTTTAAGCAGTCCCTCTACCCATGAATAGTATAGGTTTTTCGCACGAGTGAGTCAAGAGAAATCGGAAGGGCGAATAAAAGGCGAAAGGTACTTGGGAGGCTGCTGGAACTACAGGTACTCGGAACTCGAAGAAACGGGGCGCAGGAGGAAATGCGGGCGCCCCCGTTGGATGTTAGGCTGCTGCAGCAACAGGTTACTTTGGATAACCTTTGGTGAAAGGTTTTGAGCCTTTTTCGAACGCCTTGTCGTGGACCTTGTCGGCCACCTTGTTTGCTTCGGAATAACTGGCGACAATTTCTGTACAAACCTGCAGCGTCTGACTGGCGGAAGCCACCAATGAACTGAGCTGATCGAACGCTTGCGGAATCTCAGACAACTCAGTAGGCCCTTCTGGGACTTGATCCTCAACATGTGAGAGCCAATCGACTGTGCGTTCTGCGTGGGCTGAAAGGGCAGCAACATGTTGCACCATCAGTGTGTAGTGCTTCTTGTGGAACTTCTGCATCTTGCTGTTGTACTTTTCCTGAGCGCGATTCCTTTTCTTCTTGCCTTTCTTTTTGTCCTTCTTCTTGTCTGACATGGTGTTCCTTTCTTGGTACAAAGTTAGTGGGCAGTCCTCCTACCCAAGACAGAGTATAAAGACGGCGAGTGACGCTGTCAACCTAGAGTGTTGGAGAGCGCTACCGGCTGTAGCGCTCTCCTAACTATTTCCCTCGGTAACGGGAAGATATGATCAGTAGAAGGTCAGACGCTATGAGAAATACAGCGTGCGCCTGCCTTGCCATGGTAGCCTCCTTCCTTTCTTCCAGCATGCATCATTTTAGAGGAAACTTGATTGAATAATTATACAGGAACGCGACTGCGTTTACGATGCCAGAGCTCGATCACTACACAGGCTTTGTCACCTGACTTGAGCACGTGCGCCTTGTACGTCCCTTTGCGCTTATGCTTAGGGATGGCAAGATATGAAAAGGCACCTGTCAGTGAGATCAGCCCGCTCTTGGAACGCGGAGAACTGAACCACACCTTCAGGTTGCCTGTTCTTCCTTGTGCAGGGATCAAAATAATTTCTGGTCCTCTCGTGTCGATGCCTGTTGTAAAACTGTTGGCGATCACAAGATCGGGTGACAGGCGTGCAATATCTTTATCCATCACCCGAACTGTGTTTGCGTACACTGCAGGTCCTCGTTTGTTAAGAGCCTTCTGCTTCTGCTTCATCTGCATCCTCTTTGGCGCATTGCTTGTAAATCATCTGTGCAAAGTCTCGCTCTACAGCCTCACGATAGTAGGCTAGCCACTTCTCAATTTCTTGAGGGCTCACTTGACCACCTTCTTCCTAGAACGTCGAGGCGGCGTTTTCCTCATGTTGAACTTACAAAGCAGCACATCACCTAAACGATAACGCGATGTCTGTCCGTCCCATGTGTTAATGAACTCGGCTGCACACTTCATAGCATACTTAAAACCGACCTTGAAGTCCTTCACCCGACTAGGCGTCTTGTAAATACTGGCAAGTTGTCTGTTCACTTGGCCTCCTCGTCTTTCCTGGTGCCAACTATTACCCGAGCAGGGCGCACGAGCACGCCATGCATTTTGATACCGACAGCTCCGATAGCTGATATCTTACCGTCAGAGTAGAACGGATCTGGAGCAATAGCTTCATGAACGTTGGGATCAAAGTCCTCGCCTTTATGAGGAGCAACAACTTCACCTTGGTACTGCTCGATCACTTTCTTGCCCATTGAGTCGAGCATCTTAAATAGCTTCGGCTCTTTAACGAGCGGATCGTCTGCGCCCATCTGAATAGATGCTAGCAGCTCAAGAAACCCTTCCATCACATCACGCTGACCCATCTCACGATGCTTACCAGGCTCGGTGCGCTTGCGCGTTGCTTCATCCTCAAGCGCCTGTACCTGATTCTTAAGGCGCTTGATGTCTGCTTCGTGTGCTGTGATGATTTGTTCTTTGGCAGCTAGCTGGGTATTGTTCAATTGATTGTCTGCAGACATGATGTTGATCTGCTGCTTGATGCGTTGATTGACTTGGCGAGCTGACTGACCCATGAGGTCTAGGCGAACCCAAACATCAATAGGGTCTTGTATCTCACCTTCGGGAACAGGATCACATTCTTCAACAGCTACCTCTTGACATTGACGCTTGAAAAATAAAGCAACGTCAACACCACGCATACGCAAGACACCGATGCGGCCTAAGGTATCAAGTACCTCATAGCCCCAACCCGGCGGTTGTCCTGCAAGTGCTTTGGCTTCTGTACCTGTACTGATCTTCATGAGCGTGGCACCAAGCTCAACCTTAAGGTGCTTGGGGAGCATATTAACTGACAGCACCTTATAATGGATGGGTGTATTCGTAATGCCACGTCTTAACCTCACTTGGTTCTGAGCGAATAACGGTTTTTGATTCATGAGTTCCTTCTGAGCGTTAGTGCGTTAGCTGCATTACAGTCAACTCGCAGTGGGGACATTTCGTTTGTGCATCTGCTTGTTTGCTAAATGGTCCTGCAACATCACCTGACTGACGATGCACGAACACTAAATGTTTAAACAACATAAATTGAAGTTCAAGTAAATCATCATCAGACATTACTGTACCTGCTTCTTGCTGAGCGTGAGCTGATGGTCTGTGAATAGCAGCGTGCCTGCATTCCGCAAGTTGCGGACGGCCTCGCGAATGAGTTTGTCCTTGCCATACTCTTTGCCGATGGCTTCGAACAGCACGCCTACATTCCACTTCTTCTTGGGATTCATCCTGATGGTCTCGAGAACCATCTTCTCCATTTTCTCTACATCCTTAGCAGATGTCGTAGGTGTCGTTACACTACGTTGCCTCGAAGGAGTAGCGAGCTTGTACTTGGTATCGTAACAGGTGTGGCACACTGCCTTCCTTATTCTGTTCACGACTATGATATAACATGCAGCTAGATTGTGCTCAGTTGGTCTGAGCACTGCATTGCAGTCTCCGCAATGTGTCCATGATTCAGGAACTTCAGGATTGTCCTTCTTCCCTAAAAATGTTGGACGCAACATCTTTGGAATCCATTCAACAGTATCTGTCTTCGATAAGATGTGATCTTCTTTACATGAGAGGCAATACGTATGACCACCAAGCACTACTGCGTTGTAAGTATTCAATACATCATGGAAACCTTTACGACATTTTGAATCGTCACAACGAAAGGAATACAATACGCCATAAATAGCGTACATATGCTGTTGCTCAATTGCATTAATTGCAGGCATCCTTCCTCCTCTTAAGTTCATGGTCGATGGCTTGAATAAGCTTCCTCACTGTTTCTACTTCTATCTGAGTAAGAGTAGCCTTAGGATCAGCAAGGGCAAGCTCACTTTGGGACTTGAGGCCTATTAGATCTTCTTCATCAGCAAGCATAAAAGCATCACCGATTACTGACCCCGTTACCGTTGTCTGTACCTTACTCATGGCCTTCTCCTAATGGAGACTCCCAACGGGCCCCAAATTGGCAACCAAGAATCGCAAAAGCACCATCTGCTTGGCGAATAGCAGTCTCCATCATCAGGTGGTATGTCTGATTCTGCTGAGCCATGGGTGCTGTAGTTAACTCTATGAGCAACGAAATAGCAACAGCACCCAGTGCCATGTAATGCTCAGCTGCTCTCTTCTCTGCATGCTTCACCACTTGAGTGTGGAGTAACTGTCCGACCTCTGCATGAACATCCCGCGTAGGAACAGGCATCCCAGCCAGATGCTTGAGGATATGATGTGCAGCAGCCATCCGAGTAGCGAATGGCTTAGCACTCATCATCTGCAACATGCTGTAATCCTTTACACAGCACCTGCAGATTAGCCCTCCTACTTGCGGGCTGTTGCGAATGTAGTGATCGAACAACTGTTTATTGCGCTCAACAGCAACTGCTTGATGATGCAGCGTATCATCAAAGCAATCAGGTGTAGGTACTCCAGGCATAACAACTGGCGGCTTGTCTTTCTTGTTACGTACGGTCTTCATCGAGTCTTCTCCTCAAGGGAAATCTGAGCATCACGTTCGATGCACTTGTCTATACCTTCTTTTGCACTCAGATACAAGTTAAGCGGGGCGGTGGTAGCTGGGTCTACATGTATAATCACACTCCGCGGATTATAAACAGAACCAATAAAACTAACTGGTAGCACCATCGGATAAAACACTACCATTGGTCTGTGTAAAGTTGCGGCAAGATGGCCCATCCCGTTATCGACAGTAACAAGCATCCTGCATTGCTGCAGGGCGAGGGCTACATTGTTAAGAGGCACGCCCGTATAGTACTCTTCTTCTGAAAGAGTAAGCATAGGCGCGCGATCCTCTTTCGCGCCAAGGCAACGAATTGGAAGACTGAACGTCCTCAACTGCCTGATGATGAGCCCCCACGTTGTCCATGGCAGCATCTTATTTGGAGGCATACCTGGCCTGTTCTTATCTCGGCTGGTACAGCTCATCGAGAAGGGTGAAATAAAAATAGCATTCTGCGTGTGGAAAGCATCATACAAAGGCAACTGACCAACTGGCCTATATGTTGGACGGAAGTCAGTAACTTCTACTCCCATCATACGACCGAAGCATTGAGCAATGTGCAGATATTTCTTTTCTCCTCGGAGAACGAGATCTGCAAGTTGCCCTGCAGCTCCTGCGCCCAACTCGAATATCTCGTCGAAGCTTTCATCGAGATTAGAATCTAAAGGTTCAGTAACGACTGTGATAGGCAAATTAAACTGCCTGTACACCTGTGTCACATGATTGTCTAGCGTGAGCACAGTGAAATGTGTATCAGGATATTTGGCAAGGTACGCCTTCATGGCGCAGCTGGTATACAACGCGTCGCCTATAAGGTTCTTGGAAATAACTAGCACCTTTCTCATAACAGCTGCTCCTCTTGTGGTGGCTCATACTCGTCCTTGTCACGTACAAGAATGGACGGCGTAAGTACTGGGCCTTTATTATGCTCGCAATTTGCTACGAGCCATTTGCGAAAACTCTTGCGATGAATGATGTACTCACAAAAGTACAAGTAGGCACGTAGCATTCTTAGAATGCTTTCTAAAGCAAGTTGCAACACTTTGGCAGAAACATAAATGACTGCCAATATCGCTACAAACTGGCCAGCGGCTTCTAAGAAAACACCTAACATCTTTTGCATACAACCTCCTAAAGAAAATGGAGGGCAGGAACTTGCCTGATGGCTCAGAACACCAGGCAGTTCAGAATCGTGATCGCCCCCAAGCGACTTTGATTCCCGGGAGAGGTAGCACCCCGACCACCCATATCGTTTTACTACCTCATCGAAATAGTGCCTCCGTCATCTTCCCAAAGCTGCTGAAGTCTTTCGTCTAGCTTGTGCTCTGCTTCCATCAAACACAGAGGACATGTGAGTGGGCCAGTACATGGCCATCTAGCTACAGCATCTTCAAAGCGATACTCAAACGGAGATTGCATTACTGTTGGAGGCAACACTCTGAACCGAGTAACTCCTTCAGGCAATTTAAAGCGATCAAACATACACGCCTCCTATGGGTTGGCAGGTGCTCCAGAGCTAGGCTGTTGACTAGCAGGAGCAGTCTGCAGCACCATGCGCCATTGTGATCCTTTCTGTTCAACCTTCCACATGCCATACTGGATACCATGCTTCTGCATTGCTTTGAGGCGACCAGCAACATCAGCAGCAACCAACTTCTGAAGATCTGCTTGCTCGAACCATGCCTCATTGTTAGTGGCTAGATGCTGGCCCACGATGGCCATGGCACCACCCTGTACATAGAGTGTGAGGACCTTAGGCCCTTTGGTACCGCCAAAGCCCGCTGGACGCGTCCCTTTCTGTTTGGGAGTAGCAGAGGGGACTGCTTGTCCATTGGATGCTTGTACAGGTCCTGGACGCTTCGCAAGCCGCTTAGGAGCTTGAGGATCTGTACTCGCATAGATTACAAACGTCTGCAGAATGCTGTGATAGGCCTCGAGCATCTTGCGTGAATTGACCACATACTTACCAGAGCCATCTGGTGCAGGCTCGTAAGCGGCAGCGCGTGAAAGCCTAGAAGCTTCCTCAATGGCAACAGGCAGCAAGCCTTCGCGGCGGATCTTGTCCTTCACCCGGCGAGCTTCATGCTTGTCATAGCTCACCTGGGTAATGAGAGGGTCGAATCCAAAAGGCTTCTGCGCATCAGTAACGATGATCTGCAGAACCTTGCCTTCTGGATTCTTAGGCTGCAGGGCTTTGGTAATAAGGTCGATGAAGTCACCGAACTTCTCACCAATGCTGGTCTGTTTCTTTTCGAGTACATCTTTCTTCTCGTCGAACCGTTTGAAGAACTCACTGGCAACTGGCGGATGAATGAACGCGCACACCTTCTCGTACAAGGTGACTGCGGTCCTGTATGAAGTGTCTTTCTCTGGCAGCGTTCCTGCTTGCTGTCCGAGCTTGCGAGCCTTGACCGCGCGGTCGAGTGTCTTGGCTTGATCAGGACCTACCTTCTTCCTGGACATGCAATACTCAAGAGCCTTGTCATAGAACTGCAACGCATACGAGAGTGCATTGATCCTCTGCGTTGTGTCTGGTGATATGTAACCTTTTAGGATCATCCGAAGGTCTGAGGACTTCGGCTTCGGAAGCGGCGCAGGCTTGGGGGCCTTGGGCTGCGTAGACGTTTGATGAACACGACGACGTTTGAACGGCATCTCATTACCTCATTCTAGAATTTTTGTGTTGAGCTTAGTTAACCCATTTTGTAGATGCAGACGCCTGAAAGGAATCTGCACTTGGCTTGGTCTCTTTGATACTAGTCTTCTCCGCTGGCTGGAGAATCTTAACTGATCCATCAGGACTGACACGTCCCAGTGAACCATCTGTGTCAAACACGTACAGCGTGCTGCACATGTTACACCGAACCATGTGGCGTACAATGTGCTTGAGCTTCTCAGGAATCTCAAACACTAGTGCAGCACTACATTTGCAAGTGATCTTGATCCTGAAAAGCTTGTCATCAGGATCGAGGATCAATGCTGTTGGATGTGGCCCACCAGACAGGTGAATGTCTTTAGCAACACCGGTGCCTGCACAATTACCGCAAGGACGGTCACCGATCATCTTTGTTCCTTTGCATGCTGAGCATTTCATTTCGTCACCTCTTTCTGGCTGGATGTATAATGATCTGCTACTTTCCTTTTATCCTCATAGGACATAAAGACGAGCCAAGCACCATATGTCCTAAAAAGATAAGCAGCTTCTTCTTCTGTAAAGGGTCTATACATATTGCCTTTACTTTCCGCTTGCGGGTGGCAAGCAAAGCCGAGTGGAAACTGAAAGGAACTTCTGCTTGAACTCGGAGACCTTGTTGACTTCGGTGAACTCCCCTCCAGTAGCTTCACAAACTTTGCGGAGGACAGCAGCGACCTTTTCGACCAATGCGCGCTCGTAACCGTTTTCATCGAGAGCACGGTTGGCGACAAAAATGAAATCGAAGACGATGCCAATCTCTTTCATTTGTGGGATCAGCTTCTCAGCATCAAGTGCGCCGTTGTCAAAACCATCAGAGATCAGCACGATGTGATGCATACCGATTTCTTTCTTCAGCCGACCACATTCTTTCATCACCCTCTCGATAGCAGGAATGATCGATGTGCCACCATTTGGATACATACTGTCGATGGCTTCATACACGCTGGCCTCAAAGCTACCGACGGGCGCGCGCAATGTGCAAGACTGATTGAATGAGAAGACACCAACCTTCGCTCGCGGAAACTTCTGGAACCTTTCCCGCACGAAAGATTTGGACTCTGTCTTAACTACATCCAACTTCCTCATCGGGCCCTTGGTGTCAGCACCATATGACTTCACAGGCACCAACGGTATCTTGTACTTGTCATTCAACTGCTCGTCCAGGATCTTCATCTGGAGCTGGAGGTCTGTTACCGATGCAGAGTCTAGCCAATTCACGATTGGCTCTGCATCAGCGTACTCTTCGTCGAACTCATCTTCATCATCAGCATCTGCATCAGGTGCTGGCGTTGGTAGACTACCTTGCTCATCGGCAAGCCGCTTCCTGAACTCGAGCAACATTTCTGGCGGCCATTGGAACTCTTTGACCATCTGATCTGTCTCTTTGTCCATCCCGTCTGCCATGGAACCCGAATTGTCGACGACGTACCACAGCTTCATCTCGCGATCGTAAATGTCTGCGAGAGTGGAACCGGAGCCGGCGTCAACAGAGACTGTCTCGTAGGCTTCCTTCTGTGTGGCATCTTCTCCAGTGGCAACGATAAATGAATCGCCAGAGGCAACTTCACCGGCAACCATTTCCTCATCAAGGCCTAGGCCTGCAACTGGGGGCTCATTGGCCAACACGGCAACAACATTCTTGACTACCTCACGAACAGGAGTAGCTGCTACCTGGGGAATTGGATGACGACCTTTGTCACCACAGCCCGCGGCGCAGAACTTGACGCCACCAACTTCAAAGTAGTGGCGGCTGCCACAGTCACTACACTCGTCTGTCGTGGACTCGATAGGAGCCTGCTGCGTGGAAGCACCTTGCTGCTTGGGGGCAGCAGTTGCTTTGGGAGCGGCTACTGGCTTTGCGGGAGCCTTCGTGGAAGTTTTCTGAGCGGATACTTTCTTTTTCATGTCACTACCCTCATTTTGAATTTTCGAATCTGGTACCGTGGTATCTACCAAACTGGTGCTCACCACATTTCCTGTTCCAATCTGCAAACATCTCTTGCATGAACTTATCGCGAGCTGGTGTAACTTCCCACCGCCCGGTTAACGATTCCTCGATGCTGATGTCATTGGCGTCGAGCCACTGCTTCTGTTCAGCATTGCGCAGTTTTTCTTTGATGATAGTGACCACGTACTCCAGACTATCTGGATTGCGCAACGTGTACAGCTCATCATCAGTTAAGAGTCCTCGGCTATTGTTCGGTGGTGGTAGCGGATCAGGTACAAAGCGTCTGGCCATGTTTAACTCCTCGGGTGAATGTAGCCTGGGTTAACATCAACGTCGAGTGACTCGATAGGATTCAGGTCGACGTTCTTGGTGAACGCTGCCCACGGTTTCTTCCACTTGCCTTCTCCGTACATCTTCTTGTACAAGCGAAGACACTCTGCCTTGTAGTCGACTGCATCCTTCTTGAGGTAGCGAGTCATCACCAAAGCAAAGGGACTGTCTGGTGGCTGATAGCTGTGCGTCTCGATTGTGCCGTTGGCACCGTCCTTCGTTTTCTTGACATTGGTGAACTTGTCGTTCTCGATCAGCAGCTTGATCTGTGCTGCCATCGACGATTCTTTCTCGGCGAGGTCTTTGCGACGCTTCTTGATCTTGGCAAAGACAACGGCGACGTGGGCGCTGAGCTTAGAAAAGATTCCTTGCTCGATTGGATTACCTGCTGTGGACATACTGTCTCCTTTTTCTTCTTACGTGTTTTGCGGACCTATTTCTTATTCTTTTTCTTTGGACGATAGTAGCGCGCGACAACAGGCACCATTGCCTGTAAGGCAGCAACAGCACGCGCTTTACTAAGCCCCATGTCTTCTACGAACGTGGCCATCAGACTTTCGATAACACCTTCTGGGCTGCAAGCTTTGACCTGCTGAATGCAAAGCCTCATTAAATTGGAACGTTCTCGAGTGCCGTCGATAGCTGTGTACTCGAGAATATAAGCTGGCGCTGGGCGTACATCAACTGCTTTGAACTTCCCATCCGACGTTGTACCCATTTGTGAACCTCGTCTTAGAACGTAATAAAGGGACTGGCCCTATTTAGGACAGTCCCTCTACCCATGAATAGTATAGGTTTTCTTGGCGCAGGAGTCAAGAGTTTTCTCGTCTCCTTTATATAGGGGTCGCATGACCTCAGTGACCGCGCTCGTCTCGTAGCTGGTTCATGATGTCTTGGAACTCGGACTTGGCGGTTATGTTATCCCAACCGTGGACACCATGAAAGTGAGCGACAGCAAGTGCTCTCCCTTGCGCCTCAAGCTGCCGAATGAACTCTTGATGCTGGTTTTCGAGCTCTTCGAGAAACGTTGCGTCCATGTGACCTCCTACATGTCTATGGGATCGCGGAAGCCCTCAAACACCGGATGCCGCGGTTTGTCTTTGACACCGACTGGAAAGTAACTGTACTTGACGATTCTCCCAATCGGCCTATTTGCCTTCTTCCAAAGCTTCTTTCTGTCTGCTGCATCGAATCCTGAACCGATGCGGAACTCGACCTTGGTCTTGAGATCGCGAACGAAAACAGCGCCGAGCACGCCCATAGGTTGCATACCTGCCGTTTTGCTACTGCGCTTTGTATGTCCGAGAGCGTCTTCCTCAGCCTCATTGGCATTGTGCATCTGTTCTTCAATATCAAGAACGACAGCTTCCCCATCAAGCCTGCGCTTCAAGGCAATGAGACCTCCTTCTCTGAGAGTACTGCGCCCTTGCTTGTACAGCCCTTGAGGATCACGAAGCATCAAACCTTCATAGCCTTCATCAAGCCATTCAGACTCGAGTGTCAACAAATCTTTGCGTGAGTGCACAAGTGTATGTTCTACTAATTGCACACGCGGTTGGAAATGCCTTATGAGCTTCCAAGCGGCTTGTAGCCTTTCTTCAAAGCAACGCAACGAGTGTTTGTCAAACACCCGGAACATGACATAAGGTTCTCCCTCATGACTCATGACTGCACTACTGGTTCTCCTGAACACATCATGAGCAGTAGGAACTCCCATGATAAGCTCACCGTCCAAACCATTCAGTACAGATTTACCGAACAGCTTCTGCACATGCAGATTTGGAATGTCTTTCAACTTTCGACTGAGAAGGCGCCCATCTTGAACAGTTGCGCGAATGCCATCCAGCTTCCTACTAGCGAGAACTGGATACTTGATCTTTGCGAGATCTGTGAAAGGCGGCTTGATCTTACAAGCTAACATCGGCTTGAACATACTATCCTCCTACAGCTCTAAGTTTTCGTAAATGAATTGTGCGAGAACTCCGCGCCAGACTTGCTTTGCCTTAAGAGAACCGAAAGCGTCAAACGCGAACGGTACTCCTTGGATCTGTCTGAAGATTGCTGTGAGCTCGAGACCATCTGCCTCAAGATTATCGATGGTCTCTCCTTCTCGTAGCTCTGGCTTTGTAGACCATGTGCTAAACTCGTTAACATGAACATCGCCAAGTGGACCTGCTGCGTTTACTAATGCGACTACTGGCATACGTGTTGCCTCCCCTACTGTACTCGAATGGCTGCTTTTAAACCTACCGGTATGTCAGCAGTAGGAAAAACGCACAGCATAGCTGGAGAGGGCTATATGGATATCGAGTACAGTAGGCGCGGCAACCGCGCCATATGCTTATAGATCTTCAAGATCTCCAGAGTAGTCAACGTCCTCTTCTTCCTCGTCTTCTTCAAAGTCATCACCTGCGTAAGGTGCATTCTCTTCGTCATCATCCTCTTCTGAAATGTCATGTTCAACAGGAGGATCACTTATACCAGGGCCTCCATCACCACTGAGAGCACCTGCACCGGCTCCATGCGGAACACCACCGGTGCCTGCTGGCGGCTTTGGTTCGTGAACTGCTTTCTTTTTCGAGCCTTTCTTTTTCTTGGGGGCTGGCTTCTTGTTGACTTTCTTTTTGTTAGCTTTCTTCTTACGAGTGGTCATGTGCTACCTCCATAACATACAAGTTAACTGCTCAGGCTTGCGGGCTAGTCTAGTTCTCTGGCCCGCAAAGTGAACAGTTACGCTGTCTTCTTATTAGAAGCCAACGCTTTCTTACCGGCAGCGGTCAACTTTAGCTGAACCTTGTCATCTTTCTTCGTCAGCACCCAAAGCTTCTTTTCTTTGCCATGGGCACCGATATAGAACAACCGCTGCTTGAGGTCAGCACCTTGTGCTGCCTTCTTCAACTGCTGTTCGGTCTTGGGCTTCTCGTCGCTGAGAGCAAGAGTAAGCTGACCCATGGCGCTGTCATGCTGGTAAATGCCTGCGACTTTCCCGCTGGCGTTGGTGATGGCTTTCTTGACAACTTTCTTTGTAGTGCTTTTCATGTTACATCTCCTTATAGCACCGCAGTGCTTTTTGATTTGCTGAACTAAGAACTATCTCCCAAGTAGCTGAAAGAACTTGTGGGCAGTATCACACATCTCGTGGTACTGCTTAACATAGTACTCTAACTCACGATCAAGCAGCGGCGTAAGCTTTTCTCCGCAGACACATTTAACTTCTTTATCATAAGGGTATGTAGCAGGGTTCAACCACTTTACAATTCTACAACCTTCTTTATAACACAAACGCCATCCACTGAATGAATCACGACCTTGCCGCAACTCCACAAGACGTTTTACAAAGTGAGGCTCAGACAATCGAGACCTCCTTTCGTTTCATCAGGCAAAGTGCTTTCAACCTGAAATAGTTTTCAACGCTCGTACCCCAGAGGTCATGCCGTGTAACAACATCCTCAAGATACTTCTCACGTCCTTCTCGAGTATCAAGCGCGAGCTTCTTCCTACGTTTCAAAGATGCATGGCGCACCTCATCAGTGGCTTCAGTAATCCTGACCGCTAAACGGAGCTGCTTCTTTTGCAACTGTTGCCTCCTCTCTAGGTGGATGCACCTCATAGTCATGAACTACAGTTCCTTTTTCAGCAAGCCCACGTGCGTGGTCGGCCCACCAAAACGTCCCTGTATATTTTCCGAACAAGCCCTTCTGCTCGAAAGTTTTGAAGTGGCCACGGCACACACTGAGTGCATGCTGAATGCCTTTGGTACCTGCTGCACCCTCATGTAATAGCACGCGTTTCATGGGTTCGATTTGCAACACCTTGTAGGCGACTAACTCTCGTCCATAGGCCTTCTTTGCCTCCCTCATTGCTTTGGGTGGCGGAGTCTGTACTAGCTGTTTGACATTCTTGCAATGCATGAATGAAATGGTCATCATACAAGTGATGAAAGGCAGCAACCAGAAAAACTCTGCTGCACTGATCTCCTCATTAGTTGCATCAGGATTCAGCATAGAGGTCTTGAAATACGGCCTTGTGGAACCGTCTTCTGCGCGTTTCATAATGATGCGACCATCTGCCCCCACAGGCAACCACCATGCGTGCAACGGACCATCAGGTCGTTGGTGCTCAGCCTCCGCGTACAAGACACAGAACAATAACCATTTGGCACCTTCTGCGTCGGCAGCTGGCACATACTGCCCTTCTGTTGAAGATACTTCCCTCGCCTGGATGTCAGCGATCAACTCCGCTTGAATGTACAAGCCCCACGTTCCTGGTATGTGAGTCCTGTCAATCGAGAATGTCTTGCCATCGGGCGTCTTACCGATGTTGGGTGCCCTACACTCAATCCACATCCTGGGGAACGGTGGTGCGATGTTCGGCACATCACCGATCAAATCCCAACCTGGCTTCACACCTGACCACATATACTGAGCCACATTGGAACCGTCGATGATTTCGAGATCCTTCTGAGCGATGGCTTGCTTCAAAGCGCCCTCACTCATAATACGAAGCAACCTGTCGAGCATGCGACTCATACAACCTCCTAACCTCTTCTTCATGTGCTACTGCTTCCCTGTACAATTGCTGATCGATGAAAACACCGCTGGCTTCAATCTTGCGGTGAAATTCAGAGAGACTACCATAACGCCTTTTAATTTCTAGATACACAGCATGCCGCCAAGCAGGATCTGTATCTGCTGCACGCTCTGGCATAATGGCTACCTTCCATAAGGTACCAAGGCTGCGGTCGGTGATACTACGTAAACTTGCTAATTCAGTAGCTGATATTGACATACATCTCCTCCTTCGATTACTGTCCCTGCTGCAATCAAGCACCACCTATGGCTAAGATGGCGCAACGTCTCCTAGGCGTCGCTGGAACGATTGATTGCAGCAGGCACAGTAATCTGTGCCTCTTGTGATCTCCCGCGTATATGCTCAACAGCATTATCTGGTTGTAGCGACTACGAGAGGCAAGACCTAAGGAGCAACAGTTTTGAACACCATTGCTTTCACATTGTTAAGTGAATCACTACTAAGTGCATCGATGGTCATACACACTGTGTCCTTGTCGTGCACTGCAAAGGAATTGACATCGTCATCTACCCGTGGGTTCAAACCAAGAGTAGCTTGCAATGGCGTCGTCGTTTTGACAAATCCAGTAATGTTGCCACCAACATCTTTCTGGGCAACAAATACGATGACCTGGATGTGCCCGCTATTGCTAAAGGCACCACCAGAGCCTGTGATAATAAGATTCTGCAAAGTACCGTCGCCTACAACTGTATCGCAAATACCTGCAGCTGTACTATTAGTAAAATTGGCGGCACAATCGTTTGACCCGAAAGGACTGCCAGCGCCATTCATATACATTCCTGGGAATGTGACATTCGGCATCTTTGCGCAATTGCCGTTGTAGCTCCCTGCGGCAGAGAAGTTTGTAGCAGCTTCTACTAGCAACTCACCATGATGAATGGAATAAGTAGTCGCCACTTTCGAATGTGCAATTGTCGGGTGCAGGCCGCCTTGATGGCCCAATGGATTGAACGAAAAGAAGGCTGCTGGCTTTCCAGGAGTGCCTCCACCACCACCGCTGCCTGGACCTGCAGGTCCACCGCCACAACCAAGCAACACAATGTTGAAGGCAACAAACAGCGCTGCCATAATTACACCTAAGCGAAACATCGTCTTCATTTGTTTCTCCTTGTGGACTAGCTGATTGCTGTCCCTGCTACTTTGGTTCCCTAAGCACGTGTTCCGACTACCGCCGGCATTCCCACATGAAACTGTTGGGCACACTCCAAAGTAGCAGGCGCAGCAATCAAGCACTACGCCTTCCAGTATTAAGTACGCAAGGGGGTTACGTACTCAGACTGAACTCTATCCGTAAACCAATTTTGATTTCCTTCCTTCTTTCTCGACGATGAAAGCGCGCACCAATGGTCCGAAGCTGTCTGCGTCTAAGTTCACAACACCTAGCACCTGAAAGCCTTTGACCTGAAGAGCAGGTGTGGCAACCTCCTTCTCCCAATCCCAGTAATACTTCCCGGTCGTTGAATCGAACTGTGTGAATGTGTTCGGCTGCATGCAGTACCCGCGCAGATGATCAGCAAGATTGTAGTCGAGAACACTGAACAAGTCTAGTGTGTCTCCTTGAATAGGCTCCTTGTCCATCGGCTCCCGAGGATTGATGACAGCCATCAAGTCTCTTGCAGTCTTAGTAATCTGCACCTTTCCCGGGTATGTGATAAACCCATTGTCTTCCATGTCCCACCAAATCTGGATCAGTATTGCGCGCGTCTGATTCCAGATCCTGTCTTTGGCCCTGAAATTCTGCAAGTAGGCTGCAGGCATCTCCCATTGGATGGTAATGAACGCCTTCTTCACATGCAGACCATCTGTGACGGTTTTGCCTAAGCGCTGCCAACCGGAGCGTACGAGATACTCGTAGCGCTGTGTAGGCGACCAGGTCTGCATCATCCACTTGTAAAGTCTTCCACGTTCTGCCTCAGCATCGAGGCTACCTTGAGTAGAACTGATGTCGAATGTACGTTTGGGTCGTTTTACTTTCGCTTGCTCTGACATCGCTTTCTCCTTAAAGGCCTAATTGATAGGCAGCTTTGTGACTGATCTTGGCACGGAGGCCTGCATCGAACTCCTCCTGTGTCATTTTATTGTCGATGAACGCCTGCAGGATGTCTTTCCTTATAGTCTTGTACAACAAAGATGCACATTCACTAGGTGCATCGAATGCGCTTATCTCATCTGCGATGAAGCTTTCGTGCTTGCGAATAGCGAGCAGCGTGTTGGCAATGAGAGTAACCCGCGGGTCTGTAGCCAATGCGGGTGGCTGGGCCATTGTGTGTTCATGCTGAGCAGCAAGCCCACAAAATGTACAGAAGAAACGTCTTTGTTCATCAACCCAGGTGCTAAAGAACGTATGCGTCATTTGGCAGTGAGTGCAAGCTACCACCATAGGTAGCCCGAGATAATGAAATGTCTCACCAAAAAAGCCTTCTGTCACCTCATAGAAGGGACGGCGTACTATCTCAAGGATGGGTAGCTGACCACCAAACAATTTTGCAACACGCAGAACTGAGTGGCGCGCAGTGTAATACTTATCACGGAAAATGTGCAAGCCAGATTGCATATTCATAGGAGATACCTTTCTTGTTACAAGATTACTTCTTCACTTCACGATACAAGGCGATGAATGTTTTGGCAACTGAACTGGAGCCGTTCACTTCCATCACCTTAGCGTGAATGCTATTGACAACTCGCTTAGCGACATCCTTGCCTAACTCCTTGATAAGCGTGGCGGCGATGACTTTGATTACATCCCGACTGGCTGGCATAGTACCTCCTTAATGACATGCTGCTTGTGCGCATCTAACGACCAGTACAGCTTGCACAAGTCATCAAGCTCGGATGGCACATAACCTGTCGGAACAGCGATGGCAACTCGTCGATGGTTATCGATGAACTGCGGCTTGGATGCATCAGGGTAAAGATTCGCAACGTAAATACCACCACGTGGTGGTATGTGAACGATCTTGCCACGACGGCCTGTCGGCTGCAACGCAAGGCTGAGCAGTTCTACAAACTGCCCTACCTTAAGGGCATCGAACTCTTCTTGTGTCATATCAATCCTCATCTCCTCTTATACAAGAGAAGCCTTCAACGTAACGCCACATGTTTGTGTTGCGGAAGTAAGCTTGAATGTGCAAGCCTTTCTTCCGAATGTTTGTGATACGCAACCAACGCTTCCCGCCGACGGGCACTGCCCACCACGGGCAACCGTCTACGCTACCATAAAGTGCTAACGCCATCACTGCATTAGTGTAGGCTGCCTCACAATCTTTTGCCAGCAGTCGAGGGCTGAGCCTGTGAGAAGTTGCGTGCGTGTGTTCCATTAAAACCTCAGCACGCGGACGGGGTCATGAACTGATTGCTGTTCGTAACGCTTCCGCTGTTCGGTGAGGGCAGGACTGCAGTCAGCCTGCCGCACTGTCTTGTTGGGTGCGGGATTAAATGCCCGCGTACTGTTTGAACGGCTGTGGCTGACGATGTAGCAATAAGTTCTGAGCTCGGCTTCCATCGCATTGGCTACTGTGAGCTTTGATTCTTGTTTCATGGCCATGACCTCAATAAAGGAGAATTTTCTTTCTACGGCTTGTGAATCAACTGTGCGGTGGTCTGCACTTGAAGGAAAGCACGCTCCAATGCGCGCACGTCTGCTTTCAGTTTCCACAAATTCAGATCCTCATCTTTTAGATGGAAACTGCCTTTGTGCGTTTTACCTGCCCGAGCATCTACGATCTTGAGGTCTACTATCCTGTTAATGGTTTGCAGCTCACGACGAGTGACGTCAAACGGAAGACTGAGCTCGGACAGATTGTGCTTCCTGACTTCAACGCAGGCTGCTGCGATTTTCTTCATTGCTGTTCTCGGTGTCATATCAGTCTCCCTCGAATTCTGATTTCACTTCTGCGTGAAGGCCGTCTGTGCAATCACAAGTTTCAATCTCTGCGAGCCCTTTGCGAGGAACGCGTACAAATAAGCGACGGGCTAGCTTGCCTAACTGCTCATCTGTAAGCTTAGCGCGATTCATCAAATCGGTAAGTGCACCTGCCTTATGTGGTGAAGAAACTTTTACACCTTGAAACGTACTGAGCCAATGTGTGTTCGCGAAAATGGAAGTCATCATGCACCTACCTTAATGGAGCCAATCGCATCATGTGCTTTGAGCACCCTGTAAACTTTACCTTCTTTAAAAACTTTGCTGGCGTTGTACCCGAAAGTTTTTAACTTTTCCCGAATACACTTTTGGCTACAATAGCCCTTCCAATCAGCAGTTGCTTTGTCTTCTCGGTACGTACGAGTGCAAGCTCGACATGTACAATGCAACATCACGCACCTACCTTTGCTTCGATAAATACATCCTTGAAGCCCCAACGATTGCTGCGGAGGATAGTAGCAATCTCTTCAGCGCGGAGCTTACCGAATGCGGCAGCCTCTTCCTTACTCCTGAGACTGATCTTGTTGAAATCTGTACCGGTCTCTGCATAGCGCATACTGGCAACGAACTTCGGCTTGCCTTTTCCAATGACACGCCAACGTCTACCGTTCCTGACTTTCTGAACGGTCTCGATACCAACGATGAACTTGATTTGCTCATTCATCGCACACCTCTTTTAATCTGGCGCTGGACGGTGGCACTATTCATTTGAGAAACCATTGCACTTGTTTCTCGGATGTCGAGAACTTTCTGAACACCTTCCGCGAACGAAAGATTGTACCGGTCAGCGACGACGCATACCTCTTCGCTGCATTCGCAGCAGACTCGCATGCCGCGCTTGAGAGACACAGAACATATCTCACATTTTGTCTTAGCCATTTGAAACACCTCATAGGAGAAATTGGGCCAGGGAATGTAGCGACGTATATAAAGGATAAAGGGCCGCCCGTTTGGACGACCCTCTTTTGAACAGTCCCTCTACCCAAGAATAGTATAGGTTTTCGCGGTCCTCAAGTCAAGAGAAATCTAGCAATTATTATCCTCCGAAAACAGTGTGTCCTCAGAGCTATATTTAAGCGGCCTCAACTTCTTCCCCTAGATCCTCCTCAATTTCCCCATATTTCTGTTTCTTGGAGGACATAGGATCTAAATATCCGAGCACTACTTCTCTGCAATAATACGCACACCATCTTGCTGAAACGGTATCATCGTGGCTCCCTACTGCTGCAGCTGGTTTGCCTTTCTCGTCGCGAACGAAGCGCATCGCTTCTTCTAAGAAGGTCTGGTCATGAAGCAGCTCAGGATATTCCCGCACGAACCATGCCAGCTTGTTCAGAGCGATAGGCCGCGTCTTCGGGGACGTAGGGAAGCCATCAACTTCTACAACCTGCTTCTCGCGGTTCCTCTTGAACCACTCCTTGTGCTTGTAGATGTTCGTATACTGACACTGTGTCTGTAGCGTGAGGATACACGTACCACCATCTCCTGTACGTTCGACACAGATGAGTGCATTGTTGTATGTGCGTCCGAGCTCCTCGAGATCATATGCGAAGTCTTCAGGACTACACCGTGCTCTATAAGAGGCACACTCTTCTCCAGACTCAATATCAATAACAACGGCTGCACAGAAATCAGTATCAGCACTGTTAACTTGCCTGCCTGTTGCAGGGTCAGCACCGATTAGATAACGACGCCCCTTCTTACGTTTGATGTAGATCTTACCTTCACCATTACGCAGTTCAGCGATAGGTGGCTCGAGTCTGACCTCTTTATATCTGGCAGCGATAATATCGCGATCAAAGAACGCATTGCCTGACAACAGGAAACACGTTATGTCGTCTTCAGGATATTTCTCTTCAAAATTGTGACGGAGTGACTTCTGCTTGATACGCCTGAAGCCGATCTGATATAGATCAAGACCCATCTTCTCATGCAGCTCTTGCTCACGCTCATCTAATGAGTCAAGTGCTGCAGCGATCTTCGAGCGATACTCTTCATGCCACCACCATTCATGGAAGAAATAATTGAACTCTGATCTTCCATCTCGTGCGCGCATACACTCTTCATAGAAGTAGCCACCCATACCATCAGCAGTAGACTCTTCATCGAGAGTCCCGCCGAGCACGATAGCCTCTTTCACATTAGCTAGGACTTCTTCTGGCTTTGAACTGCGTGCGCCAGAACGAGACTGCTGACTGGTAGCCCAGCGAGCAACCTCAGAGGCGACAACGTGGTGCAACGTTACACCTTGGCCAGCCTCTTCTACTTCAGCAGACTCCGTCATGATCCTAGAGTCAAGCTGGTCGAATATGATCTCTCGTCTATTGGAATAGGTCGTATGCAGAAGATGCTGCATCAGCTCATCGTGCACCTTGTTAGCTTTTGGGTCATAAGGATCTTGGCAACCCATGTAACGAACTGTGCGCTTGACGATATCAAAGTGCTTAGCAACAGATGCGGAGTTTTGAGAGATAAGCAGGCAGCCTACACCAGGCTCGGTGATCGCTGGCAGGCAAAGGCGACGCAAAATAAAATAAGTTGTATAACCGACTTGGCGAGCCTTCAAGCAGATGTTGCGCTCTTGCAGACGATCATTAATGTCGCGCTGGATTTTATTTAAGCTGAATGGGACTAGGCGTTTGTTCCAACCATGGGAGACCTTAACCTTAGTACTGGCATCTGGTTTCTCCTGCTTGCGGAGGATCCAGAAGAAATAGCGCATGAACGCCTCAGACCCCCACACATGTAAAAGATTCTGCAATCCTGCTAGCTGATCTTTTACCTGGTAAGGGTCTGGCCCGCGGTATGCGCTTTTACTCTTACGAACTAACGTGATCGGCAACGAAGGCTCCCTGAAACGGGTGTGCCTTTCTTGTTACATCAGTTACGCGTTGGTCGTGAACTTTGCCTTCTGCCCTGTCGGTATGACTGTGAACTTCAGCAAGATGTCCTCAGCGAGCTTGTACGCATTCTGGAAGCTCAACTTCCTCTTAGCTTGGATCCTCCTTGCTAACTGAGTGACAGTGTCTTCATCGTCCGCCTCGATCTTGAACGGCACACCACCTAACGCTTCCGTCACGATCTCCCGAATGCACCTGTGTGTCCGTTCGTTCAGAAACGGAACAGGGAAGCCGTCCCAATGTGGGAACGCAATCTGATCGCCTGGCTTGAGTGGGCATGTGACAGTGACATGTGCATCGTCAACCAGCTTCTTAACTGGCTGGTATGTTTCTAACACAATGCCTTCATACAACACTTTGTTTTGACTGGCAGGCAATACAATCCTGCCTGAAGAGCTCCAGGCTTCCTTTGGAAGTATGCGTACGAGAATCCAAGGATACAACGGACGGAAGGAACGTCCTGTCTCCCTGTACTCCCTCTGAGCTAGCTCTGTTATCTGATCTTGGATGGCTTTCTTTTTACGGGGCATCACATCTCCTTAGAATGGTCGTTGCTTCTTTCCTGGTGGCAGTGTTAATGATGGAGGTAGCTGCGTAGCACCTACCAACTTAGGTGATACTGGGCAGGCTACCCAGACAGTCTGCATCACAAGTAGATCACGAGATGCACCTGTCATAGCCATCCCTGAAATGGATAACTTGAATTGCACCTTGTGGCAGTGCGGACACTCGACGGAGGGCAAGACAATACCAACCGAAATCATGTCTACATCATTATGAACACGTGGCTCAGGAAACGTTGCTTCTACTGCGCCTTTGCATTCAGTACATTCGAGTTTGTAGATTGGCCTATCCATGGAAGGCATCGGCTACCTCACCTGCCACAGCTTGTGCATCTGTGTAGATATCTTCCAATGCGGATACTGAAGCTGGAGCTGGAGAACAAGCTTCATGTTGGCTTGATTGATACTGTTCTCGTGATTGATCGGCTGGATGAACACGTTCTCTTCTTTGCTCCAAGGGAACACATTGTAAAAAGGCAACTTGTCCACTTTGAAGGCGTTGTCTACAAGCAACTTGATCTCATCTGCGCGCTCTATCATCTGCATGAGGACGCCGGCCTTAGGACTGACTGTGATCCACACCAAAGGATCATAGCGATTACTAACACGGCTAGGAGGAAACCACAACTCAAAGCCTTCCTCAATGACCGGCATGCGAGTGCCTGATGTCTCGATGTGGATCTTGCGGCCAGTCTTAGTGAGAGCGTGCAGTAAAGGGCACAGGTTATGCATGAGAGGCTCACCACCAGTGAGACAGATGTACTTTACTCCCTCTGGAACCTGGGTAACAATCTCTTCGCTGGTCATAAGCGACTTGGTGCGATAATCGGTATCACACTCGAAGTGCCGACCATCATACGTGGTGCACTGCTCTGTGTAGATAGGCAAATGTGCATTGACTGACTTGGCATACGCACACGTAGGCCCGTGGCCTATATCAGGGTCTCCACCTTTGCATTCAAACTTACAATGCGGCAGTTCAGTATAACGCTCTTTTGGAAATGGCTTGCCAACGCAACAACCGGCAAGGCGAATGAAAGTCATCAACGTACCAGTCCACACGCCCTCACCTTGTGGCGATGTGAAGATTTCTGACACAGGGTATTTCTTATCACTCATCTTCCTCAGTCTCCTCGACCTTCTTCTCATCTCTAGCAGAGAACAGTTTCATTCTCCCTTTGGCCTTTGCAACTACCTGCGATGTTTTCTTCTTAAGCGGTATTACTTTTGGCAAGCCTAATGCACGAAAGATAGTACGAATGAAGCCTGCCTTATCTTCATTCTTAACTGATTTCAATTCTTCCTCAGTGTACAAAGAGACAACTGGCTCCTCCTGAACAGGTTGCCTATCTATTGGCGACACATTTTGCTCGCATTCAAGACAGACGGCTATAAACTTTGTAAGCGCCTTCTTAATAAACTTACCACAAAGATGGCATCTAATCTCTACTGTACCATCCGCGTTTCTACCGCGGTAGGATGGCGTGCTACTAAAGCCAAACGATGACATGCGGTCCTCAGTGCAGTTAGCACACTAACTGGAGTGACGTTCTCTAATCCGTAAATCATCTGGTACGACTTTGCTGACCACTTGGAAAGCCACCGTCTGTGTATTGTTGTGGGATAGAACTCAACTGTGGTCTTTCCTAACGCAGCGGAGATCATTGTCTCGAATGACCGTTCACCAATTACCATTGGAGCATGCAACACAGAACAGAAGCGGTCGTGAGCACTGGCACGATGTTTCCACAACTTAGTGGCTGTCCACTTTAAAACTGGATAATCTTCCTCAAAAGCACGCACAATACCACTGATCGTGAACAAGCTGAGCTCATTGAAAACGAACAACGACTTATCGATATCTTCTGCGATACCGCTGATAGCCTGCTCTATCTCCACAAGGGCGGAGAGATCTGGTAGCGCCTTTGGATCAGTACCAAGAAGCAAACCAAATGTCTGTGTGATGTGCTTCTCTGTGGCAACAGATAAAGGATATGCAGCTTCGGCATCAAAAGCAAACACTAGGTCATAATCAGAACACATAAGAACAGTGTCGAAAGGTAGCACTTGGCAAGGCACTGGAAGAGCATCCAACAAGAACTGTAGAGCAGAATCTGTAACCACAGAAACGACTAGATGTGTAATCACACCTGCAACTTCTTCACGTTGCTTGCGTTCTTGGAAATAGGATTGCAATACAGCAAGTGACACCAAATAGATTTCAGGATCTTTTGGCATGATAAAACACAGCTTATCCATCAATACGCTCCGCGTTTCCAAGACTGGCATTGTAACAGATAGGACAGTACTCTACATTATAAAAAGTGATAACTGCAGACTTCGACATGTAACCGTGAATGCTACAAAAGAACATGGCCTCCCGTGGCAGAGTTTTCACTGTACTATATGCACCTAGATAAGCATAACCGTAAAAAACACCAATACAAACACCTAAACACACAAGCGTATAAAAGCCATACAACAGTATGTGTCCTATCATAGAGAACTCACTACATCTTTCCAGATATGAATATGACGCGTCACTTCATACTGCGCTTCAACATTACGCCGGAGCACTTGAGCATAGTGCGCACGAACAGCACTGTCACTTGCTAGCTCAACAATCTTGGTCTCCCATGCCAGCCTACTGTAGCAGACAAGATACTGCATCTCAGGATCTGTTTCGCAGAAGGCAGCATACGGACCTACTGGTGACACTAAACATACAGCACCTACTGCTCCTGATTCTAGCATCTTGATGTTACTCTTTGATCTGTTGAAACGATTATCTTCGAGTGGGGCAATGCAAATGTCCCATCCCCAACTTGAGAAGCGTGCTGGGAACTCTCCGACGCCTACCCAATCACGCTGCCTGACTCTTGGGTGATTAGCAATAGACGCAGGTGGAGCCATGCCAACAAACTCCATATACAAATTGGGCACTTTAGCAAGAGCACTTGGCAAGGCTTCCCAAGCATAACCAATATCACCTGCATGTGTATTAGAACCTGCCCAACCTAAGATTACTTTTTCTTTGTCCTTCGGCACTTGTGGCTGATGAAACCAATTCAGATCAATCATATTTGGAACCACTTCTATACGTAAGCCTGTAACTCCTGAATGAGCCATAGCTGTGCGTACTGCGGTCTGCAACGAAGGTGTAGACACAGTAATCAGATCACAACGCGATGCAATGACTATGAGTCCTTCACGGACTGCCTTGAATGTCGTAGAAGCTGGGTTCGTCGCTGGTACTGCCCACAGATTGTCATCAAGATCATAGATGATCTTCATGCCCAGATCCTTCATGACTTTGAACGCCATAAAGTTGCCTTGCGTACATTGCCGCTGGACGACGGCAACCTTGGCCTCTGCGAAGTCTTCGATGGGCAGCTTCTTATAGCTGAACACGAACCGAGAATGTGGCATATGCATGTGGGGCTGAAACATGCGATAAAGCGCACACGCATCGAGACCTGCGGGGAGAAACGCGACAATAGGCTCAGTATTCATTTCTTCAACACGAGACTTTCAAGGAACTGGATGTTGATCAGCGCGGCTGTATAAGTGGCAAGTGCTTCAGTAGCAAGTGCTCGCTGTTCATTGATGATACCTGCATCTCTCATGACGACATTTTGCCTTGTCACATCATTGGCTTGGCAAGCAACAATATAAGGTGATGTAGGAGCCTTCCAACCTGTGCCGAAAGTCAAAAGGCGGAGATCATAGTCGCTGTGTGAATCCCAATGTGCGCTGGTCTTTGGTGTCTCAGAGACGCTAACGCAAAGTCGCTGATAATCACGATGCAGTGCCCATGCACAATGCAATCTTAATGCGTCAGTGACTTTGTCCGCAAAGTAGATACAGATGTTCTCCGCAGACGGATATTGGATGAAAGTGTTCAGATGCCGATGATCTACCTGTTCGATGAGCGGCTTTAAGAACACATCCAAATCACCATAATCAAGAACGAACTGGGTTTCTTCATCCAACTCGCCTTCAATGATGATGTCTACCACATACGTGTGACCGTGCAACCTACCACACTTGCCTTTGTGCCTAGGCAAGATGTGACTGGAATCGAACGAATATTTCTTTTGAATGATCATCTACTTCCTTTGCATGATGAAGTCTGCGAGCTTGCCATAGTCGCCATCTTTGTAACTGCTCTTAACCTTCTTAGCTTTCTTTTTGTCTACAACATCCTCAATAGGCTCACAGTGAGCACGATAGTGGATATCAGATGCCCGCTCATCTGCGGGTGCTTGCACAAATTTAGAATGTCCTATCTTCTTCATCAGCTCTGCATGACGCTTCAAGAAGCGACTGAGTAAAGTCAGTTGCCAGTGTGCCCTTTCACTATACTGATCAGGATACAGGAATGTCATCGACGGCGGATAGGTCATAATCGGACAAGGGAAAGCACACCAGATCTTAGAAGCATACTTGAACACGAGCATCGGAGCAAGCCTCTTCTTAAGCTTAGCTGCTGCAAGTGCTTGTGCAAGGAACTGATGTTCGGGCCAGGATGACTTATGCCTACTGAACGGAATGAAGAAGCGATACAGTTCAAGACTCTTCTGGTCCTTGCATTCTACCGAATATGGAAATACCTTGAGAAGCTTTGGAGCGATGACAAGATCGCCTGGGTCTTCGTGCTTCGCATACCTGTGACCGCCTGACGATGGTGTACGATAGCAATCGCGATCGTCAAAGTCAAAGCCGGCTTTACTAAATGCAGTGACAATCTTGTGAGCTACAACACGCTCAAACGAATTGCCCTTGTTCCTGCCACCGCCTGGCTTCATCTTCTTGGCGGCTTTGAGGTATCTACGTTCTGCGCTCTCGTTCCGACGCACATCAGCCCGCAACCCTTTTAAACGGTTGCGGACATCTTTAAGATTCCGTCTTGCTTCTTGCTTGGTCATCTTAGTGCAAAGCCTCAACGCTTACATTGATAGGTAGTGGATCAGGCAGCATGCAATTGAGCTGCAAGATACGCACATTACCGTAGATAGGAAACCGCAAAGCAAAACCGAAATCACTCCAAGCCTTATGAACAATAACACCAGTCACGCACTTAACATAAACAATCATTTGATCAACCTTTTGTGGATCTTCTCTAGACAATTGTACTGATTGTCTGACAACGTTCCGCGGTTTGTGAATTGATCTGAGACACTTGGGAAGAACTCATCGCGTTCCCAATCATTCATGCGAAGTGTCTCATTCTCAAGATCGTCAATCATCTCTTTGATCTTAAGATCAACATCAGGCTTTACCGACTTAGGTTCTTTTTTCTTGTGACCCATTTATTGCCTTTCGAATCAGCGACTTCAAACTTTCCTACTTCACCAACATTGGTTTTAAGAATAGTGACAGTCTTGTTACCACGAGAACCTGAATACTTCACCCGATCTCCACGAGCGTAAACATCACCAACAGCAGTAGTCTGTGTTGTACGTACACCAGCAATTTGCCCTGCCCGGACTGTGTCACCTGCATCGAGAGCGGCAGCAATATCATCTGCACGGCCACCTTCTATTACAGAGGCAGGAGTTCTATGGCCAGATAAGCCAATCTGCATCTTTAATGATGCTAAACCATTTACAGCATCTGTCGTAAACTTGGCGAGAGACTCTGTCGTGTTACCATTAAAGTCTTCACCTTGCACATAGCCAACAGGACCTAAAAATTGGCCTTCTTCTTCTTTTTTGGTACCCATAACAACTCCTCTCAAACGAAATTAATGGGCGGAAACTATCTCCGCCCATGCCGGCCTGTAAAAAGACTAAAGACCAATTGCTGAAAAGACCTGCCCGGCATCCACGCCGTGCGCGGTCAATTCTTGTCGAGCATACTCGCGATCGAGATACTGTCTGATCTCCTCAAACTGCACGCGCCCTGTGACTTTGGGAATTGCTTTGATCTGAGTGCTACTGGCTTTATTCTTTAACGCTACAAGGACACCATGTAAGACAACGGATGCGATGGTGAACCCTGCAAGCACCTGGGCCTGTGACTGTGTATTTGTAATCTTCGCGGCGGCAAGGACTTTAGCGTCTACATTTGCTACCAATGCATCGAGACCATTCAACAGATTCTGATATTTGTCCCCAGAGGGGGCAGCTAACCAGGCATTGCCAATCGTAATAAGACTATCCAAATTAGCGTCAGCGAGTGCAGCGTATTCTGTCACTTCTTTCGCTAGCTCTGGATTCAGTGTTGTGATCTGTGGCAGCATACTCTTCGCGGCGGCAACATACGTCTTTGTAAGAGTGAAACCGTTCACAGCGGACTGAACAATCTCAGTGGGCGTTTGGTTGCAACCTGTTGTAAAGCTCACTGAACAGGCTAACAACAAATAACAAATGGCAATACTCAAAACCTTCTTCATCAACTCCTCCTCAATTTAGGTAACTCCTTTCTTAAAACATTAAAGGCCGGGCACAGGCAATCCAATTTTGGCCAGCTCAACACTGACCTCAGCTGACTTGAACAGCCTCCCTGTGCCCACTTTGATGCGGCGGGGAACAAGTGACCAGAGTATCGTGCACGCCCGTTTTGTGGACGGGCTGCGTCCGTTTCCCTAAGAAGTAACTCTGATCTTCACCACCGCCGCAAATTTGGTTGCGGGGGCAGGAGTCGAACCTGCTACCTTCAGGTTATGGGCCTGATATGTTTCCTCTAGAATCATCACCACCCCGCAACAAAGTGTCGAGAGACGAAAGCGATAACGCCGCGGCTGCAATCGCCTCCCGCTTAGCTGCCTGCATTACTAATTCCTGACACCTACAGGCCCTAAGAAAACCTACTTACTCTGTTTAAAGATCTTCGTGAATGATGCGAGATCATGAACGCCTGCTGCACCAATTACAGATGCAGCAACTTGCACCCAAAAGCTAGGCGTCTTCCATTGCCCTGGAGTGGACAACGCCCAGGCACCTGTCAAAGCACCGAGCACGTTAATAGTAATCGCAGCGTTCCCTGTCAAATAGGGTGCTTTGATCTTGATGATTTGAATGAGGCCAGAGACAGCACCTGCCACACCTATTGCTTTAACGATGGCAGTTGTCGCTACATCATTCGTTACACCAAGAGCTGGAGCAGCTTGAGCAAATGCGCAAATGGTAAACATCAACAACATAGTCAATAGCAACTTCTTGTTCATTCCTATACCTCCTTTTAAAACTGGTGGGCCATGAGGGACTCGAACCCCCGGCCTTTTCATTCGTAGTGAAACGCTCTATCCAGCTGAGCTAATGACCCACTTTCTAACATTGCGTCAAGACGCGCCAGCCGATGCCTTACTACCTGTCATCGGCAACAGGACTACAAAACTTATGCCCCACCTTTACCGCCCTACAGGTCTGTCTCGCGAGTTAGGAGTCGCATGAAAGGCCAGTGTGAATTTCTGGCGAAGCGTCCCACAGACCTGATCTTAATGTCTCGGTGGAGAGGTCTGCGAATTTCACCCCTCTCCACCATACCAACCGATGCCAGGCATTTCGCAGAACCTAGCTTTTCCCATGGAGACCAAATAGTAGCTCAACCACTATGAACAACGTAGCAACGTTGCCAGGGCAACACTTGCTACTACCCAGCTCCGGTATTATCGGTGATCTCAAATCCATCTTGGGGCAACAGCATCTAGTGGAAGCCCCAACACACTTAAATCATATCCCCAAGCCTTACCTCCATGATGACCAACAGCAGTTTTGAAGGATGTTACAGTCGTCCAACCTAACTGATTCATTCTGTAACAGATCTCGTTGTCGGAATATATATGTATCGTCTTCTGTTGTGTCTCATCAAGATAGATGCCTGGCGTTCCTCTATTAGCTGAGGCTTCATACAATGCATCCATGCTTGCAAGATAGCAGTGGCCTGTGACAAATCCGGGCTCAGCAGTTCTGTGGTAGCGCCTCTGCTCTTCTCCAGACTGCTCCACTCCGACAAGACCCACTTTGTATCCTTCTGCGGATACGGCATCCCGAACATCATAAAGATCCTCCAGCCAACCGGCATCAACAACCGTGTCCGCGTTTAGCATCACGACCCATGGTGTCCGGGCAAACCGGAGACCTAAGTTATGGGCACGAGTGAACCACAACTGCTTCGGCGTCCGGAGATACAAGCTCTCAGGGAACCGTTTGATGTATTCCTGCATCTCCTGGTCATGTGCAGCATCACAACCATCGCTCACGAAAATGAAGCGGACGGCCTGGGTGTGCTGCCTCACAGTCTCGACACACGGTTTGAAGTACTCAATCATCGGGTATTGTGCAGTCGAATGTAAACAAATCACAATATCTGTAGGTGGTGTCATAAACCTAGCAACCTCACAACATGAGATATGAAAGACTGCCTTTTTACAAACTTGTCTGACCACCTCGATACATGATAACCTGCTTTACGATATCGTCTTGTAGACCGTCTGTCTCTCATTTGCACTTCAGGACGTGTATGCCAATAAGCACCATCACACTCAACGATTCTATTAAAGCTAGGCAACAGAAAATCAGGAACCGAACTTACGCCTGGAATATCAGGCTGTTGTTTAAACTTGATACCTAACTGAGACAACACTGCAGATACTAACTGCTCAAGTTTTGTATTCCATCCTTTAGCATGCATACGTTGCTGCATACCTGGAGATAGCCATTGCTTCTTTGCACGTTCTGACGCTGCCCGACGATTTGCTGGCAACAACTTAGTGGCACGCATTTTAGCAATAGCGCTACGCGGCATAACTTTACCTACATGGGCAGCAGAGATCCTAGAACACCTAACTGGATCTTTGAGCTCACGTCTCCTTCTTGCTGCAAACCTAGGATCTTTCCAACGCTTTCTAACTGCAGCAACCCAACGTGTCTTATAATCTTTATCCTTCCAACGCTGTTGTGCAGCTTTCTGCATCTTACGAATAGAAGAAGCAGAGTGCTTCTTACCTTGCATAGGATTCCCAGGATGCGAGTTCATGGTCAATGAATTGTACGGAGTCTTTTCTTCTTATTTATAACTTATCAAAGGGAACATAAGTGCCGGGTTCTACCAAGGTAGTCCGCACCGTTGTAGGCTGTCCTTGGTTCCTCGTTAGCTGGTCATTGAATAATGCATTCTCACGCGACTTACGTTTGGTGACATCCAAGAAACGGTCGTCAGTCTCTCCAGGCTGATCAGCTGGTATGTGCTGTGGATTCTTTAGCGATGGCGGATGAAAGGCAGGGAACCCTTCCATATGATAAACAGCAATATCAGCATCGCTCTTAAGACTTGTATGCTGCACTGTAGTAAGCGCTTCTCTAAGTAGCTGCAACCCTTTGAGCTGTTCTCCCATCACCTTCACATTGTCAGTGTGCCTAAACGAGTCTTCAGATGAACGGCGAGCTTCTTCCCTATGAAAGATCTGATTAGCTTTCAGCGCTTGTGCAAACGCAGCAGGATTACTTTTTGCAAGAGAGTGGACTACATCGACTAGCCTGTTACCGACAATGTATCTATTCAGTAACATATCATTATTGTACTCCCTATTCTGCCTAGCTTGTGCCTTAGCTTGATGGGAATACTTTACAGGCTCCGCTGTATCACGAAGCTGTTGAGCAGCAAACCGAGTAATAGCATCATCCACTACAGTACTAAGCCGTGCAACCATCTCCACATTATGAACAGACCTTGGAACTTTGGTAAGCTCCTTATCATGGAAAACTTGACTGCCTTTAGTAGGAGTACTGATAAGATGCCAAGGGCCACTCGTTTTTTCAATGACACCTTTATCAGCAGTGTACTGATGCACAGAGTACACATGGTCACCCGCTTTATGTTCATTTGAAGAACTGCTTCCTGCTGGTCTGCCACAGTTGCTACCTGTACATCCACTACCAGGACCTCCTGCATACAATGACATATAAGTTTGGAGATTCACAGATGCACCTCACGCTGGTCAACGGTAACCTTGTCACCGGACGGGTTCATTTGTACTGTGAGCTCTCTCCCTTTGCGGCTAAGCACTACACCTGTTTGATTCTTCGCACTATCGACCGTCACGCGGTCGCCTATTTTGATCAGTCAACCACCAGGACCTGTCTTCTCTGAAGATGGTGGATCATAAAGAGCGACAGCTGTACGGTGATCCATGACTGCCTCCTACTTGGCAACGACAATGTTGGTTGGGATAATCGCACACTTCCAAATGAACAAACACTTGATCGATCTCTTCTTTGGAGGATGCTGATCGTACAATACCTTATAATCTTTTTCTAACTGTGTGATGTACACCTGCAAAGCATCAATAGTCGCCTGCTTAGAAGAGGCCATGACAACTTGATCCTGTACCTCGTGCTCTTTCGTAGTCACCTGTTCTGTGAGTACTGCCTTGCCTTGCACACATAAAGGGTACTGAGTAATCGCATTATCGAGCACACGTTCCTCAGAAGGCAGATAGCAAGCAGTCATATCATTCGCAGCGCGCACACTAAGCTTGTGTATGATGTCACTCCGTAGCTCAGAATCTGGCAACTGACTCACTTGAGTCTTTCCTTCTTTTTCTTTTACACCTAACCCTTGCAGAACAGACACAAGTGCAGCGTTCTTGGCACGATCTTCTTGAGCGCGCTGGTCTGCTTCTAGCTCGTGGTCATGTGCCTGCTTAACCAAAAGGTCTTTCGCATCAGCGCCTACCTGCCGAGCTTTCTCGAGCTCCTGTGCTTGCACCTTGTTGTCTTCGTCCTTCTGAACAGCCTTACCATGATTCACAGCATACCAATATGCCCCGAATACAAGACCTCCCACTACACCCAATTCAACAAAGTACTTCCCGAACTTGCTTCCTAGCACGGCAGTGAGCACTGCAATCATACTTCCTCCCTTTCTAGATCCATCCAAATCTCACGAGTACGCATACTAACATGCCGCGTCCAATGCCAACCAACTTTCGGCTGAAGTACTGCGATACGAACAGGCTGATCTTTACCTAAAGCTTCTAACCTATGATGCCCGTCTAATAGAAAATAACCACCATGCTCTTTAGGAGCAACAACGAATGCTGGGATATCCTTACCATCATTGATCTTCTTTTCCCAACGAGCAACGGCAGACTGTGTCAAATCTGTATTCTGACGCTCTATGCTGGCACTGTCTACAGTCTTATATTCGATAGTGGAATTCTGAAACTGTTGCTTTACATTTTCGTAACCTGCCTTCTCTCCCGCACGTAAGTACTTCTTATCAATCACGTCTTGAAACTTAGGTGGTCTGCCACAATTCTCACCGTGGCAACCACTACCAGGCCCACCTGCACGCAACACTAGCCGCTGAGCCTTGATTACTTTCGGCCTGTCTTTTGTAGTGAGCACCTTCCGAATGAAATCCTCCATGAGCACCTCATCCATAGAACCATAGAACTTCCAAGGCTGGTCATAATGCACATTGTACGCAGCCTTCGCAGCAGTGGCTGACGTGAAGCCGAGCATCACCTTGTCTTCGTCGTACTTGCCAGTATTAGGATTATTCTGATGAATCACATACGCATAGCGAGCATGCTTATGAGGACCGAGGAAACAGTCAACGTGATCTCCGTCAACGCCCTGTGTGAGCCTGATGTAGCCATACGGATAACGCATACGCGTCTCCCAGGCTTTACCAGTCTTCTTATTCACACCACGACGGACAGAGCCCACTTCGTTCTCAATACTGATCTTGAGACCTTGGAACTCTGTCCGCCCATCCAACTTGTGAGCTGCGCCTTGTAACGCAACTGCTGCGGCTAGATCCATGTGGCACCTTTATGCTGCTGTGTATCTGACTGCCTTGCCGCCGCTGAAACTGAACACGACAACAGGCACAGTCTTTTTCTTCTGACCTTGTGCTTCTGCGCTGAGCAGGTTTGCTACAGCGACACTGTTCGCAGGCTTAATAACGCCTGCAAGCTCTTGTGCTTCTTGCAAAGCACGAATGCGTGGATGATAACTCAATGGCATAGTCTACCTCCTTTCAAAAGAATTTATTACAGCGTCAGTCGCTGCATTGACACACTCTTGTGTAGTGAACGAGCTGACTCGTTCAGTCTCTCGTGCAACATCAGCATCGACCATCATATGAACGAGATGCTCAAAACTGACAGTAGGCGCCCAATCAAACGTCCTACGCGCTTTCATCGAGTTGCCACAAAGCATCTTTATCTCACCAGCTCGTAAGAAACGTGGATCAACCTCAATGCGCGGTGTCACACCAGCATACGCACACGCTTTATCCATAAACTCCTGAATAGTATGCGTCTCTCCTGTGGCTACCACATAATCTTCTGGTATGGCTTGCTGCAACATCATGTGCATTGCTTTAACATAGTCGCCAGAAAATCCCCAATCACGATATGGAGACAAAGAGCCAAGATGCAACGGCGTCTCATCACCTAACTTCCACTTGGCTACTTTTTGTGTGATTTTCCGTGTCACCATTTCAGGACCACGTTCCGGTGATTCGTGATTAAAGCAGATGCCACTGACAATGAACAGTCCTTTCTGCCTATACACACGACAGAGTTCATGGGAAGCAAGCTTGCTAATGCCATACGGTGAAGCTGGTGCCATCCTAGCTTCCTCATCCAAGAAGCCAGCGACATTACCAAACATTTCTGAGCTAGATGCTTGGTACACCTTGATCTTAGGATTATACCCCTCAACAAACTCGAGAATGCGAGCAAGGCCAGACGTGTTCGTATCAAACGTCTCATCTGGGCGAATCCAACTTGGGGGAACAAATGACTGCCCACCTAGGTTGTAAATCTCATCAGGATCGGCTTTGCGAATAGCACTTTGGACAGTGTCATGAAACTTCAGATCGAGAAATACCCAATTGACGGTTAGATCAGGACGCGTATGCCGTGCACCTCCCCAGACTTCATAACCAAGTGACATAAGATACTTACTCAGATAGTAACCATCCTGTCCGCAACAGCCTGTAATCAATGCTTTCATCTTCCTCCTTAAAGTCCTACTTGATTATACAACTCATCGCCCAACGGTAGAGAATTCCAAATCCACTCTCCTTCAGGACCTTCACTGCACATATACATCCTGGGCTCTGGTAATGGTACAACGAAACGTCCTCCTCGTTTGCCCCATTCTTTTTCGCGTTCGAGAATGGACGGAAGAAAATGCCATGGCAGTACAACAAAATAGTCAGCAACAGTTCTGAGTAACGCTTCTGGGAATATCCTCACAGCAGTGCCTGCCATCGTACGATAGTACTTCTTCGCATCCCTTTCTGCAGCACCTAATACGTAATTGGCTATATTGAGAGTCTGCATCAACATAGTGCCTCTGGTAGACGCACCATATAAACAAACCTTTTTATCTTTGGCAACAACGGTATGCACAAAGCGATTTACCTCAGTCTGTATAGCAGTGATCTTACTTTGGAACCTTTTATACGTAACAGGTGACAGCAACTCAGCTGTTGCCTCTTCCTTCAGCATAAGATGTACACGTGCACGGCCTTGCATGAATTCTACATCAGTAATGCCATCAGGCATGGCACCTCGCTGCATCAAATAAACTCGAAGACTACCACCATTGACAGAGTTCTCAGAAACATCGATTACGTCAAAGCCACAAATTTCAGCAAGGAACTTGAGAGTGGTCAACGAATAGTAACACACATGCTCATGCGAGATATTGTCGAAAGCTAAGTTCTTCAACATAACACTGAGAGCATTCATTTGAATGATCAATACGCCATTAGGAGCAAGCACCTGCCTAACGCCTTGTAGAAACTCTGCTGGGTCATCGAGATCATAGAACATCGCAATAGCAGTTATGATCTTGAACTGACAATTAGAAAGCACACCAACAGCTTTGGAAAAGAACTCATGGACAAGTACATCAGACGACTTATCGATCTGTTCTATATTCTCTGCTGGTTCTACTCCTACTCTATGCAATACACCAGCAGGATAAAAACTAAGCAATGTGCCGTCATTGGAACCTATATCAAGCACAGCATCTCCTTGAACAGGAGCGGCAATCTGGACTGCTTTGTTAACAACTTCAGACAGTGCAGCTTTCATCTGCTCGTTAATACCTGACTGATACCAAAAGTGCCTGAACAAGAACGAAGCATCGACGGAATCCTCTAGCTGAAGCAATCCACATTTCGTGCACAACACCAAATCAAGTGGTGCACTCTCTCCTAAGGCAACATGTTCTGGAAAACCAACAATATGCTGAGAACCGAACTTAATAACACTCGCAAGCGGGGAACTCTGACAAACTCTACAATGCGTCCAATGTTTTACAAGCATCCTCTCACCTCAGTTAATGCTTCAAGATAAACGTTACGGTACATGGAAGCTACCACAGGCCAAGCATTTTCTTGTAACATTCTAACTGGAAACTTTCTTGTGTACAGCGCTAACTGGATCTGTTCCACAACAGTATCTACAGACAACGGATCAGCGACATACACCTCTTCTGGATAGTACTCTAACATATCTCTGAACTGCCTGCATGTGGAAATGACCAAAGGACGCTGGGCAGCAACACCTAGCTTAACTGCGCCACTGATCCCTGCTGGGTGCCCTGAGTAAGCAAACACATTTACTGCACACTGACTAAGCATCTCTACAACATCTTCCTGTGAGTTCCATGCTGTATTTACAGACAAGTTAGGATTTTGTTCGCGGAGATATTTAGCAACTGCATACGTATCCCAATGGGGAGAGTCTGGTGCGATAACTAGGCACATAAGATCTAGCTTCGCTGTAGCTTGAGCAACAATGTCAAATCCTTTCCAAGGAAATGGAAAACCGACAGTACCTACAAGATTTGGAACAACGTCCCTTACACGAGGCGACGGCGCTGGCACGCCCATCGGAATATGGACAAAACCGTCCTGCGTCTTCTCATGCACAACAACTCTGGTGAATGGTGCTGTTAGTACGCTCCTGTTGTCGCCTGCATGTGACGTGTGCAGAATTAAAATACAAGCTTTCTGTGTACGCCTCAACAGATGCACCATCTCAACTATTGGCAGATGCTGATACAACCCTGGCTCATAATTGAACACGACTACATCACATGAAATAGTTGCAGCGTGAATAGCTGCCTGAGACTGACGTACGTCAAGCACCTCAAATGTGACACCATCGTTTAGAGCAGTCACACTGTTAACGAGATTCTTAGCATACTCAGCGATACCGCAACGCTCCTCCCAAGTTGTGATGAGACCTACCCTCATAGCTTCTTCCTCATGGCAGCCATAAAGAACGTGTAGTCATAAACAAAATTGCCATGATAATCATAATCAGGCTGCCCGAGTAACGGCTCCATCTGATAGTTGGACTCGAGATTACTTATCCGTGCCATAAGATCCTGTGTCATATAGTTTGTCTGTCGCAGATTGTCAAACACCTTAGGTCCACGGTCAGGAACACAGTCGCAAGTGATAAATAACAAACCACCTGGAGCTACAAGCTTAGCAAGGTCTGCCCACATCTTCAACTCGTACGCCCTGTCTACGTGCTCCATGACTGATATACAGAACACTGCATCAAAGAGCTCGGCATGTTGTTGCATACTGCTTGCTGTACCTTGAATCCAATTGATAGCGCTATAACCTGAGTACCCAAGTAGCTCATTGATTTTCTTACGCTCTGGATAACATGCAAAATCAATTTCTACTTCTGACACCAGAACACGACTACCAGCCAACGTTGGCCCTAAAGGACTCCAGCCTGCACCTACATCCAAAACCTGACGACCTTGTAGCTGAGGATATATTCCTCTAAGCGTTTGAAGAGCAAAGCCATACTCCCAAAAGCGTTCTGGATGTCCTACATCGCAACGAATGCCTTGCCGTTCGAGTGAAGTAGCTACCCCAGCAATCTCTGCTGCTTCATCCTTGATGAACTCATGGTCCTCAGCCTGAATGGTCTTGATCAGCGTTTGCAATCTGAGACTCCTTCACGTAGTGAAGTTTTTCTGGTGCGTTGACTCCGCAAGCAGCATTGATCTTCTGCACTGTCTCTGCGCGGGCATCATTCAACCGGAGGACAGTAATAGCATTGTTCAAGAAGCTGTATGCATACGGCTCCTCGCATCTCAAGGGATCTGTGATACGAGCTAAAATTTCCCGTTGCTGATCCTCCAAGTCCCAAAGCCGACTGTTGATCTTGAACATCTCATCACCGAGACCAGTCGGCACTGTGTAATGCTTCTCGATCATGTAGTCGACTAATGCGCTGTGCTCTTCCTCGAACACAGCTTTAGATGTTAGCAGACCTCTTCCTTGTGCAGCTTGAATTTTTAAGCTCAGGATTGTAATGCGGTCATACGCCTCTCCTGGACTCGGCTTCATCAAACGCATACTTCTTCTCCTTAAATTGGTTTCCAGTCCTTCACCCATTCAAGCAACTGAGCATGGGCTACTTCTGAATTCATGCAAAGCTTTTCTGTACCATACGGATAACCATATGTACATTCAGTGCGCCACGGTTCTGGTTCGTAGCACACCACCTTCTGCCCTACACCGTGAGCGATCACGTAGTTCGCAGACCTGCACCCGACAAAGGCAAGCGCACTATCTATAAGAGCTGGTGTCTGTACCCATTCATACTGAGTAAGATCTAGAAACTCGAATCCCCAAAGCGGATTACTTTCACCACCTTGTTTGCAAAGCACCTGTAGCTGCGCTAGAAACTGTAGCTTCTGCTCGGCGTGCAACGGATTAAAGGCATAAGCAATATAGGGAGTCTGTGCAGCAACACCCTTGGCCCATTGTTCCCAATGTTGTGTGTCTAAGAAGGGTGAGCCATCCAACTGGACACCGTTTTGTTGTGCGATAAACAGCGCTAGGGGCGTCGGCGATGGATGCCGCTGGTAAGTTAGGTGAAACACTTCCTCATAGGCTAAATTCGAAACTGGTGCTTGCCACGGCTGATCACCGTGCGGAGAACCAGTACATGTCCATTCATTCAATACGAACGCGTGGTCAATGTACTCCTGATTAAGGATAAGCGGAATGAGCGACACATACTGTGGCATACACGCAAAATCGAGCTGCTTGTTGTAACGGAGTGCAAGCTGCCGGACTGTGGCAAGTGACCACAAGATATCTCCAAACTTCCCACTGAACGTTGCTAATCGATTACTCATTGTCCTCCTTCTTTCCTAACCATTCTCTATCTGCAGCTGCCTCAACCTTAGCTGAATAGGCGAAACTCCTCTTCGCAGCAGAAGAGAGATACAAGTCTCCTCGCTGGCGCTGTAGACTAACACAAGCAGTAAACCTAGCTTGCAGCCTAGTCTTGCATTCCTCTACAGACATCTCTCCGCGAATCACCTTCAGCCTAAGCTGCCGGTAACGATTGTCTATCACGGACTGGATCTTGAGCACAGACATCTTACTTTGTTTCGTAACGACTGATGCCTTGTCTACCTGTGTTCTTTATATGGGCAACTAGACTAGCCTCGCCATCTCCTTTAGTAGACTTACTGTCTTGACTCATGTGACGCCAGCTTTTCACATCTGTCTGTTTTCCAGCTTGGTCCACATTGCGAGTGACCTTATAATAAGCACCATTCGCATGCTGATAGTGATTCTCTTGAGTGGCAGAACTTGCCCGACGGCTGATACCGTTGTCTTTCTTGAAGCCAGCATCTTTTAAAGCACCTGGATGACGCCCGCTGCCAGGCCCGCCTGCTTTCACATACAAGTGGCTACGGGATAAGGCAAGCTCAACATCGCTGCGTGCATCAACACGCACCTTTGGTTTCTTGGCGTCTTGTGTGGCCTTGGCTTTGTCTGCATCCATCTTCTTGAACTCAGGATGTGGCTTCATGTCCATGCGATCCCGAAAGCGTTCATGGTGATGACGTGGCCCATTGATCATGACAGAAGTACCGCCACTGTCCCGCATGTTCATCTCGGCCTTGTAACCCTGCGGATGATTGTACTTCCAGGTCTGTGTGCCTTGTGGTGTCAGCTGGCGCGTACTGCCAGGCTTGGCAACGTTCTGATGTGTGACTGTTGACGCACGTGTCACTGTGTAACCGAGTGAGTTCAACTCTCTGTGAGCATCGTCAGGCTCTCTACTCACACCGAGACTATGAGTGAGCATGACTTTGTCGTCCTTCCCATTCACTTTCGAGTTAGACACAGCATGTAACACAACATCTTGTGGAAGCTGTGCGGAAACGGCTTCAAGCAAGTTCGGCATCTTTGATCTCCTTGTCTTGCAGATTGCCTTGCATCGGACTTAGGAACCAACCGAGATCTCGCTTCACAACGTCCTCACCTTGCCCGCCTGGAGAGCAATGCCAATCGCGGCAGCCTTGCGGCTTGTTACTGTGTATTGTACAGAATCCGTTCATCTTATCCTGATAGACACAGTGCATGTCTTTTGGGTCAGATGCAAGCATGTATCGTCCAAGGTACATAGGGTGAGGAATGGACTCAAACTCTTTTTCTTCACCTGGTTTTAATAGAACATTGTAGCCAGCACGAAGACCACAACACATGCCTTTGCAGTAGGGCAGAGCATCTTCACAAGATGTGTTGTACTGAAGCACTGTAAACACACCATTATGAATTATCTCTATCCTACCGCTAGGCGTTTCTACTAACGTCTTCTTGACTATAACAGCGTCCACAGCCACCTCGTTGGATTAATCTAGATTTGCACGAAGCTGGAGATCAGCATCGACATAACTGGTCTCATTGTCTTCATTGATCTTTCTGAGAATCTCTGCCCTGATATTGGCAGTGGTATCAGCAGGAGTATCACCGATAGCCACTGTGATGTAAAACGCCTTAAAGCCAAAGTCTGTACCAGTCGACGGCTCAGTGTATGAGACATTGCACATGATAGTCGCTGGTGCTGATGGATCTTGCTGCAATGGCGAGTAGTCAGCATAAATAAAATTATACTCGCCTAATACTCCGGCGCCCATAGGGCCTCCTTTAGTTGATCGACCACAAACCGCAAGATGAGCCGCGCTCGACAATTGTGTTCACAGCAGCGGCGCTGGCAAACTGAACTTGCAAAGTCCCTGCAGAGGTACCGTTCTCTATCACACCAGAAAAGCGAGCAGGGAAGTTAGTATTAATGGTGGCCACTACACCTGCACCTACCTTAGTGGCAAAAGACGCATTAGCAGCTGGCGTACACGCAGTTCCATCATTTAATGCAGTAGCAGAACTGTCTGCATGCATACAGTACTCCACCTGTGTAGGTGATGCAGGACCTGTAAAGGCTATTTGCAAACCACCTGTGGAGGCTGCCTGATAAATAAAATCACACTCAATTTTGTACTTCTTACTAGCGCCTATACTCCAAACCATACCAGTCAAATTGGCCATCGTCGTCGAGCCGTTCGTAACATTGGCAGTAACACGTTTCACATTACTCGTAAAGATGGTCTCTGATCCTGGATCACGTAGGCTGAATGCACTCTTCTTTGGAATGTCACACAACCAATGGTCACCCGCAACAGCAGGCCCTACTTCGTTAGAGCAAGTACCTCCGAGATTCCCAGAAGGGTCAAAAGCAAAAGCACTGAAAGAAGATCCTGCACCACTCGCGTTAATTGCGAAACACTGCTTCTTAGTGGCAGTCGGATGATTATCATTCGCTGAGCCACCTTCTACACTAACATTGCTACTGCCAAGAAGATCAACACCTGAACAACTCGTAGCAGATACTGAGGCAGTTCCATTGTCATCGAACTGATCATTCCCGAGCGATGTATCTTGCGTAGAGATTATAAATGCCTGTCCTGCACCAGTGGTACAGTTAGCAGCTGTCGTAAGAACAGTATCAACTGTAGGCACCACTGCTATGGTATGTGCAACGCCATTGATGGTAATCGACGTACCAACTGGCCAGGGCCCGAAAGGAAAACCTGCAGTGCGCGTGACTGTAGTAGTCCCATTACAACTAACTGTTGCTGTCCCATCTTGTGCCAAAAGCCCTGACTTCCCGTTCAGAGTCATAGTGGAATTATCAATCTTGCAGCCTGTACAGCCGAACATGTTTACGCCTTCACCTGTAGAACCTGTACACGTTATGTTGGTAGCTACAACCTGATTAGAGTCGTAGAATTCATAACACGGGAAACGATTGCCACCAACAAGGCCCAAACCACTAGCATACACATTAGAGATTTGCACTGGCCCGGCGCCGAACACATCTATTGCATCACCGTTATTACTGTTTGCACCAACACCTGCACCTGCACCTACAGTTGTGCCAGTAACAATTCCATTACTGATGTTAATGAATGACGAGAATGCAAGTACGGCAACACAATCTGAATTGACAAGATCCTTACACTGAAAATTTGTGACGATGCCACGAGTGCTATTCTGAATAATGATCGCAGCTGCATTAGTAATATTTGAAAAGTCTAGGCCTCTGGCAATGACACCATCTACAATAAAGTCTGTAGCACCATTCAAATTAATAACGCCTTGGAGATTGCCGCCAGTAGCAATTACAGAATTGTCTTCTAACACATTATAAATCCGTAAATCTGAATTGCCATTGGCAGCGACTATACAACTCGCCGACGTCGTAGGAACATTACAGTGGATGTCTCTAAGCGTGATGTGAGAGTCATTAGCATCCATACGAATGCAGTGACCACCACCTGAACACGATATCCTTTCCATCATCGCGTACTGCACGTTCTGATTGATGTATACAGAGCCTGTAGCATTTGCTGATGTACCTGAAGTGACTACATTCAAATCATGGAAATAGGTGCCATCGGTTCCAATAGACAATGCAGCGGCGGAATTATTCAATGACCAAGTAGACCCACCACCGTCAACCTCAAAGGTATCTACGGTCGCATTATTAGAGGTTGCAGGAACAGCACCAGCCCCTATCGTCTTGATAACGAAATTCGTACCTAGCGGAATACAATTTGTATTTGTCTTTTTCCAGCCACTCCCTACAGGCGTTGCAGAGAACACATCATAGCATACAGCACCAAATGGCGGACTAGTAGGAGATGTAACAGTCACACTATTGGTAGCACCTGCGCCGGTAGTGATAGTGCCTTCCGCTGAAGGCGTACTTGGATTATAGACAGACTCCCATTCAGTCTTAACACCAATGCCTGCAGAGGCACCAAGAGAACCACCACTAGTAGAAGTTGACAAACCTGGTGTGCCGGGAACAGTTAACACAGAAGCTGTGGGCGGTGGTGCGACAGTAGTCGCTAAAACAGTCAAGTTGACATGTAAAGAAGAACCAAACATCCATTTTGTCGGATGAGCTGTAGCAGGAAACGGATTTGTAGTACAATTCTGTGCGCCTGCAAAACCTGTGGCATCAATGATAGCTGCTGTGGCGGCAAGGTAAGTAGCATCAGACAACACATTCACAAGATTGCCACACATATCAGCACCAGCAAACTTCGCATCTGATGCATCGAACCTTGGAGCATTACCCCAATAAGGAGCATCAAGTGTATCTGGCAAACTGGCTTGGGGCAGCTTACCTTTCACTTGTGTAGACAGATCGAACTGTGTTACTGTGAAAGCTGCTAAAAAGCAAGTAGCCAAAATAACAAACACAGCGACACGTTGACTGAGAGTAGGCTTCCTTGTGCGCCTACGGGAAGTGGGCTCATAGAATTCTGCAGGTAGCGGTAGGCTCTCCTCATGTTCAGAATTGCCTACATCGGGAGTAGCGGGAGTCATTAACAGATTCCCATGGATATCGTGTGTCTTAAGATACTCATCAAGCTCCTGAGAGGCTTCTAGCTCAACTGGAACTTTCCGCCTGCCCCAAATGTCATGAGTCTTTAGGTACTCGTCGATGGCGTTAACAATCCGTTTCATACTTGCTCCTCTTTTTAGTGTCTGTATGATGCGGTGAGTGTATCGCCTGTCTTCGGAGCTGTCACAGCAGTAATGGTCAACGAGCTCAACGTATAGTCACCAGTAAGCGTTAGCTTCTGGCCGTTCTTATACAGAGCAAGGCTACCTGCTGGACTCGGGGCAAAAGCTAACGTATAGCTGGTATTGGCTCCATTAATAGCACCAGTCGGAGTTTCATCATCAACGAAGGTGCCTGTCAACACTGTACCACAAGCGAACGTATGAGATGCAGTAGCATACTGAAGTGCGCCAGTCGGGCAATTAGTTATACTTGCCCACCCTCCTGTAGCAGAAGCAGTAGTGAGTAAAAGCTGATCGGCAGCGGCATTGGTAGGCACAGACGTACCGTTTACTTTGACAACAGTCACTGCGTTGGAACTCGATGTAGTAGCATCGCCTGATAGCTCAGAACCTGATAATGTTGAACCGTTGGAGCGGACAACACCAGTACTAATAGACGTTGCGTTTGTTCCACCGTTGCCAAATGGCAGAGTGCCTTTGACCTGTGTTGTCAAGTCGAACTGTGTAACAGCGGCAAGCAGCGGAAGCGAGACAGCCAAAGCAACGATGAATATGCCGAGGCGATGCATCATGCTTATCCATGGCTTATTAGGAGTCGATCTCTTTTGTACTGAGTACATATACTTCTCCTTTAGAAGTAGGCGACTAGCGAGTCAGTGGCGCCTGGTGCGAGTGTCATTGTTATTTGGTTTCCAGACAATACATAGTCATCGCTAACACCTTCATGCTGGAGCAGACCGTTCCAAAAGAACTGCAATGATGTAGAAGCTGGCGCAGAGGGCAACGTGAACACTTTATTAGTGCCATTACGTACACCACTAACAAGCTGCCTACTAGTGCCACCTCCGTAGTAAGCTACGATTACATCTCCAGTAGCTGGTGCAAATCCGAAAGTGCATACAGCACCTACAAGTGTGTAATCTCCTGGTGCATCTAGCAACTGACCATTCCTATACACCTGAAGATTTAAGGCACTGGGAACCGTGGGCAACGTAAAGCTTAGTAGAACACCGTTGGGCACTTCAACGAAGTCTGTCCGTTCAGAAGAGCCACTGCCTCCGCCACCGACTTGTTGGATGACAATTTGTACTCTGGCAGGGGCGAAACGATCTATCCACATACCTTTACCGAAGTTCTGCTGATCAGGAATGAATGTCATTTTACAGCTTCTCGGTTCTAACTACCTTTGTGCCCTCGGCATTTGTGATTACAATGGTCTTCTTAGTGGAGGCCTCAACGCCATGGTAGATTGTAGTCTTGTAGCCACCACCAACACCTTTGGGAAACGGTTCATAGTCCTTAGTCAAACTAATCTTCTCTGCATCACCTTTGCGAATGCGGCGTACTTCATCTGCCACATGCACTATATGAAGCTGAAAGATAGGCTTATGCTCTTCGACCTCGCGAGTCTTGGGAGGCGTAGGCACAACAGTTGGTGGTGCTGTGCTAGCTAACAACCTCACACCACCTTCAGTTTGAAGCACAGTCGAACGCACTAGCCTACGACTCAGGCTGCTTGGTTGGGCTTGATCGATGAAACGCACGAGCTACCTCCTAACGCCATGAGCCATAACGGCAGATGCATACAATGGTTGCCGCAAGCCTTGACTTGCTGCCATCTCATCTTCCTCATCTCCATCCGCTTTCATCTTCTTCACCTTCTTTGGCTTTTTGGCATCCATGGCATTGTCAGGCGTACCGAGAGGCACTTCCCTCTTGACTTTCTTTGTGGCAGGAGCAGCAACGCGGATGCCTTTGTCACCAGCGCGAATGCGAGCGGCATCCACATAGGTCTCACGCACTTCAACAGGAGCACCCACGAATGCGATATTGCGTCCGCTGTCAACTGAGTACGCCTGCCTCCAATCCTTACCAGTCCGCTTATAGATAAAGTAGTTCTCAAACGGGAAGATGTCTGAGATCCACGCATCTGAGATGCCGTTCGTGGCAATGGGCTTGAACTTGCCTGTGAGCTTAGAGCTGAGAGTAGAGCGCAGCTCCTCAACACCGATATCGTGGTCAGCCTTGATGTTGATCTTCAATGCTTTAGCGGCATCGATACCAATCCAGGCTTTGACTGTGCTCCTGCCTTGTATCTCAGCGGCAGCATAGATCTCAGAACCATGCACCACAACAACCTTGGGACAGAAGCTGCGAATGATGCCAATCTCTTTCTTGTTCAAGTCAACCACAATGGGCTGAACAGAATCGGCTGCGAAGCGGATAGCACGAATCAGCTGGTTATGGTCTGGCTGAACAGGATTGGCTACACTGCCTAGAGTGAGATCAATCAAGGCGAAGCGTTTCGAAGTGAGCCATTCTTTCCCCCAAACGACTGAGTGTTTTAGTGAAGTCACTAAGTCTTTGCTGCTCTGTATCTTGGGTGCTTGACGTGTCGGTGGATTCACACGCATGCTAGCTAAGCTAGCAGCTTGTAGCAAAGTGGACATTGTCGATATCTCCTTAGAGCGATTTCATTTCTTCATACATCGCGTCCATCCACCTATAAGTAGTACGTCTTTGACTTGGTACCATCGACACGAACAGAGACGATTGGTCCTTTGTGAGCATTCGGATTGTTAGTGACGTGTTCGACGCCAAACGCTTTGCCACCATCCTCGAACACCTTCTCATGCAATAGCGCATATTGTTCTGGTGACAACACTGCTGTGATTTCTCCTGGGCTGAGCATTAGAACCTCATCTTGGGAAGCTTGAGCGAGATGCCATACCGTGTCTTGGTGAACGTCATGGCTTTAGTCATCGCCTGCTTGCCTGAAAAATTGTACTGCCTCAACAACGAGGACTGCCAGTTGTACTGACCTGTCCTCGACTCTTGAATATTCACCCTGTTGTCACTCGGATAGCGATGAACAAAGACTGTAGTGCCTGCACCTTCCACACCCGACTTAGCTTGGGCAGAGTAAATGCTTGTGATCCTGTTCTCAGAGCCATGCACATACACATCGTCTGTCAGTCTATCAAAGCCGCCTTTCAAACTGTGCGCTGTACTGAATGGATCGCGCTGACCTGTTCTACCAGCATCTGTGCCTTTAGTCGACGGGAAAAACTCAGTATAGCGAGAACCATCTGCACGTGCCCATGACTGCTTGACCCGAGAACCTTCAAGTGGCTGCAGAGCTGGCTTAGGTGCGTCAGGCTTAAGCACTGCTGGTCTAGCAATCTGACTCTGTGTCACGTACTCCACATGCCCATTACGCAAACGCACTGAATAGATCTGTTCTTGATGAGCGACCTTGGGTAGTGCATTCACTACGATAGCTTCTTCGCCGGCCCGCGAACGTTTGGTACCACGGAAGATGTCTTCAGTAAGCACGACTTTATCTTGATGCTCGAAGGGCTGCTGGTGCTGAATAGATGGCTGTACGTGTGTCTTGAACGACTTGTCAACACGCGGTGCTTTGAAGCCAGCTTGCTTTGCTGCCTGCTTCGCCTGCTTAGCAAACTTCTTCTGATCGCGCGTCTTTGGGTTCTTGAACTTGACGAGATCGTTCTTGGCGCCTGCTGGGCGTCCGCAATGTCCTACTGCTGGATTACAGCCACTACCAGGTCCGCCTGCACTCACCTTGTGCTTGAAGTACTCCACTTGCTCAAGCCGCCGTTCTGCACCGCCACGACTAGGAGAGCACCCAAGGTTCTTGCTACCATCCTCACTTACAACGCAGTGCTTCTTACCGCGCTTCACAATCCGAGCCTGGATGACAGTACTGCCTGCCTGCAACGCGATATATGTACCTAGCTGCATGATTAGCCTCTGCTGTTTCCGTTTTGGCCTGCGTGCGTACCTTTTGGCGTTCCTTCATCGAGCTCAGCTGGCATTGGAAGATCAAACGCCTGTTGCTTCTGTAAGCACATGTGCACCATATCGGTCAACGTGCGTGCATATGAAGCGCCAACACCAATGCCTTGCTTCAAGCCTTCCTCTTGCCCGCGCAATGCAGCTTTAGCACCTTGCTCCGCTGAGATTACTGCAAGCTCGGTCCAACTCTCAGGGGCATCTGGATGCAGGCCTAGCGTCTTGGCGAGATCATCAATGCTACCTGATACTCCCTGCCGACATCGATCAATGAGCCTGAGAAGATTCGTCGCGCGTGCATAGTTCTCTTCCTCGTCTAAAGAATCTAGACAAGGCTGGCCACCATAGTGAGCTAAGATCTTGTTGAGCACGTTCTTGTACAAGTCGACCAACCGAGCTGGCACGACTGAAAGCAGCTTGAGTGTATCGAGACTGTCTGCCTTCTGCTTAATAGCTGCCTGCAGTATCTCGAACTTCGAGCCGTCGGGATCATGCCAGAAGCCTTTCTCGCGGCGCAATCCCCAATCACCTTGCCATGGCACCACAAGCTGCTTTTTGTTCTGTGGCTCAGGGCCTATCGCCTGATAGATGACTGATGCTTCTTGATTGTTCTTCCCTTTGACTTTAGCAAATGCCCATACCGTCTTGTACTTAGGACTACCGTTCTTAGTGATCTCGAAACAGAACTCATCCCACCACTCTGCCCAATTCACCTGACGATAGAAGGCACGTGCTCCGACTTTTTTATTCTGCTTCTTTACATGCTTACTCATCACCAATCACCCCACACCTAATAGCGAAGTGAGGCGATGTACGTAGGCAAACCTACGTATGCAACACCATCGCGAATGCAAAAGTCTGCAGTCGTACTGTACAACCATGCTGCGGGCTCTTCTGTATTCGGCTGCTTCACTTTTGGATCAAAGTCTGTCTTCATATTACATAACAGCTCAACACGCCCAACTACTTGTTCTGTCGCCTGTGTGCCATGATCTATTGACCACACAAAATTACTACCAACAATAGCTGCATGCTTATTGAAATATACACGAACCATTAGCTCCTCCACCACACAGTGAGCTTGGCTACGAGCAGATTCCGCAGACTGTAACGCCACATCAGGCATATAGTATCAGGCTGGGCTGAAGAGCATTTGTGCAGCTTGATTAACTTATCTTCAAATGTAAGCCACCAAACAGTCATAGCCAACCACCTATACGTAGCAGAACTCGCTCCCAGAACGAAAACTTCTTAGGGGCGAGTGCTGACTTGTTCCAATTGGGATCAGGCTGACTGAGGTCAACCACGCTGACTAGCTGTTGCCTAGAGCCGTCAACTTGATTGACCTCGTCTTCGAACAACGTGCGTAAGTCTTTGAACTCGTTCTCCATACATCCTTTTAGTGTGGCGGTTTATCGCCACCATCTGCTGGCGGAGGAGGATCACCGATGTAACACTCGTACGTCTGGCCAACCACGATGTGCGCCTGCAAGTTAACATCAGTGGTGGTCAGCGTGATCTCTCCAGCGGTGGTAGTACCTGGCCCATCAGGATTACTGACCTGAAGGACGATGCTGTTGTCTTCATTCTTCACCGCCACTACCTGGAACTTGAACTTAAATTGAGACGATGGTTTGGGATTAGCTTTGCTCATGGAACACCTCATTGTTTAAGTTGGGCGAACCGCAAGGGCTCGCCGGTCTTGTCTCGTCGCACCTTGAAACCTAGATCATGGTCTTTCACATCCCAACCAGACGGCGTCGGAATGTACTTGATCCACTCAATGACGCTGTCTGTTTCGAACTCAGGAATATACTCCGACACAAACTTGATAGTGCATGGACTATTCAAAGGACAGTTGCGTGGATGCCCACTATCTAGCTCCTCGATAAGATACCGACCTGCACCAAGGTAGCCTAGTACATGTATATTGTACATCCAATCAATACTTTGCTGCCGCCTGATTTCTTCTGCACGCAGCGTGGCAAGCTCAGCCTTTGTGGCTGAGATGTCTTCTGTAGTCATAGCTTCTGCATTAGACATTACACCTGATGCATACCCAAGACTAAAGACTGCGGCCAGTACACTTACTCTAGTGACGACGCTTCTTGCCTTCGTGCTGGTGACTAGGTCTATGACTTTCATCAGTTGCGGATACTTCGCGCGGACTCTCCCTTCGCGCGTGGCTGTGTTCACGATCGTGTAAAACTCGCTTTCGGTCTTCTTGATCATCTTTATGCTTTTCATAACGCTCAAGAAGATGAAATACAAGCTTGCTAACAAGAAGCAAACCGCTAGTGTATAAGGGATATATCCAGTCATGTAAGTTAACCATCCTTCCTTCTTCCCACTGACGGACCAACGAAAGTGTAAAGGGATTTCGAGTTCTCCTGTTCCTCTACCATTAAGACTGCAATCAGTTCACATCGACCCCTAACCTGTTTACTGCCTTAATCCTTCCTCGTCGGGAAGCAAAGTGTAACAGGTACTGTTATCTAACAACCTCTCCGGTATTGCGTTTGATTTGCACTGCACGATCATCGTACAGCCTGAGCATAAGATGATCTTTCTCACTCGTTACTTCAAGCTGTCTGCCTATGTGTTTGCGCGTCCACTTCTGAATGAACTCACGTTCCTGCTTCCTATGCTGCGCAGACTGGATGCTGGCTACGCGAGCTGTAAGAATCTTAACTTTCTTACCTTGTGCCAAGAACGCCTTGGCAAGATCGACCATCTTCTCAATGGGCTCAGCAGTCTCACTGTGAGCAAGAGTACCATCAAAGTCGAAGCCTACCCAAGGCACGTCATTGGCTGCAAACATATACGTATCTTGCTCGAATGCATGACGAACTGTATCACCAATGCGTGGCACAAGGCTCCTAATCGTTGTCTGGATGATAGTCGTCGGGATCGAGTTTGCTGTCTATCCCACGAATGTCGCGAGGGCTACTTGGTACGTGTTCGTCTGCTGCCTGCAATGCTTCGCCTAGACTGAAGTCGCACTTACCTGGGTGGTCTGGCATTCTCCGGCACTGCACGTTGGCCTTGTTTCTTTTTGAACAATACTCTGCGCGACCCGTCAGCTCTCCTACTGCTTCCATGCTGTCCTCCTGGGACTAACGTTAACTGCTCCAACTTAAACCAACTGTCTAGTACGCAGTACTCATCGCCTGTTGGCTTCTCGATGATCCTTGTGACTGTGCCCATCTTACCTAGGAACAATTCATTCCTGAACTCACTTCCGAGATTGCCTATGGTGACGTAACTGCCTAGCTTGATCTTACGCATCGTCCACTCTCCTTAAATGATTTGCATAACTGACTCCCCTGCGAAGCCTACTTAGCTACGCTCTACAGAAATGGACACATCGTCACCGATGTGAGGCACAACTCCATGTCCAGGATAAGTAGTCAAGTGCAACGATACTGGATACTCGTTCCCTTGCTCGTCTTTCCAGAATCCGTACGCCCTCAGCTCTAACGTTTCTCCTTGGACATCGGTAAATGGTTGTACTTTGAGTCCTAACACCCTCAACTCCGCTGTTATCTTTTCCATACGTTCCTCCTTTGATTTTCGGCCTTAGCTCGAAATCGGGTTATGGTAAAAACTCAACAGGGGGAGTCAGTTATGCAAATCATAGCTCTCTCAACACTCCGTTCTCTAACATGCCGTGATAGCCTGGCGCCGCGATTGAACCTGCGCCGGCTGCACAAGTGACACCACCTTTACCAACTGTGATGAGCGGTGGAACACCTGTACGTACCCAGCATCTGTGAGTCCTATCATCTGGCATAGTACAATTGCTACACCTGCTATCTATCATCCACTCTGTTGGACTGCCTGCGTTATTGGGAACAATAACAACTAGCGGATCTTCAGTGTCATTGTCCCAATACATCTTTCGATAGCTGGAAGGATATCTGAACATTGCGCCTGCAGGCAAGTCACGCCGTGGCCACCAAGTAGCTGGCACGAGCTTATTTCCAAAATCGAAATAAGGAACAGGCTCCATGACTTTGTCGCCAGTCTTGATAACTGGCAGATGTACATTGCTGACATCTTCTGCCTCAGTGGCAACCTGTACCATCATTATCTCGATGAAATTCTGCCGATAGTCGGTATCTGCAAACACATAGTCACAATGGTCACATTTCGTAGGCCAGCGATCATCAAGGGGAGGCACTTCACAAGAGACATCAACGCCTACGTGCTCATAACCATCTTTCTGAGTGCGCACGAGAGGCATATAGCCAATCTGCACCATGGCATTGTGATAAAAGTTATTGTACGGGCATTTGCTTTCGCCTTGACTATAGCGCCTGGCATAAAGCAGACACCAGCTGGTCTCTTTGACGAGAAAACACTGAACAGTGCTCATACAGTCAAGCTCCTTGGATCGATGGCGATGACTGTGAAGCCACAGATCTCACGAATGTTTTTTGATATGAGTTCTAGGTACAAAGCTGAGGCAGTATCGACTTCGATGGGAGGCGGCCAAGCTAGTGGAGGCTGAGTAGGCAAGGAAAGCTGGCAAGATACTGAAGGATCGAGCAAGTCACTAATTGACAACGCCGTTCGTTTATGATCCTCTGTCATCCTTCTCCTCCAAGGCCACGTGTGTGGCAGTGCCTTCTTTGGCGTCTAGCATACTGCATACGATCTTTAAGAACTCGAACGTCGGAGCCATACGCACATTCCAACGAGCTGCTGCACGCTGTACTGCGTGAAGTTTCTTCAATGCCTTTATTAACAGACGACGATCATTACTGTGCAAATCACGTAATGCATCCGCATAAGCTTTTGCTTGCTGAACTTGTAGCTGAAGTGCTTTACCTTCTGCTATAAAGCGCTCTACATCCTTTTCACTGAACTTGATAGTCTTCTCATCTACATCAAAGCTTTCCATTACATCTCCTTAATTCTAACAATGATCCTTATTTCAATCTGAGCATGACGTCGATATAGCGAAGCTCAACTAGCATGAACCACATCTGAACTTCTTCATCTGTAGCGACCCTATTCGACAGCTTACTGCTATCAACTCTTGTCGATGCTAGCACCCAACTACGTTTCTTCTTGCTGAGTAAACTAGGAGTAAGTGCATGCTTAATGCTGAAGCCGAGTGCAGCTGCTAATGCCTCTGCAACCTTAACTTTGATTGCGCCATCAGGGTCTATCTTCTTCGCAGCAGCTTCAATAGTATCGGCGTGCTCTTCCTCAAGCTTGCTTTCGTGATCGGCAACAGCTGTCTTAGGGCTGCCATCATCTATTGACGTGTGTAACACAGCAATGTCTTCAACCTTGTGCTCCAGATTCGAGACCTTGAACATCTTCAAGTTGAAAGGATGCCCAGGGAACTCGTTCAAGTACACATACGTCTCATACTTGCCTGCCTGTACTTCCTTCACCATATACGTCTTCTCTGCTCTGAGATACGCTGCTGCAGCCTGGAAATCGAGATGCGGCACCGGATCTTGTGGTGATGCGTTCAGCTGAACAATTGATCCTGCAATCATTTGCTTTCCTTTTTGTGCCATACTGCGCTGATGTATGCGTAAACGCCTATCGCTCTGATTCCACGCAGGCGCCCACTAATGTAACCAGCTAAGTAATAGAGTCTTTTCATATATCCTCGCCACAATAGATAGTACGGATACTACCTTTTCTTGCTACGTGCACTTTGCATGATCTTGGGTGGTACATTGACCTTGGGAACCATGTGGGGATTTACTTGCATATAGTCCTCATGGCGGATGACTATGGCAAGGGACACCACCATATGCGGGCCAACCTTATCGAACAAGATGCCAGCATCAGTGTCAAAAAAGACTACATCACTGGCAGTTGTGACGCCACCAAGAGATGTGGACAAATCCATAAGCCGTTTACTTACATCATCCTCTATCTTGTGTTTTAGTTTCTGATCCACAACTGCCCTCCTTGGTTAAACTGCGTAAAGAGCACTGGCTAGATGATCGAGTGCGGAACTCAGAGCTGTGTCAATAGCGATCACTCCCGCTACATCAGGCCCTGACTCGTCGATGGTAACCTGCATAGCAGAGAGCTCCTCTATTGACACAGACACTGATCTCTGATTATCGACCAGGATTTGGTACTGCTGCGCGGTACCTTTGTTCAACATGAGTATGTCAGCAACTCCGCGAATGGCAGCTGATAGCTGAGAAGCCTCAACAAGACCTTCCCCGACTGGATCATACACGATGGATGGATTGACTCTGTTAAGAGTGACTGTGCCGTCAGTGGCAACTAACAACTGGAATTGGGCGATATACATTTTCTTTAAATGCTCCTGATTTGTTTTGAAATAAAGAGCTGCTTGCTTAAGGCAGCTCTTTTCTGCCTCTTTTTGAATACGTGAACCTTTGTGGCTTACGCGCCCGGCGCAGGTGGTGCAGCTGGTGTATTAGCTACAATTGCGGCAGTGACTGCATCAGAATGTGTCTTCATGTCAGCTGCCAAGGCCTCCAACGCATCCTTGGTTGGACTGTCTGTCAACTGTGATGCTAGGTCGGCAATCTTCGCGGCTTGGTCGAGAATGAACTGTTTCGCACTATCCTCGACGGTCTTTGTGTGAGTGATCTCATCAAGCAGAGCTTGAAATGCTGCATTCATAACTGTTGCTCCTTGTGGATTGGGGTTAGCTTGCGTTAACGTTTTGGCAATTCTGAGGCAAGTGTTTCATTACTCACCCTGAGTGCCGTGGCGGCTTGGTGTAGCTCAGCGTTAGTTATATCACCTGGTACGCTGAGCTTGGCTATGAGAGCATTGACAGCTGATGTAAGCCTGTCTATGCTACTAACCAAAGACTGATGTTGCTTCTTGCTCACATAACTGAACATGTTTAATCCTCGTCGTCTTGCTCGTTTTCCTCATTCGATGGATAGTGCCCAACAGCAGACATCAACAAGTTTAGGCGCCTATCGATATCCTGCAGCTCTGCATTTGTTTGGGCTGCATGGCCACGAATAGACTTTGGAACATCTGCTTTGGTCTCTCCGTCTGCATTGCCAATGAGAACGGCCTCAAGGAGATCCACCTTCCGAGAGATGCCAAGAGTGAGTAAGAAATTCCGCTGTGATAGATCTGTGAGCGTGATCTGCTGCTTCGCGCCGCTTAAAGCAGCAGTAGCTTTGACAAATGTTAGACCAGACCGAGGTTCTTGTGCAGAATTGTGTATGTTGACTTTAGTACTCATAGACTCCTTAGTGTGATAACTTACTGACAACACCTCACCTTTGTAGGCAAGTGTGCGCAGCTTGACTGTGGTGTAATGCTTGTACTTCTCTTTGTTGGCGCCTTCATTCACATGCCAGTCTAACAACTCTTGCCGCGTGGCGGAATTTAAATCGATCTGCCGCGGTGGCGTCAGGATGTCACGCATCATATTGAAGCGCAACACATTGCCGTCTAACTGATAGTCGTGCCCTTCTACTAGAAGCAAGCTATTCATGAACACCGTGACCTGGGACATGACTGCACCACGCCCGCCTTTGATCTCCTCCCAATGGCCACGCTGCCGTTTCTTCTTCTCACGCTTGTATCTCATCGTCATGTTCTTGAGCAACTGCTTCTTCATGGAAGTGTCTCTCCAGTCTTCCTGAGTGCTGAAGCGGGCACGTCGTACACCTTCTGTGCGAGCACTTGCCCATCATAGACACGGAGCACACAATACTTCACAGTGACTTCCACGATGTCGCCAGGCTGGAGCTCTTTGCCATTGGCGTCTTTGCAGGAGATCATGATCTTCTCATTGTCATTCGCCATCACTCACCTCCGTAAACAAGCTTGAAGATTGCGGTCTGCAACTCTTGCCGCGATGTCTCACGAATCTTGTATGTGCGGATGAGCTGTGGACCTGGATAAGCAGTTGTGAACCCTTCTGAACGTGGCTTGTAGACGACAGGCGTAACATCGTGATCAATGACTGGCCTTATCCAGATGCGTTCTGGTTCTTCGTGCCCAACTACCTCCACCATATCGTCTGAGGGATATGCAGCTGAGAGCATGAACATCTCTTCTATCTGAGGCACGTCTGTTGTAATAAGTGGTACAAAGAAGGTGTCTTGGTCTTTCACACCCTGAGGCTTCAGCCACATATTGACGTGGTCGGCGATATGGTAATCCATCCAATGACCGTAGGCTGGCGACATCTGAGAAATGAAGACAACACGCATTGGCTTATCAATGGCTGGGTAGTAGTGGCCTGCGATAAGATCTCCTTGCTTGAGCTCAGAAGCGCGCACCATATAAGGATATTCAGGCCACCTGATGGTTTGACCTGATGGCACGAAAGGCACGTGTACTGTTGCTTGCGTCATAGGCTTTGTGAGATCTTTCGCCTTGACCCATGCAAATGTGTCGGGCTGTGGCGGCGCTTCTGCCAAAAGCATCTTGGGCTTGACGATTGCAACACCTGTACCGATACCGAGCATGGCTAGAAATTTACGTCTTAGCATTGGCTGATACCTCCTGATCTGTTAGCACTTTGAGCTCGTCGAGGATTTTCGTGTACTCGTTGCTTGCATCTGTCTCATCATGCTCGCATTTCTGAAGATGCATCCTCGTAGTCATAACATTTTGCCTGGCATTCCTCACCTTCTCACGTGCATTGGTTAGCTCAGCGGACTTCTTCACAATCTCGTCGCCAATATCACTAAGCTTCGTATGTTCTTGAATCATCGCGTCCTCCTCACCTTGAATTTACTTGAACTGATGAGCCAGCACCATACCTTGTGCTACTAACGAAAGATCATCCTCATCGTAATGCTGCTTATTCTGTGCAACTATAACCTGACTGGTTAGATACTTCAACTGTGCAGGTCTGCTTGTATCAGTGAATGCTGACTTTGCAGAGACTATCATATCGCCGAACATCTTCTGTTCTGCTGCCTCCAATTCACCACGCCTGAGAAATGGTATGTTCCACGTACTGCGCATTGCTTTCCAACCAAACCTGTCAATGGCATCGCTTGACTTTTTAGGTATCCAGATCTCATGGATCATGTCTAGCGTCGGGATATTGTACAGAGCTGTGAGCAAGACTAACATCTTGAGATTGCTGCTGTAATAGCGCAACTCCATAGATGTTCTGTTCTCAAGGAAAAATGTCAGCTCTGCTTCTTCCTGTGCTGAAATGCCTGGTGGCAGCTTGATCGCCAATGCTGCATCTTGTGTGTGGCTGTTCATTTATCAGCTCCTGCAACCTTCACTGAACACACATTATTGTTCATGCAAGCTAAGACCTGCGCCAACTTGACTTGATTGTCTAACAGCGTTTTCATGGTCTGAACATCTTCTGCGTGCCTTTTGTCATTTAGTATGTCTTGCGCCTTCTGCGAGAAGTGGTTCCACACCATGTGAAATAGTAGCGCACTACTTAGCAGCAAGAACTGGAGGTACTTCGCCACTGTCTTACCAAGCCACAACCAAGTCCATTTGACTGTACCACCGTGCGAGTCAATCTCGAGATCACCATTCATAATTGTACCTCCTACATCACAGGCAGTTCTTTAGGCTGTGCGTCCTTCTTACGCCTGAGAATGAACTCGAAGCGTGCTGGGCAACCTGCTGCGCAATCAGTTGTGATCAACAAGAACATATGCGTTGGATCACCGCAGCATGAACAGGCTGTATTATTGAGATTATCTAGCTGCTCTTCTGGCAAGCCTTCTACCAAGGTGATTTCGCAGACTGGGCACGTAACTGCATAGGCGTTCTTTGGCAAACCTGGCTCAGGATCTAGCCACGTTGCCTCTACCTTTGGCAGCTTCTGTTCTTCATCTAACATACTTTCCTCCTACGCTTTATTTTCTGGGGCAAGATGCAATTCCTTACGCAACCATTCGCGCAGCTCCTCATCCGTCATCTTGGCACATTCTTCAACAGATATCTCCACCTCAATACCACCTTGTTTGGCTGTCAACTTACCTTCTCCATGATTATCGGCCATTTCTTTCCTCTCTTACCTAACAAGTTTTGATGCTGCATCTTTGTCAATGATGATGTCTGTGCTTAACACTAGATCAGCTGGGTCTATTGTCGTGGTGCCAGTCATAACTAGCTCGGTGAATTGCTTCTCAAGCTGTTGCTGGATTGACTGTGCCATTCGTTGTGCTACTTGCTGGTACATCGCATCGTTGTCCATTGTCTTTCCTTTTCTTTGGCCCTGGGTTCTTGACTAGGCTTCTCATATAGCGATAGAAGTCTTTGCCATAGAGCTCGACTACTCTTCTGCCACCACGTTCAGATCTCTCAGTGCGGAAGTCTTGTCCGTACTTAGAGGCTGTGGCGAGGCCTCCCTTCTTACCGTTACGCTTACCGGCTAGCATTCTGGGAGAGATCTGAACGACGTCTGAGAGTTTTCTGCGGGGCATGACTACTTGACGCTCCCGCAGGGAACGGGATGCTTGGTCGGTGATCCTGCAAGTGCATCTTGAACTGAGGTCTTGGGCTGGTCTTGTCCCCAGCTCTTCTGGATGGCGCTGTTAGCAACTGGTGATGGACTGGTGTGAGGTACGTTCGGAATTTGCTTTGGCATGACGTTGACTCCTTGGATGATTTTTCTTTCATCTTACAGTGCCAACTCACGGTGCATAGAACACACAAAAACGCCTACCAAATAGCAAGCTCTTTTGGTAAGCGGTTACTGACTATAATAGTAAGGTCTAGGCTACGTTTGTCAAGCCCTTTTTAGCTTCCGAAAACGTTAAAGGTAATGCTTCCACTATCTATAATGGCATGATGAACTGAGCTTCCTACAAGAGTTACCTAATTTGCTGATGAGGATCGAAGTCCAAATAGGCAATCAAAAACGGGATGTGCTCGTCACTAACTTCTTCTGGTAAGCACCTTCCATGATCGACTTGATACAGAAGTGAATGAAAGAATGCATTGTATCCTTGATAGCAAGCACCACATTTACATTTAGACATAATCTCCTCTTTAGTTTAACAAGAAGTACATTAAGCAAAGCGTGATCACATGCACACCTGAACCACACAGGACTAACTCAGCAGAGACCATCAGATACTCGATACGTCGAAATACATCTTCTTCCTCAAGCACTAAGCAAGCGACTCGGTAAAGATGGAAAACAACAGCAACAGTAAAGCCAACACTGTTGAACAGCAATACAACTAAGAGGGCATGCATACTATTTCTTTCTCTTATGTGTCTTCTTTGGGTAGCAAGCACAACTGCGACCACAGCCTGGACAATTCTTGACATGCAGCTCAGGGCAGTTTGCTGGAGTATGCTTCTTGACTTTTCGTGGGCGGCTAGAGGGACAAGGATCATCTACCTCTACCTTTGAAACGTAAATATCAATGCCATCTGGTGTCAAGTCGATTCTATTGATGGTGTAACCAGTCAACAAAGATGTTGGAGAGGCTGATAAGCCCGTCCACATCCTACCTGGCTTTTCAACAACGCCAACAGCATTGGTCAACTCGTCACCTTTGAGTATTTCTTCGCAAATGTACGTATGACCTGTACTATAGCGGAAGATTCTGAGTTTAGGCTCAGGCATAGCAACCTCCTTACGCCTCATTGAAATTCACTGTCAGCACACGCGGCTGCTCCGTATCTGCAACTGGGATCGTGTGATGCAACACCCACACAAAACTACCATGCGGGTACTTGTCAAAGAATTCTACATCTTGCTCATCGAGAATGTAATGCTGCTTACATGCTGCATGAGCTTGTGATTCTTCACTCACAAAGTCGGAGATATAGAAATGATCATACTCTCCTTGTTCCTGCTTGGCGACAATGAGCTGGACTACTGCTTCGACGTCTGCTGCGATAGCAACGATAGCACCACCACAATACTCCCAATCTTTCGATGGCTCAAAGATGTACAAATTCATAACACCTCACACGCCATGCGTGTATGCATAGGTCAAAATGATCTTGCCATCGTCAGGACTTGCACTGACTTTGAGTGTCTCAGATTTTCCATAGCAGACACTGTCTATTGGATCATAGTCACCGGCTGATATGACTACAGGACTGCACTCACCGAAATGCCGCTGGAAGACTGGAAGCATTGCCTGCGCTATTTCACTATGCACCAGATTATTAGGGAAGATAATAGGCACCTTGAACTGAATACTACCAATGGTGATACTGAACATGATGTACTTCATTTCATTTCCTTTACTGAGCGCCTATTGCTCTGCTGCTTCGTCATTGTCTGAGACACAAACACTTTTGCCTTCCAAATCCTAATGGTAGCATACAACATAATGGATGGAAACAACCAGCCAATAAAGAAATTTGGATTCAACGGCCATCCGCGAACTGCACCAAAGACTAAGACACTACTCATCAACAAACAAAGCACTAAAGTTAGATATCTCATTTCATTTCCTTACTGGCGAAGCCGTAGACAGCGCCTACAAAGAATGTACCACAAAGAACTAAGTCAACGACGATATCTGCTGACCAATGTAGTTGCATAGCATGAGACTTACACACGACATAGGCTGCTGCATAGCCGAGAAACATCATGTTTGCACAAAGGAATAATGCTTTGAAGTATTTCATTTCTTTTCATCCTTCTTAGGAATGTTTACCTGAGCGATGGTCTCTTCTGTCTCTTTTTTATTCGCGGCGTTTTTTCTATCTGCTAACTCTTCAGCTTCACTAAGACTGAGACCAGTAGCTTCAAAATTCTGTTTGCGCACATCCCATACATCATACTCACCGCCACCATATCTAGATGACTGTACTAAGTAACGCATAAAAGGTTTGCTCCTACATCAACTACATAGCATTAGCAGGCAACTTTCCATCCTCACTAATTAAGACTTTATAACCTTTTGCTTCCCACCACTTGGCATTTTCCTCAAGTGTGTCATTATTTAAAATAGCAACAGGCGTCCATTCAGGTTGCTTCTCTTCGTGCTTTACCCACAACTTTGATTTTTTATGATCTCTTACCTGTTCAGCCATTACTTCCTCCTCTGCGTGGGCTGGGTCACAGCCGCGACGCTTTCTTGCAAATGTCAAAATACCAACATGCACCGCTGGGGAAATAGAAAATGAATCTCCAGCCAACATGAGTACGGAATTTACCCTTGGCGTCATGGCCTTCGAGCGTCACCAGAACTAGCTTTGGCCCTCGCCGCGTTTCTCCATTCCACGGCTGCCCCTTTTTCTCAGTGCCATGCTTATTGGTCGCCGCCTTATCGAAGTAAAATCGCCGCCACTTGCTCACATCGCCCTCCCCTGCTGCTTCGGCTCAGAATTTAGACTCTTTGGCAATTATCGCCATTGCCTTCTTCGTAAGATCATGCAGAAAGTTTTGATATTTCCCCGGTTCATCCTCATCTTCCGCGTAATCCAACATGCCCTCAAAGTCTCCACATTGGCGAATAAAGGCGGCACAGCGCTCGATGATGTCAACGCTTGATCCACGCTGAGTTAAATGTAAATCCGTATAGTGTGTATCATCTGCCATTTATGACTCTCCTGCTCCCGCTCTGGCAACGATCCCTGGCCCTGCATTTTCCACGGCCAAGCTAGACATCTCTGTTTTGTGCTGCTAGCCAGTGCTCTGTTGTGCTTTGGTTGGGTTTAGACGCAGTCGCAGCGTCTTCCACAGGGATTGGAGCCTTAAACTTAGGCGGAAGCTTTATAGGCTCAATATCGCCAGGTTTGAATACGAACACTGGAAGCTCTGCATTCTGTGCGCGCGTGATCAAATCCTCAGTGATCCCTTTACCTGTCGCTGTATCGAAGATGTAAAACTTCATACAAAGCTCAGCAATAGTCGCATTCCTGCATTTAAACACTTGAGCCATTCTCGCAGCAGGCATCTCTCCAAATATCCTTGTAGAGACATCAACTAGCTTGAACTTATCTTTGTCACGTAGGCAACGATCTTTGACAAAGCAACCAACACCCTTATCTGTGGCTGCAGTAACTATGACAAGTGCGGAACCGTAGATCTGATTCAACGTAGTAAGTAACTTGTTAACTAGGTCAATATCACGCGCCTCTACACGTTCCCGCGCACCATAAATGCAGATGTACATTATTTCACCTTCTTCCTTTTCTGTGTCTGATGGATCTCCATATCTGTAGCACATTGGAGTGCGCAAATGATCTGTTCATCATTCATAGTGTTTAAACCAAGAGATATACGCTTGATGCACCAACCACGAATAGTATCTGGTGCTGCTCTATCACGTGCGAGCAGAACAAACATCATCTCATCATCATCAGCCTTATTGAGATAACTTGTCCTGACGGCACACTCATCTCGTTTTAACATATCTCCACTCACCTTTCTCAGTTGGCCCTGGCACTCAATTCTAAAGCTTCAAGCGTCTTCTCTAGCAGCACAAAAGGCCAGCGGATTCTGGACTCCTTCGGCATCACACTCAATGCTTCCTTCTGTGCTTTCAGTTGCTCTAAAATTTCATTTGGTTTCTCCTTCAGTTGGTTGTGTGGCCCCGGTTGACTCGTGCCAGATAAATTCACCTCTCAAGTGTGAACCGTCAACTGTTTTATGCCCATCCGGCAATTCGCACTGTATTTTCTTATTGTACGGATGAAGCGATTGACAACGCCGCTGGTCCGCGCTCCCCTCTGCTGCGGGCTGGGCCGGGGTGTTGTGAACCGCGACCATCCAACCGTCTTGCCGTAACTTCTCCAGCAGCCCGCTCAGTTCACTCCGCAGCACGGCCAACGCCATCTCCTCTGCTGAATCCTCCGATACGCAGCTTGCAGCTAATAGCATGTCGCTTGTAATGCGCCTCAGTCGTGACTCATAGGGGCTCGACGGGGTCTCTGCGGGTACGCCACCACGGGCATACTCCTCAAGCAAGGGGCCTAGCTGTGTCGATGAATAGTTGCGACTGTCCGCGAATCCGCGACGTGCCAGGAACTGCTCTCCTGTGATGTTGACTTCGGGTGTGCCACGGAAGAACTGGGCGAAGTCAGGCAGCCACGCACTTATAACGGAATACTCGCAATCCCAGCATTTAGCTACCAGAGAATTACCGGGCAGATTGATACCGCTCGCTATTTTCCCGCCGCACTTTGGGCAACTCGGCTGCGCGCTCGGCCCTGCCACCTGGGGTGCGGGGAAGTGGTGGAGACGCCAATGGGTCGCATAAGTCTCAAGATACGCAATCACTACGGATACTTTATCTTCTTCGGTTTGATCTAGTATCCCTTTGAGTAAGCCAATAGCTACTTTCTTGGCAATTGACGGCGGCGCCATACTACCTCCCTAGTCTAACTAGCCTACTAATTATGTTCTGGTGAATCAAATACGGTGACTTGAGATAGCATTTCGTACACTGATCTTTGGTAGCGCGTGTCATATGACTCTCCCGCATTTCTTGGACGCGCTCGCTAGACCAGATCTCGGCAAGCGACTGCTCATACAGGTTGCCGTAATAGTTGATCTCGTCTTTCTTTGGCTCGAAGATGAAGCAACACGATGTCACATCACCATTCTGCGCCACAGAGACTGTTGTCCATGGATTGATGCACAGACTGGTATTCCTTTCGCGAGTACCTGGGGCTACACGGCCTTGCATCTCTGAGAAGCAATCGCCTGTGGTTCTGATCTCGGCGTATTTGTCCCAGCCTTTCAATATCATCATATCTTGCAGCTGTTCTACATTACCAGAGCCTTTCACGAGATCGGTGACAACAAGCTGTAGCTCGATGAATGGAACTGTTGTCGGATACCCGTGACTGGCGCGCAACGCAACGAGCTCAAAGAAGTAGTCAAGATTTTCTATCAGGCGTTCTACCTTAGCAGGATAGCGCATCTTGTGATAGATCTCAGGGTCGAGAGAATCGACTGAGATAGTCAAGGCATCCAACATCATAAGATCACGGGCTACATCACCTTTACGCCCGCGTGGTGCCTTCATGTTCAGTCCGTGAGTGGACAAACCAACCAGCACACCGATATCATCTTTGAGAAACGCAATGATTTCTCCTAGATGTGGATGTAGCGTAGGTTCACCAGACATCTGCAACTCGATGTAGGCTGAGCCTTGAAAGTCGCCACGCTCTTTCATGAGCAGCAACAACTTCATATTGAGCAACTGATCTGGCCGCGTTACATCTGTTGTGCGCAGGCACATCGGACATTTCAGATTGCAGGCTGAGCTAGCCTCGATCTGATAGATGGCGGGAAGCTTCTTGAACTCCTGGCCAACGTTGTGTTCAAACGTCTCATGCTGCTGACCGATAATAGGAAAATTATCCACGAAAATGTCTCCTCTGCCACCGACGGAATCTAATGGCATTGTTGTACTTCTTGAACCGTGCAAGATACCCTAAAGAATCTTTCAACTGCGTTGCACTAAAACTTCCAGCAACATACATGTTGACCATTCTATTTTCTCGCTGTGTAAGAGCACGCGGTCTGATCATTACCTGGCTAACCTCCTAGGTCTTCAG